TAAACCTTGTGTCCAACCCGGGTGTGGAATAACTTTATCTGCACCACCTATTTTAAATTCATTCTGTAATATATCATAAACAACTTCATGTAAATACCTTTTTTCAGTAGTCCAATCTTCATTAAAAGATATATCAAATATTTCAGAATCTTCTTTAACCCATCCTATAACAGTTGCAATTGGTGTAGCAGCTATTCGTTCTAAATTATCATGAACAGCAACACCTTCTGGAAATCTTCTTAATATTATAAGTCTATTTAAAGGATATACACCCAAATCTCTTAAATATGTGAAATATGATGGTTTTAATCTTTTTGAACCAGTTTGAAAGTGTGTATCTTTCAATAAAGAAATATATGGATTTGTGTCATCACTATCATTATCATATATTTTCTCTTTAATATAATTTTGTATTTGTCCAGGTTGTGAATTGAAATAATTCAAATCCTTATAAACAGTATAGTTATTTGAATTTGGCTTAACCTCACCCCATAAAGTATTTTCATTAGAAACTTGTGATGCATCTAAATCTAAAAATTTATTACTTTTAATAGTTTTATTAAAAAGAAAACTCATTTCATTATACATCTTGATAAATATTTTAATTTTTATAATAATATTAGAATTATTGTTCATGTTTATATATTAAAATAATATACTTCAAATATTTTATTTTTATATATAGTTAAAAACTAATATGAAATATAATGAAATATTTAAAAACTTTTGAAACGTATACAGAAGTGTTAAATGAAGCAGGTATTTTTGATTTTTTAAAAAAACTATTTAATATGATGTTTCAAGGTATAGATAAAATCTACACAGAACAAACTCAAAGAGTTTTTAAAGATATCGAAAACAAGAGAAAACCAAAAGAAGTTTTTGATATTTTAAAAAGATTTATTATAATAAGTAAAGAAAATTTTACTAAAGATTTAGAAAACGTTAGTGATTTAATTAAACTTAGGGATGCTTCTTATTCAAATATTATAAGTTTATATTCAGCATTTACTACGGCATCAAAAAAATTATCAAACACTAAAATATCTTTTAGTGAAATATTTGGTGATAATCCTCCAAAAGGTTTTAAAAAAATATTTGATCAAAAAGATGATAAAAAAAGAATAGAATATATTAAAGGTTTTACAGATTCTTTAATTGAAAATTTAGGTAGTGATTTAAATATTGAGAATTTTTCTATATTAAAAAATCCAATAGGTTTTAAAGAAAACGAAAAAGATGCTAATGTTAGTGGTGAAACATCAAAAAATGAAGTAACACAAGATCAAATAAACAATTTAAGAGATATTTTAAAACAATGGTTTGATTCTAATATTTATAATAAAATAACAAAAAATATTGGAGAAATATCTAAAGAATCTTTAAATGTTAATGCTGACGATTTAGATGAAATTGTAAATAATATTAAAAACACAAAAAATAAAGAAGGTGTTAAAAAAATATTACAAGCAATAGCTAATTTAGAAGACCCCAAAAAATATGCAGCAGTTAGAGATAAATTATCAGAATTAGGAATTATTGATGAAAATGATATTAATACATTTTAAATGAAAAAAGCCACTTTAATGTGGCTTTTTAAATTAATTCTTAGGTTTAGTTGTTTTATTCTTCTTTGTAGTAGAAGTTTTAGATTTAGGTTTAGCTTTTTGTGGTGATTTTACAATCTTAGGTTTTGGTGAAGTAACAACTTTATTATTACTTATTTCTTTACCTTCTTCAAGAACCGTAGTTTTTACCTTCTTAACTACTTTTTTACTTTTTTCTTTATTGATGGCATCATTTTTAATTTCTTTAAGTGTGTTATCAACAAATTCTTTAGTACTTTCTAAAGATTGTGTTTTCCATTCATTACCAATTATTTCTGTAGTTTCATCTGGTACAGATGCCGTTTCTTTCTTTTTATTTATAAAAAACATAAAACCAGCAACAATCAAAAGAACACTAATTAAACTAAATGCTATTATACTTTCCATTTTTATAAAAATTATTTTTTATTTATATACAATATTTATTAAAATGTTTAAAAAATTATTAAAAAATTTCAAGAGATTTTATTTTTTCTTGTCTAATTATATTTTTTCTTAATGAATTTAGATACTTAAAAAAATCATTATAATATATAAAATTATATCTATCCTTTAATATGAAAAAATCATCTTCAAATGGAGAAGAAATTACTAAATCTATTGTCTTTAATAAATTATTTAATACGTTATCATCATAACCAACAATAATAAATTTATCATTTTTATAAACATTAAATTGATAATTAGATTTATTAATATAATTATTTATAAAAAATATATTTTTATCTTCATCTTTTCTTCTATAACTATAAATATCTGAAACATATTCAATATCATTATTATAATTATATAAATCTTTATATAAAGATGATACGAGTTTTCTATTTATATAATTATCATTAAGTAGAAAAAATATAGAATCATACTTTAATAATTCTTTAAATACACTATTATTTATTAACATAAAAAATTATTTTAAATGGTCTAAAACCGAAATTAATTTAGGACTTATTCTTTTAATTGCTTCTTCTTTAGATAAAAATCCAGCCCAATCAACTTCTTCTACTTGAAGATTTTGAAAAGGTATAACATCGAAATCATTATATTCTAAATTAACAATATAGTAATAAATTTTTTTATATATTTTATTATGTTTATCTCTATAACATATTAGATATTCTTCATTATCTTTTATTTGATTTTTATCTATAAATAAACCAACTTCTTCAAATGTTTCTCTAATTGCTGCATCTAAAACAGTTTCGTTTTCTTCAATCATACCTTTTGGTATACTAAAAGAATGAATCCAAGGGTGTTTTGTTGGATGTACTAATAAAATCTTATTGTCATAAATAATAACTAAACCTGCTGATCTCTTCATATAATATTAAGAATGTATTTTTTCAAATATACTTATAGTTTTTAACATAACCAAAATATAATCTATATATTTATAATTAAAAATATTTTTTGTTTTATTTGTTAATATAACAAAAAAATATTATTTTTATTAAAAATATTTAAAAGCTATGAAAGATAAAGATTTTTTATTAGATTTAATTAACACACCAAGTCCAGTTATGTATGAATCAAAACTTCAAAAATTCTGGAGTGATTACATTAAAAATTATGTTGATTATGTTAAGGAAGATAATTATGGTAATACATATGGTGTAATAAAATCGAAAATATACCCAACAAAAGAACCATTTAAAGTTCTTATTGATGCTCACATAGATGAAATATCTTATGTTGTTAATCATATAGATGATAATGGTTTAATTCACCCAATAAAAAATGGTGGAAGTGATATTCAACTTGCTTTATCAAAAGATATTACTATTTTAACTAAAAATGGTGAAGTTGATGGTGTTTTTGGTTGGATACCTATTCATTTAAAAAGAGATGGTGATGCATCCATTAAACCAGAAGCAAAAAATTTATTTATTGATATTGGTGCAACATCTAAAGAAGAAGTAATAAATATGGGTGTTGAAATAGGTGATCCTATTATTTATAATGTAAAAGCAAGATTTTTAAATGATAAATTTTTAGTTGGTAAATCATTAGATGATAAAATTGGTAGTTATATTAACACTATGGTAGTTAAAAAAATATTTGAAAATAAAAAACAACTACCATATGATCTATATATTTTAAATAGTGTACAAGAAGAAGTTGGTGGATTTGGTATACAAATAGCAACAAAAAACATTCAACCTGATGTTGCAATTATATTTGATGTATTTTTTGATTCAACAAATCCTTTGGTAAGTTCCAAAAAAATGTTGGGTTGTGATGCAAAACTTGGTGATGGTGCAATTTTAACAAATAGTACCTGTGTTCAAAAAAATCTTTTAAATTTATTTAAAGAAACAGCAAGTGTAAATAATATAAAATATAAAAATGCAATATCAACTGGTAATGGTGGTACTAATGCAGATAAAGCTTTTTTAAATAACATACCAACTGCTTTAATATCTATACCATTAAAATATATGCACACAACAGTTGAAATGATTAATATGGATGATGTTGAAGAAGCCATAAATTTAATTTATAACACACTTTTAGAAATAGATTATAAACAAGATTTTAGATATTTAAAATTATAATTTATGAACACCGATATATCACCAGTAATTTATTCAGCTATAGAAATCTTAAAAAAATCATTTGGTGGTACTAATATAGAATTAGTTAGTTTTGCAATGTATCGAAATTCTAATAATCAATTAGGTGTTTTAATTAGAGTTGAAGGTATTTTATCATTTTTAGGTTGTGAAAGTAATGCAGAAGATATATGTACATATGGAATTAAAATAGCTGAACAATATGTTTTTAACATTTCAAAAGAAAGTGATTATATTAATAAAATGAAAAGAAAAATAAGAATTAAAAAAATAAATGAAATAGATATAAAAAATCATATTTTGAAAAATTTATATCAAATCACAGTAAAGTATTATTAGATTTATTAATTAAATATATTTTACAATATGAATATAAAATAAAAATTGATGAAATTATAGATGAAATACCAACGGTTACAGCTAATTTAATAGAAATAGAAAAAATGGCGATATAATTTCTTATACCGCCACATCACAATCAAAACTTAAACTAAATAATCACATATTAGAAAACAACTTCACCTAAATTTTTTTTGTTAAATTCTACCTTCTTCTTGTTCACTATAGTAAATGTTATAACACTATCACCATCTTTACATTCAGAATTGATTTCATCACCAGAGTTAACTTTCTTACTCAAAACCATCAAAGATACTTCATCTTCAACAAGATGTTGAATAGTTCTCTTAATCGGCCTTGCACCCATTTTTGCATCCCAACCCTTTTTGAAAATTAAATCTTTAACAGACTCTGAAAAGTTTATGGTAACATCATTTGTATCAAGTAACAACTTTGAGAAATTGTTCAATTCGATATCAATAATACCCTTAACATCCTTTTCAGTTAAAGAGTTGAATTTAATGATATCATCAATCCTATTCAAAAACTCAGGTGAAAATTTACTTTTCAACTCTTTATCAACAATAGATTGTGATTTATCATTATCTTGTGAATTAAAACCAATTGAAGTTCCAAATTCAACAGCTTTTTTACTTCCGATGTTTGAAGTCATGATAATAACAGTATTTTTGAAATTAACTGTCCTACCTTGACTATCAGTTAGAACACCATCATCAAATATTTGAAGAAGAATATTCCAAACATCTGCATGAGCTTTTTCAATCTCATCCAAAAGGATAATACTATACGGTTTTCGTCTTACTTTTTCTGTAAGCTGACCACCTTCTTCATAACCCACATACCCAGGTGATGCACCAATCAATCTCGAAACTGATTGTTTTTCCATATATTCACTCATATCAACACGAATATAATCATCTTCTGAATTGAAAAGATTCTTTGATAACAACTTAGTCAAATAAGTTTTACCAACACCAGTTTGGCCTAAAAACAAGAATACACCAATAGGTTTTTTACTATTACCAAGACCAGCCTTATTTCTAATAAGAGCTTTTGTTATCTTATCAACAGACTCATCTTGTCCAACAAAAACAGACTTGATGTTCTTTTCAAGTTGAATAAACTTATCAATTTCGTTTTCCGTAATATTCTTTGATGGAATATTAGTCATAACTGATGTTACTTCAAAAACATCTTCTTTTGTAACAGCTATTTTATTTTCTTTAAGCTTACCCATGAGTTCATCAACTTCTTTCTGAACCACTTTTTCTTTTTGTTTTGTGGCTGCAGCTTTTTCAAACAATTGTTCTTCAACATACTTGATTTTTTGATTTTTCAAATCTTCAAGTTCCTTTTCTTTCTGAAGAAGTTCTTCTGATTTAATCCTTCTGATTTTGGCATAAGAACCAACTTCATCCATAATATCTATGGCCTTATCAGGAAATTTTCTCTCGTTCATATAACGATTTGACAAAGATAAAAACTCACTCATAACGTCATCTGAATAAACGACACCATGAAAATCTTCATATTTATTTTTCAAACTATAAAGAATTTTCTTAGTTTCATCCATTGTAGGTTCATTAATAATAACCTTCTGAAATCTTCTTTCCAATGCACCATCTTTTTCAATCTGACGATATTCCTTCATGGTTGTTGAACCAATACAAGAAAATTCACCTCTTGATAGTGCAGGTTTCAAAATATTAGCAGCATCCAAAGCACCTTGTGAAGAACCAGCACCAACAATTGTATGAATTTCATCAATATAAACAATAAAATTTTTATCCTTGATGATTTCATCAATAATTTTCTTAATTCTTTCTTCAAATTCGCCTCTGAATTTAGTTCCAGCTACAATTGAATTCATATCCATAACAAGAATTTTCTTATCAATGAGATATTCATTAACATCACCATTAACAATTCTTTGTGCAAGACCTTCAATAATAGCAGTCTTTCCAACACCTGCTTCACCAATAAGAACAGGATTGTTCTTTTTACGTCTTGAAAGAATTTGTTCAATTCTTTGCATTTCTTTCTCTCTACCAATAATGGGATCAAGTTTACCTTCTTTTGCTTTATCATTCAAATTAATGCAAAATTTATCAAGAATGGTCTGTTTACCCTTATTTGATGACTTACTGTCAACATTTCCATCTGGTGTTAAAGAACCATTATCAGAATCTTCTTTTGTTATTTTGTCAATAACAATCTCAATATCAGCAACCTTGATATTTTCTATGGAATTCGCCCTTACTATTGCAAGTAAAAGATGTTCTGATTTAATCACCTTAGAAGACAGTCTTACTGCTTCAAGTTCAGATTGTTTAAGAATATTTTCAGTAAAAGATGTCACTTTATAAGATTCCTGAAGTTCCACACCAATATCAGGTAAATCTACATTTGGTCTTAAATTTAAATATTCCAAAGCTCTATAAGCTGTACTTTCAGGTGTCATCATGATACCTTTAAGCAAATTCGCTGGTTGAACAAGACCATCTGATGATCTCTTAGCGTTCTCAATAATTTTTTTGTAATTCTCAGAATAATTTAGCATATGTATATAATTTAATTTATGATTTACAATTCCACCGTAGCTTCAATATTCATATTATTTAAAGCTTTTTTCATATTGTTCATTTGTTCAAGTGAACCAGTTTTTGCAACAGCTTTACCATTAATATGAGCTTCCATCATTATTGATGATGCTTCTTCTGGTGACAGTTTACATATAGCCACTAAACTCAATACAACATGAAGCATATCATTAACATGATCATTATGTATTAATAATTTATAGGTATCTTCTGTCACATTTTCAAAACCAAAATCATTTAAGATAGATGGTTTTACTGTTGTTGTGTCGTTATCATTCATATTTTAAAGATTAAATATTTTATCTTGCAAATATATAAATAAATTTCTTAAAATAAAAATATTTATTAAAAAAATTATAAAGTTTTTTGTATATGTCTAAGAATGATGACTTTTTCAAAGTCTTCTTTTTTTATAAAATATTCAATCATCAAATCTAATTCAGGATATTCATTTGTATCAAGTTTTTTAAATAAAACATTTTTAACATCATAATTAAAATCAACAATCAATTGATATAATTCGTCATAAGTTTTAAAACTTTTAACAATTTCTTTTATTTTTTCCATGATTTTTTAAATATTATGATGAGGTATATTAATATTTTTATAATGTATTGTTTTTTCTATCATCAACTAAAATATAAATATCTTTATCACGCATTTTATATTTTTTATATAATTCACTATAAATACTATAATCATATGTAACAGTATTATATATTTTATCATAACAACAAACAATATGATGTTTATTTTTATAATAAATTATATTATTTTCTTCATATTGTTTTAAATTAGAAAAAGTTTCGTGGAGAAACTTTTCTTCTGGTTTCATTCTTGCTAATTTAATTTTTTCTATATCTTTATCCAATTGGTTCTTCATCAATATTTTTTCTAATTATCATATTTTCATCAATATCTAACAATTCTCTATTAAAATATCTAAAATTAGCACCAGTTAAATACCAACATTTTTCAGAACTATCCCATTTTGAAACTTCCCAACCTTTACCAGTTCTAACCCAATAATAACCTGTTTTTCTTTCCATAATATTTAATTTATTTATCAAATATTTCTTTTAATTTGTGGAAATAATGTATTCATATTACAAATATAAAAAGAATTATTTTATTTTCCAATTTTTATGTTCTAAATATTTTTTATAATATGTTACCATTTTTTCAATCATAGCATTAATATCATATGTTTTGTGGTCTAAATCAAATACTAAATTCTTATTAATAGATATTTTTATGTTTGAAATTTTATTTATATTAAGTGTATATGTGGCTATTATTTCATCATTGTTTGACATAATTATATCCAATTTACTATATTTTAATGCTGATATATCCAATTTATTTAAAATACCAGTAATTTTTAAAACTCTTAAATTTCTAATCTTTCTTTTTTTAATTAATAATGTAAATCTATTAATTATATCTTTTATTATTTCATCATCTTTATTTTCAACATCAACTATAATTTCTTTTGGTTGATATTGTTTATTACCAGTATCTCCAGATAAACTATCATTTTGTTTATTTTCTGTATTCCCTGACATATTACTACTTTTTAATATTTGTATATCGTCACCCATATTAGAAATATTTTCAAATATAGATTCATATATGTAACTATTATAATCATCTACATCAGGACTAATTCTTTTAATTATAATATCACTTTCTTCAAATATCACATTTGGTATTTTTTTCCAATTATAACCACCACCTGTTTCATAAGTATAAGGTGAAACATCTATAATATAAACACCATCATCCATTTTAGCAACAGTGTAAACATGTTGTTCATCAATTTCTTGTGATACTGTTGTACATTCTATATCATTTTCAATTAAAACAGAACAAATTTTTTCTGCTATATCTTGACAAATACCACCTGAACCTAACATCACATCAATACCATTTTCATCTTGTTTCCAATTACTATAAACATCTTGTATTTCAGGTAAAATTTTTTTTCTTGCAAGAAGTCTTAATAATTTTTCTGAATAATTATTTGATTCTAATAATGAAAATTTTTGTATATTCATATCTACATATTGTTTTATATTTTGTATATATTATTTTTAATATATAATAAAAAATAATTTTTGGAAAATGAAATACATTAAAAAATTTGAATCATTTAATATTAATGAACAATATGATAGTAAAGAAGAATTTTTATCTTTTATGGAAATATTAACAAATGAATATCCAAACGAAGAATGGAGTTTTATTTTATCAACATTACAAAATGATGAAGAAAGTTCTGATTTAGAAATAAAAGATTATTTAATAAGTAATGGTGTTGATGATATATTAACAGATAAACTTATTTCTAAAAGACAATATTTTTTTAATTTTGATTATACAAAAGATTTAACTATTTAATATTTGTTTTAATTTTTTATACCTTATATATGTAATACTATTATACACTTCAATGTTATTATATATTTCTTTTAAATCTAAAAAGAAAAAATTATTAAATACTGTTGTGTGTACATAATATTCAGCAATATTCAAATCTTTAAATGTTTTTCCATCACTTTTACACATAAATAATAAATTTTCTCCTATTAAAAGATTCTTAACACTTAAATCAAGTTTAAAATGTCTTTCACAATCTATATTATTTTTAATAAGATATTCATTTAAAGTCATTTAAATGTTATGTTTTTTATTTAAATAATTTTTAAGTGGTAAAAATAAATTTGATGGAATTTCACCTAATGAAAACCAATTCCAGTTATCACACTTATCTGGTTCTACAATTTTAGCTTCTAAATATTCATCAATAAATAAAGTATAAACTAATGTTATATAATGTCTATCAGATTCAAAAAATATATTATTTACAAACATATCTTCTTTGATTAAATGTACGTAAGGATTTAAATCAATACCAGTTTCCTCTAATGTTTCTCTAATTACACAATTAATTGGAGATTCATATTTTTCAAGATGACCACCAGGTACTGACCAAGTATCATAACCATGTTTACCTATTCTATGACCTAAAAGAATTTTATTTTCTTTATTATATATAGCAATAGCTACTCCAACTCTTGGGTGTTTAAATTCTTCCATAATTTTACAACCAATTTACTTTAACTTTCCAAATAGCTACTCTTTTTTTCCTGTGGCTATCTATTTTCATAAAAATTCTAAAACAAATATAACAATTTGAATAATCATTATTTTTTATTCTTTTATTATCATATGTTTCATATGTATATGTAACCCAAAAACTATTTATAGTGTACATTAAATCCTTTTTCTGAAAACCAGAATTTGATTTATAAGGATTATGTTTAAATGTTTTTAATAAGGATTCTAAACAATCATCAATTTGTGAAGATTTATCATCGTTTAATGTTTCAGTTAAAATGAAACTATTAATAACATTATAATATTTATTATTAATATGTGGATTATTTAACATCTGCTTAATAGCAGTTTTTTTGAAATAAATTAACATTCTTTCAAAATGTTTAACTGAACAAATTCTTTTTTTTATCATAGTTTTTAGTCTTTAAATATTTCGTACAATTTATCTATTCTATTCTTTCTTACTTCTTTTTCTTCTAATAATGATTGATATTTACTATAATCTATAATATAATTATTAGATGTTTCTGCTGTTGAATCTAAACAAGAATCTACATATGTTTTTGTAATAACATCATCAAAATCATATGTAATATTTAGTTTTTGATTTAAACCTTTATTCATATTTTTTATTTTTTATATACTAAAAAATAAAAAAAGTTGAAAAATTTATTCTAATATTTCTTTTATTTTTGAAGTTCTCTCTGCTCTTAATCTTTTTATTTTCTCTTCGTGTGTTTCAAATGAATATTTTATGATAACATTTTTATCTTTTTCCCATATGAAATTTTTCGCATCTTCTAAATTTCTGAAATAAAAACCATTCGTATAGTAAAAATTTTTAAATTTATCAAAATATATCTCATTATCTCTCATTTTGTGTATAATTTATTGACCTAAAATTTTTAATTTATTTGAAGACATTAAAAAATCAATTTTTTCTGAATCAATATCTTTCAAAAATTCAGCCAACTCATTATTCACTTGTATGAAAGTTTGTTTTATTCTTTCACAAAATTGTTCTCGTTCTTCTGTCCAATCTATAATAGAATATCTTTTCTCAAAATCTTCTACACTTTCATTAAGATTTGGTATCGGTAAAAACAAATCTTCTCTTTCTTTAAAATGAGAATTGTATAATTGAACAGATGCCATAGGTGAGGCGTATCCGATTTTTGTGATGTAACGTTTTTCAACTTTTCTATTTAGAAGATTTGAAAATTTATCTGTCATCACTTCATATCCAATAAAATATCTAAACGTTTGATTAATTCTTTCACCAGTATAAGCACAATTTAATCCGTTTGTAGTGTGTTCATTACTATGATTAAAAGAAATAAATATTTTCTTTTTCATACTCTCAGTTTGAACTGAATGTTTATCAACTAATAGAGTTGTTAATTCATTAAAATAATCTCTAAGAGAAGATAACAATATTGAAGTTTGAGTTTTTTGAAATTTTCTCCTAACTATACTTTTAGGAAATAAACCACTTACATTACGATTATTAATATCATATTTAGTTTTAAAACGTGGTTCACTATCAGCAAGTTCATCGAACATAAAATCAGGTATAATTGCTTTATATTCAATTTCATCTCCAGCAGTTGAATTTTCTTCAACATTAGATTCAACAATAAAATCAACCCATTCTATTTTTTGGAAATCTTTAGTTGGTATTGGAAATTTAGCTTTAAATTTCATAACAATATATTTTGGTGTAAATATAATAAATATTTTTGAAATAAAAAAATAACCCGTAACCCCGATTCTGTTCTATCCATACATTTATCTTCGCCCAAACCTTGTTATTATCGAATAGCTCACCTTCTTAAACTGTTTCTGGTTGCATCCTTTTCAGTACAAACGATTTTTAAATCTCCTGAATTAAGCTATGATGTCGGGAGTTTCCTCTGTTTACACAGCGTATGGTCGATTATATTTTTTATAACAAAAATTCCTTTTTTATAATATAATCATTATTTTTAACGTCAAAGATATCATTTATTTTATCAATACGCAACTGTTTTAAATTTTTATTATTAATATATTGAATATCTGTGAAATCATATTTAACTTCTAAATTTTTTTCATCATTTGAATTATAATCAAAATTTAAAAAATTTAAATATCCAATAAATTTAAAATTGTTAAATTTAAGATTAAAAACGTTTTCTCCTTTTTTATTTTGAATATTTATTTTAAAATCAATAATTTCTCCAATATGTTTATTTATTATTTCAAATGATTTATCAAATTCAAAAAAAATCATTTTATTATTATATATTCCTAATATATTATTTCTTAATAAATTATTTTTATTATCTATATTAGTAGATATTTCAAATAATGAATTATAAATAATATCAATATTATTAAATTTACCTCCAAAATGTGGTAGTGCCATATTATTATAATTCTTTTTGTAATAAATAATAAGCTGTATATAATAAAGGAACAACAGCACCATCAATATTTTTACTCCTAACACATTCAGCTTGCGCTTCTAATTCTGAACCATCACCTTTTGCAACTTCTCTTTTCATATCAGTAAGATTAACTGAAAAATAATAATAAACTGTATCTGAACTCTTAATACCAAAAGATGTACCAAGTGGTATTAATTGCTCTTTAGTTACATCATATCCAGCCTCTTCTAATATTTCATGAATAACCGTTGTATGTGGATCATCATTTTCTACACCACCAGTAATTGAACTAATAACTTGTTTATCTACACCCCAACATGGTGTAACTTCTCTCCTTAAAAGATATTCAATTTTTCCATATTTTATTCTATATGGTAAGATAGAAACAATTTTCCCATCACATCTTGTTTCATGTGAATAAACATAACCATGTACACCTTTTTCTGGATATTTCATTATCTTTAACGATAACCATTTATTTTCTTTTAATGTTTCAATTGTTTTCATCTATTAAATTATTAATTTTTTGTTTTCTTATATGTTTTAAAATGTCTTTTTTATTAATTATTAAAAAATTAATATTTTGTGATAACACAGTAAAACCATATCTATCTTTTTCAATATCAGTATTATTCTTATCTTTAATTTTCATATAAAAAACCTGAATATTTCCAGAATTCATATTCATATAATATTTTTGTATTTTTATTTTCTCATTATTTTCAACTTTATTTTCAATATAATATACAATATGTTTTTCTGTTATTTCCATGATATTCTTTTTAATTTGTTAATTCTTAACCAATTAATAAAATATTTTTTATTTAATTCAATTAAAATTGTTTCTCCATATGACCAATTTTTACAAAAATCTCGTTGAATTTTTAATGTGATAAAATCATCATCTATTTTAATAATATTTAAAATTTTAATATTTGTAGTTTTATAAAAATTTAATATTTCAATATTAGAATTAATATATTTTTCTATATTTTTCTCATTAATATCACACATTTTTATTCTAAAATATTTTTTAATTTGTTTACTCTAATCCATTTTTTAATATCATTAATATTTACAGTAAAAATATTTATATGAATATCTTCAGAATTATTTATTAATTTATAATGACATTGAAATATAACATCTTCACTATTTCTACATAAAATTTTAATATTTTCAATATTTTCGCATTGATTTAAAGAATTTAAATATGATTCTAAAATTTCAATATCAATTATCATTTTTTATGATACTTTATATAAGTTTTAATTAAATTTTCCATCAAACCACCAAAAAATTCATAATCAAAATCTTTTACATTAATGTCAGTATCTATTTTATTATCATGAATCTTTCTAAAAGAAATGAAAGTATTATATAAAAATTCATTATAATTACCATTATAAAAATCAACATTAAAGTTACTTATTTTAGATGTTTCATTTTTCTTTATGCAAGTCTTAATATCCATAACTGTATTTAATCCATAAGTAGATATAATATCTTTATTTACTTCTGATAATTTTATTAATTCATCATCATCAATATAATCTAATAAATCATGATAATTATCGGGATTCCAATTTTTTATTAAAACTAATCCTTTCTTCTTTTTATCTTCTTTAGAATTATTTTTTAAAATTTTATCTGATGCATATTGATTTATCAATTCAACAATTTGTTCATATGTATCTAAACCTGTTTTAGTTATAACATCCTTTGAAATAGAACCTAAAACAGCTAAATGGTATTCACTTAATTGTTTTATAAATTTATCATAATTATCAGGATGCCACTTTTTCAAATATTCTTTAGCAGCAAGAACTCTTGTATTAAATATATATTTATTTTCTAATTCTTTGTCAAACATATTACTTATTTTAATTGTTATTATTATCACTTCTTTCCCAAGAATCTCTTTTATTTAATTTAATTGCACAATCTTCACACAAAACTGATAACCATCTTTTTGTTGTTCCTATATTTTCTGTTGAACCACAGTTTTCACAAGTATGATATGACATACTTTCAGCAAGTGATATCATACCATTTATATATTCATCACCACCATGAATATAAAATCTTAAAGTTCCAAATTTTTCTTTTACTTGAATTAAATCAACTTTAATATCATTTCTTTCTATTCTTTCAAATTTAGAAGAAAACTCAAATAGTATTTTAGTATTTAATTTTCTACCAAATTTAGAATATGATAATAATTTAAATATAAATCTTTTTCTATTAAATAACCATCTTAAAAAAATATTTTTAATAATTTTTTGTTTATTTTTATTATTCATGTAAAATTGAATACTTGACATCAAAGTATCAAGTATAAAATACCACCCATCCCCACAACTAAAACCAAAAGAGATTGGCATAATTGGGCCTTTATAATCTTTAAGATATTCAAAAAATTCTGGATATTTTTTGACAAGTTGATTTTGAAGCTCTGATTTCATAATTTATTATTTTTTTATAAATATTATAGTTATAAAAGATAGAAAAGTTTAAAATTATTAATATATGCGGAGAGAAAGGGATTCGAACCCTTGGTACAATTTCTCGTACACCAACTTAGCAGGTTGGCCTTTTAAACCAGACTCAAGCACCTCTCCAAAATTATATTTAATAATATTAATTTTATTTAAAAATATAAACAAATATAAGAAAAAAATTATATTTAACAATATTAATAATTTTTAATATATAATATTTGATTTGTATAATCAATTTTTGCTTCTTTATCATTTAAAAAATCAGAACCAATTATTCCAACAATTTCTATACCATCACTAAAAAAATATGGTGTTATTTCTTCTAACGTAGTTCCAACCATTGAAATTAAAAAACCATCAATTTTATAATCATAAACAATGTAAATATCTTGAATACCACCAATACCAATAAATCTTTCATTTTTAAAATTTGTGTGTTTAAAATTATACTTATTTTCTTTATTTATATCAAGTATAGATTTACTTGAACCAGTATCTATTAATAACATTGCATTTTTTCCATTTAACGTAACATTTAAAAATAACATTCCTTTAGATTTAACTAAAGGTAACACCGTATAACCTTTATATAATTCTGAAGTTTTAAATAATGAACAAGATGATAAAAAAAATAATAAAAATAAAAACAATATTTTTCTCATAAAAAGTCTTTAATGTAAGACCTTTAAATATACAAAACCCTATTATTTAAAAATTCTTTCTTTTTCCATTCTTCTTAATGTTTGTTCTGGTGTTTCATTTTTTAACATTGTATAAGAACACCCATAACAACCACCTTTATATGATCCAAAACTTTCACCAACTTCTTTATCAAAATTAATATCTATACTTTTATCTATCTTATTAAACAATTTAGTGAATTTAATAAATAACATTCTCCATTCTCGTTCTACAACAGTAACTGTTGCTATTCTTTCTTGTATTTCACCATTATTTAATTTATAAACATAAGGATATTTTTCAGACCATAATTGATTTTCATAATTAAAAATATCAGAAAATCTTTTTCTTGATTTATCTACACCCCATGTACCATCTTTTTTTAAATATGATGTTCTAATCCAATCATAATAAAAAGGTAATCTTATACATTTAACTTTATCTTTACCATATTTAAACCAAAAAGCTTTTGAATGATAATAAACACCATATGATGGTGGATTATATTCATAATAAGATTCAATATTTTTATTAAAGATTTTGTTTATAACATTCTTATAATTAATTAAATTAATATAAAAACTACCCCAAATAAAATGAAAATGAATTTGTGGTACATCATGATAATATGATGCAAAATCATATGATATATTAAATCCAAAATTAGGATAAAATTCAAACCAATCATTACGATATTCTTTAATTTGCAATTTCATCTAATTTTTGTTTTCTTATTTTTCTAAAATATTTTCTTATATCATTTTCTATATGTTCATATAAATTTTCTCTTGTATTTATATGATTTGGTATATAAACATCCAAAATATCATCATTAATAAATTTAATTTTACAAATAGTTTTTCCTTTAAACCAAAGTCGTGAAACACCATACATTTTATCAAAATTATCAAAACTACTCATTATAATGTTCTTTATTTTTGAATTTCATCTAATTTTTGTTTTCTTATTTTTTTATAATATTCTATCAAAGGTTGTTCTATATATTTATATAATTTTTCTTTTGTGTTTATAATATCAAAATTTGGTAAATTTATATTTAAAATATTATTATTAACAAAATCAATTTTACATATGGGTGATATTGTACTTTCAGATATAAATGTTATTTTTGATATACCATACTTTTTTTGAAAATCATTAAAACTACTCATAATTTTTAAATTTTATCAATAAATGTTTTAACGTTTTTATTATTAATCTCTAAAACATTTTCACCAAGTGTGTTAAACATTTCTTCAAGTGTAAGGTCACAATAATCATCTTTCCAATCAGCAACATAATATAATTTCTTACTATTATTAATTAAACCAAATAAAATTGGGTCTTTTTTATATTCTATTTCTTCTTTTGTAAGTTTTTCTCCATTATTAATAGGATCATAATGTAAAATTACATAATTATCAAAAATTAACCTGCTATCTACATCTTTTTTTATCTTATAAACATTTTCTGGTATAATTCTATTAAAATTTTTTATCCAAGTTAATTTTAAATTTTTATCTTCACCAACTTTTTCAAATAAATCTATTACTTGTTTTTCTGTTACATATTTTGTTAAACCAATAGAAATTAATTGTGCTTCATATTTAACTATGTTGATATTATCTTTAATTTTTTGCTCTAACGCAACTTGTCCATTTTCATTTGCTTGCACTAAAGCTTTTTCATAATATAAAGCTACATCTAAAACTGATGTTAATTCTTCAAATGATTTTGACATAGAAGTAAAAAACTCTGGAATACTTATAACTCTTTTTATTTTTTTATCTTTTTTATTAGAATCTAATTTTGAAATTATCCAATTCTTAATTTTTTGTTTTATTGACATATTTTGTCCATAAAAACCACCAGTAGATGGTGCAAAATCATTTTCAACAAGAAAATCATTTCGAACAGTAAAATGATTTTCACTATCATTAACCTTTTTATGTTTTGGTAAATTTGTATCAATATAGAAAAAATCAAAAATTTCTAATTCTTTCATATTCACTCTTGATGATCTTTGTGATTTCATAATTTAAATATTTTTTTTAATATAGTTTAATTTTTTAAAAAAGTTTACAATCCTCTATAATATTTTGATCGTGGTCTTCCTTTTTTATTTGCACCCTTATATGTTGGTGTTAATGAATGACAATTTGGACACAATAATATTAAATTATCAATATTGTTATTAGTATAATCACCATCTATATGTTCTAATTCTATTGGTATATTTAATGTGTATGGATTTCTTTCTGACCACCCACATATCATACATTTTTCTCCAAATTTTTTAATTAAATATTTTTTTATCCAACTTGCTGTTGCTGTTTTCCCTCTTTTACCTGTTATTTCACCTTTTAACCATTTTTCAATTTTAATATTAAAATAATATTCATTCTGACAATCATGGTCACAAAATTTTCTATTTTTATATAAAGATAATATTTCTTTTCCACAATTTAAACAACAAAAAACACTTAATTCTTTTTTTTTTCTTTTTATTAAAGGAAACATTTTTTTGAACTAATGGGTGTATATACTTATAATAAGTATATCTACTTAATTTAAATTTATCTATTGTATCTTTTGCTGTATGATATTCATTTTTAAATAAAATTATTTCTTCTATATTAGAAGGTTTAGTAGATTCAAATAATATATTTAATTTATTTTTAGTGCAATAATAAGATATTGTAGATTTAGAAATTTTTAAGATTTGTTTTATCTCTTTATAAGTCTTACCTTGTTTTCTATAAGATATAATTTCTTTTTCATAATCAGTCATATAAAAAATTAATATTTTTTAAGCGGAGAGTGAGGGATTCGAACCCCCGATACAGTTTCCCGTACTTTAGTTTTCAAGACTAACGCCATCAACCACTCGGCCAACTCTCCAATAATTAAATTATATTATTTTTTATGAAAAAGTTTAAAAAATTTTATTTTCTATAAAATCTATCTGGAGCATTAGACCAATAAGATTTACCATCTTTTGACATACACCAAACATCAATTGTTTCTCTCATTCTTATTGGTATTTTTTCGTATTCTTCTTTATTCAATAAAACTTTAGATATTCTTCTAAAAGCTCTATTCGCAAATCTTTTATCTTCTTTTTCTGAAGAACCTGCTATACCAAAAATTGGTGTTTTTTTATAAGACTTAGACATATGTGTAAATATTATTTTTTTAATTTACATCATAGCTAATTTATTTATTTTTTTACAATTCATAATAAAATATTTTATTTAGATGATATTTTATACACATTACCTAATATAACAAAAGTATCATCTTTTTTTAAATTTTTATCATTTTTTATTTCTTTATTTGAAAATTTTTTATTTAAAATAATTTTCACTATATCTGTCATGCATACTTTCATATCTATTATATATTATAATTTATATTTTGTTTAAAATTCAACAAACTCAAATTTTATATATGTTAAAATTTCACTATAATCCATACCAGCTTCTTTTATATCTTCATCATCTTCTTCATAATACCAATATATTGTAATATTATGCTTTAACATTGATATTTCTCTAAAAGTTTTAAACAAATCTAAAATACATTTTGATGATGTAGTATTAAAATAATCTAATTTTACATGTATATCAACCTTTTCTGGTTTTTCTTTTATATATTCTTTCACTTTTTCTATGATACCCATATAATGATTATAAGCATATTCTATAGTTGATCTACCACTTAAATCAATTCTATTATTTTCTCTATCAATATTAAAATATGGTTCATGGTAATTTGATACAGCCATAATTTAGTCTTTTATTTTTATATATTAATATAACAAATTTAAATGTTCAACAAATATAATATTTTTTTAAATATAATAAATTTTTTTATACATTTTTTAAATATAACTTTGCACTTTCTTTAAAAATATTTACAAAACTTTTTAAAACCTTATTTTATGAATAATTTATTAATTGAAAAATCACCTAACACACCAACAATTTATTTTGATGATGAAAAAAACATTTTCACATTAAGTGGTAAATCTTTCCCTGAACACGCTATTAATTTCTATTCAAATGTTGAAGAAATTTTGTTAAATTTATTAAAAAATAATAAATTAACTATATCTTTTGAACTAGAATACATCAATACTTCTTCAAGTAAATGTATTTATAACATTTTACGAAAAATAGATTTAACAAAAAATGTTGAAACTATTATTTGGGGTTATGAAGAAGATGATGAAGATTTAAAAGAACTTGGTGAATATTATTCCGAAGCTTTAAATTTAAATTTTACATTTAAAACTGTAGTTATTTCTTAATTTATATAAAAATTGAAAAATGCTCTACTTATAAAGGTAGAGCATTTTTTTAATTTTTGTCAATAAGTTGAAAATCATCATTTCTATCAATAAACCAAAATTTATAATCAATCATATCAAATCTATCACCAATAAAATCTAAAACTTTTTTGTGATCAAATTTAGAACAACTGTATAAATCAAAATGAAAAAGTGATGGATTTTCTTCTGACCACACATGAAGACTTGCATGACTTGTTGCTAACGTAACTGTTCCTGTCATACCTTCATTACCTAAATCATCAACATAGACTGATGTTGGGCCAGCCACAACTTTCATATTAACAGATTCTACTAAATCTATAAAAAATTCATTTAATTTTTCTTCATTCATAGGTGGATTATAAATATAACCTTTTACTATTAAATGTGTGTGGTAAGGAATAAATTTCTCTTTCATCTTTATATAATATATTTTTTATGTATATATTATTTGATGATATCATAAAACTGAAAAATGTCAGTTTTTTTGAAGTTTTTTGAAAAATTTTAATTTGGTAGGATGTATCAGATTTGAACTGATGACCCTCTGCTTGTAGGGCAGATGCGCTAAACCAACTGCGCTAACATCCTATATTAATAAGATTTAAACCTTATACGTATGATAAATCATTCAATAACTTAAAAAATATAAGATAGTGAATTATAAATCATTCAAAAAGCGGAAGGTAGGAGAATCCAACTCCTACATCAGTTACTCACTGACATCACCGTTTTCAAAACGGATAAGCTCTGTCCATTTCGACCTTCCATGTTTATGTTGCTATAACAAATTCATTATTTTCTAAAGCTTTTCTAATATACCTCATGAAAAATATAGCTTTATCTTCAGATAATAATGTAGCATCTCCTAATTCTAATAAAGAAACTGGAAACATATACCATATATCATTATATAAAATTTTATAAAAAGCATTATTTGCTCTAATAAAGTGAAAATATACTTTATTATCTTTGATAATTTCTTTAATGTTCATCATAATATAATTTTTTATTTTTTAGTGAGGGTGAGAAGATTCAAACTCCCATTATGACATCCGTAGTGTCAGGTTTTTTTCAGTTAAACTACACCCCCTTACAATAGCAAAAACCTCTCACCGATAAGGTGAGAGGACTTACAAAAATTTTTAAAATAAAATGGTGTGCTGTTACGCCAAAGATTTGTAAGGATTACAACCTCTAGTGTTTGGTACTTTTAATGTAATTTTCCCAAATCTTTTAGGGATTAATAATACGGAACTCATATTCATCACATAAGGCTTCAAATCACTCTTTAAAAGTTTGTACTTTTCCAAGGTTACTGGCTGCTTCCAAGCCAACTTCCCATTTTTCAATTCTTAAAAATTTTTGTGACCCCTCTGGGATTCGAACCCAGGACCCCCACATTAAAAGTGTGGTGCATCTACCAACTGAGCTAAGAGGTCATTTTTATAATACAAATGTAATATAATTTTTTGAATTTAAAAAATTTTTATAAAAATATTTTTTAATTTAGTCGGAATAGATGGAATTGAACCATCGACCTTCTGAATATCAGTCAGATGCTCTACCAACTGAGCTATATTCCGTTTTATATTTTTTTAACCATTTTCTAATACAATTATCTGAAACTCCATATTTTCTTCCTGTTGCAGAATAATTTGTTTCTTTTATATCATTAAGTAATTGTTCATAAGATGGTTTTTTATATAACATTCTTTTTTTATTATAACAAGATAAACAAATTTTTGAACTTTTCCATTTTATATTTCCACATTCACAATAATTTTTATGTGAATCAATTTTTTCAATTATATTAAATATGGGTGTATTTAAAGTTAAATCGTTTAAATAATTAATAAAATTTTTAACATATTCTTCTTTATTTGATTTTTGATAATCTGACCATCTTATTCTTAATATAACCCAGCCATCATTTTCTAAATAAATATTTCTTCTCTTATCAGATTCAATAATTCTTTTATCTAAATAATGTTGTTCTCCATCAATTTCAATATCAATTTTCTTATCTAAAATTGCAAAATCTAATTCATATGTGTGAATTCTATATTTTTTAATATAATTAATATTATATTTTTTAAGAATATTTTCAAAATATTTTTCTGGATAACTATCACCTTTAGAATAATGATTCATTAAATATGGAACTTTATCTGGATTTTCAATTAAAAATTTTTTTCTTTTTTCTGATATTAATTTTTTACTTTCTTCTGTATGTTTTCTTGGATATAATTGGTTATGTAATTTTGATGATTCTTCTCTATTTCTTGTTTTAAAATAACCTAATTTAACACCATTACATAATTTTTCGTTATTTAACTTAAATTCTTTTAAAACATCTTTCCAAAAATGATTATCATCATAAAATTTTTGAACTTCAACCCAATTAATATTATTCATATAACACTTTATTTTTAAAGTATATATTAAATAATATTGGTTCTGAGTGGAGTGAGTAGGAATCCAACCTACATTATTGGTTTTTCAGACCAACACCTTGAGCAACTCGGTCATCACTCCAAATTATAGGTCTATAAACCTATAAAACTTGTTTATAGGTCTACAAACCTAATTTTTAAAAAATTTTCAATACCAACATGTCAAAGACCTAAATTATAGCCTTTTTAGTCTATAATTGTAAATTATCGCCTATTTAGCCGATAATTATCATTTATCTGTTTTTCAACCGATAAATTTAGGGTGCTTGATCAGATTTGAACTGATGACCTTCTGATCCACAATCAGACATTCTAACCAACTGAACTACAAGCACCATATATTAAAGAACTCTTGCAGGGGCAGAGAGATTCGAACTCCCACTGATACTGATTTGGAGTCAGTTTGACTAGCCAATTGCCGATACCCCCATTTCAAAAAACCACATAAAACAAAAAATCCAGACCTTTTTGTGGTCTGGATTTTCTTTATCTCTTTTAATTTTTTCTTATTTATACATTACAAAAAAGATATAAGCATACCAGACCCATTTGGTTTTTAAATGACCAATGGCGTTTAATCGAACTAATCACTGATATGTTAATATTATTTCTCATTTGTTTTATTATATATTCTTTAAAAAATATCGTTTTTTTCTAAATTTGATTTTGCAAATATAGTACTTATATTTTAAAAAACAAAAAAGTTTAAAAATATTTTTAAATAATTTATATTTTATTGAAATAAAAACCCTTAAATGCTTTAATTTACTATTAATTCATATACATTATTTTTTATTAATATTTTTTATTACATTTTATTTTATTATATTTGTACAAAATTATCATAATGAAAAAAACTATACATCACTATACTGAAATGGAAAAATGTTGTGAAATATGCAACAAACCATTTTTATTTTTCTGGCATGAGAAAGAAGAAAAGAATGGGTTTAGTGAAACTATGTGGCAAGATAAATATCATAAAAAGTGTATAGAAGAAAAAACTGGAAAGAAATGTAAAACTTTACAAGAAATAAATGAAGAAAGAAAAAATGAAAGATAGTTTAGATAAAGATATTGAAAAGATAAAAGTGGCAAGATTGTCAAAGGATGAAAGATTTTTTATTATATGTTTCCACTTTTAAAAAAGATTAGAGTGGATAAAAGTTTACGTGATTATTATTTATATAACAACGAATTCATGTTTAATTATGATAAAGATAGACATAAATTATATTATAATCATAATTATATTTATTTTGCATTAAGAAATACAGAAGGAATAATTGATCAAAATATAACAGATTTAATAATAAAATATTTTATACAAAAAACAAAAGAAGATGTTTTACTATTAAAAATATGGCATCATTCTGAAATATTACTAACTAAAAAAATCTTTTTTAATAAAGGTTTTCAAATTTTTTAAAAATAATATTTAAATATTTAATTTAATCTACTACTTACTTTGAATTATAATGGATAAAATAGATAAAGATATAGAAAAAATTAAATTAGCAAGAATGAAACCAGAAGATAGATTTATTTATAAATCATTTTCAAAATTGAATATTGAATATGATGATAAATATCCTGATATGATTTTTTATTTTAAGAATAATAAATTATTTGCAAAATATAATATAAAATCGAAATATTTTATTTATAATTATAAAATTTTTAAAAAATTAACATATGAATATAATATGGATTATTATATGATACAAAATAAAATAAATGAAAATATTTTACATATTCTAAATATTAAAATAATATACAATTTTTTCTCAAAAATAATTCTTAAAAATGATAATTTTAGTTGTTAAAAAAAGCCACAATTAAGTGGCTTTTTTTATTTAATTTCAATTGTTTTTATTTGTTTTATTTTATCTTCTTGTTTTACCAACTCAATTTTAAGAACACCATTTTCTTGTGATGCTGTAATTTTATTTATATCTACATCAGATGGTATTGAATATGATTTCTGAAATGAAGATTTTCTAAACTCGTATCTTTTATAGTTATCAGTTTCTTCTTCATTTTCTGTTTTTACATCAGATAAAATAGTTAAGATATCATTATCAATATCAATTTTGATATCTTCTTTTTTAAAACCAGCAAGTGATAATTCTAAAACATACTTATCATCTAATTCTTTTATATTTGTTTTAATATCACTTAAATAATTTGATAGAAATGAATTTTTATCAAAAAATTCATCAATAAAAGAATTAAAACTTGGTTCTGAATTTCTTAATTTTAATAATGTCATAATTTACTCCTTTCTTTATTTTTTGTTAATTTATAACATATATTTACAAAACATATACCATTTCAAAAAATATGACAAAATGTCTTAAAATATATGTAATTGTGACATAATGACTATTATAAAAACTTTAAATATTTGACTTATAACAATTAATATATAATTAAAAAAATAAATATATTTTTATGGAATTTGAATTAATACACATATTTTTAAGTATAATATCTTTCTTATTAACTACTGTTGTTGGTTTATATATAACACATAAATATAATGAAAGAAAGGAATATAAAAATTTTTTAAAACGTTTAAATAATATAGTAGGTTTAGGTGGTAAGATAATATATAAAAATAATGAAACTTATGAAATTTTTCAAATAAAAGAAATAAGCAAGCAAGGTGTTACTTTAATTGGTTTTAATATAACTGTTTATGTTCCTATTGATAAATTAATGGAAGAAGAAATTATTGTACCAGAACAAGATTATGAAGAAATAATGAAAAATCTTAATGAAGAAAACACTATGAAAGATCAAGAATTAGAAGAATTTAGACAAAAAAGAATAGCAGAAATTTATGCATATTCTAATAGAGATATGATTAAAAATTATTTATTTCCAGAATTAGAAAAAATGTTATCTGAATCAATTATAAAAGAAAATTCACCAATAAGTGAATCATTAGAAGAAAAATTATTAGAATTTTTAAAAAATAATGGTTATAATATTAAAAAGATTAAAAAATAAAATTTAACAATATTATAAAATATATATCAAAGTATGAAAAAAGGTCCAGAATAATGATATATATAATATATTATATTTAATAAACTTTTTTTTATTTTTTTTATATATATGTAAAAAATAATTTTTTAATATTATGAGTATTTTAAAAAAGAATTTTGAATTATTAAAAGATAATTATTCTCAATTGACAGTTGAAATGATGTATAATGAAAGAACATCAGATGATAGTAATTTAGATAATGATTATAATGAAGATAATTTTGAATCTTTATATGAAAAAGATATTAATCCTAATGCTTCTCAATCTGTAATTGATGAATTAGTTGAATGGTATGAAGAAGAATTTGGTGAATTATCAGAAGACGATAGAGATAATTTAGAAGATATGATAAAAGAAGAATATCTATTTTTAGATGAATAAATAATAATATTTTTATTGTTTAATGAGTAGATTTATTTTTATCTACTCATTTTTATTTTTAATATATAAAAATAAAAATATATTTTGTTCATTAAAAAGTATAAATATAACAAAGAAACATTAAATTATGAAAGAATAAAATTTTCATTTAAAAAATTACTTATTTATATTTTATTTTTTATTATATTCGGTTTTACTTCAATTTTAACTATATCATATTTTTATAACACACCTAAAGAAAAGAAATTAATAGAAAAAATTGATAATTTATATCTTGATTATCAAATAATGAATATAAGATTAAGAAGTCTTAATTTTTTATTAGATGAAGTTTTAATTAGAGATACATCAATATATAGAGAATTATTTGCTTCTAATCCTAATTTATATGATGATATTAAAGATTTTGATATAAATAAAATTGAGAAAGTTAATAATTCTAATTATTTAGAAATAGTAAATAAAACATATAAAAGAATTTCACAATTAGAATATAAAATTTCAGTTTCTTATTATGAAATGGATACATTACAAATGCAAGTTCAAAAAAACAAAAAATTTTTTGAACATGTACCAGCTATACAACCTATTTCAAATAGAACATTAAAAAGAACAGCATCAGGTTGGGGATATAGAATAGACCCAATATATAGAACTAAAAAATTTCATTATGGTATTGATTTTAGTGCTAAAAATGGTACACCTATATATGCAACAGGTAATGGTGTTATTATTCATATAGATGATAAAGTTAAATCTTATACTGGTGGTAGAGGATATGGTAATCATGTTATTATTGATCATGGTTATGGTTATAAAACATTATATGCTCATATGAGTAAAATAAATGTTAAAAAAGGACAAGTAGTAAAAAGAAATCATGTTATTGGTGAAGTTGGAAACACAGGTAAATCAACTGGCCCACATTTACATTATGAAGTAATGAAAGATAATAAGAAAATAAACCCAATTGGTTTTTTCTTTAATGATCTTACTGCAGATGAATATGATGAGATGGTTAGAATATCAAGTCAAATGAATCAAACTTTTGATTAATAAAATTTTTTTATTATATATATTTTTATTAATTTTGTAGTATAATTTATAAATAATGAGATTTTTTAAGAAAATACATATTATTTTTAGTAAGAGTAATAACCTTTTTGAAGAAGTGTTACTTCCTATTATGCCAAAAGAATTGGTTGATGATATTAATAAAATGAAAATGATTCATCAAAATTTAGAATGGCATCCAGAAGACCTATTGTATATTCATACTAAAGTAGTAACTAATCGTTTACATAAAAAATATAAGAATATAAATCTTATTCTTGCTGGTGTATTTCATGATTTAGGTAAAATTGACACAACTTTCTTTAATGAAGAAAAAAATACATATTCAGCACATGGACATGAAGATTTATCTCTTGTGTATATAGAACAAAATATTGAATGGATTAAATCAGTAGGTGGTAATCCTGATAAAATTCGTTACATTGTTCAACACCATATGAGAGTAAAATTTTTAAATGAAATGAAAAAATCTAAAAAATTAAGATTTCAAGCTGAAAAATGGTTTCATCTTGTTGAAAAATTTGCAACATGTGATAAAGGTGGATTTTAGTATTAATAATTAAAATATATTATTATAGTGTGTATTTAATTAAATACACCATTTTTTATTAAAAAATTACTATATTTGTTTTATGAAAGATAAATTGGATAAAGATATTGAAAAAATAAAGATTAATAGAATGAGTAATTTTGATAGAATTATTTATGAAACTATTAAATATTGCAATACTTACAATTTTAATGATAATACCTTAAAAATATGTATAAATTCAGATAAGAAAATATTATTTGTTATTGATAATAATGTTTTATTTTGTGGTAGTCAATTATTTCTTTTTTTATATAATTCAGAAATTTTTAATAAAAATTTAATATTATCTAAGTTTTTAAACAAAATAAATGAATATTATAATTTATCTTTAACAAGTGTAACAATGTTAGATATTTTAAATCAAGATAAATATGAAAAATTATATATTATTTAATTTTTTAATATGGATAAATTAGATAAAGATATTGAAAAAATTAAACTGGCTCGAATGAAGCCAGACGATAAATTTATTTATAGTATATTAATAAAATTAAAAATAGAACTAAATAGTATTTTAGATAAAACATATTATTTTCACGATAATATACACACATATTCATATATGAAATATTATTCTGATAATGAAAATATATTATATTATAATAATTCTTTATTTATGAGTTTATTACTTGATAACAATTTGAAGAAATATTCTAAAATATTAATAAATTGTGATATTGAAAAAAAGATATTATCTTTGACAAATAAATATTTTAATATGAATTTTAAATATATTGAACAATATTAATGAAAGATAAATTAGATAAAGATATTGAAAAAATTAAACTGGTTCGTATGAAACCAGAATAAAAATATTTACATAATATTTTTTCTAATTTAACAAAAAATGAAATAAATGAATTAGCTTTTAATTTTTATGATAAAAATTATAATGGTGTTTTTATATATCATATAAAAACAAAAAATTTAGTTGTCAATAAAGAAATATTTTTTTATTTAAATTCTGATTATAAAATATCATTAACTGATATAATAATTTTATTTAGAAAATATGCAAAAAATTATTTAAATATTGATGTTAAAAAAATTTATTGAAAATTTATATGAAAAAATACGCAACATTTTTTGGTGGTTCTTATAATATTACTGATACACCTGAATATTTAGATAGTGTTAAAATTGGCGAATTTTTAGCTAAGAAAAAATATATTATTAAAAACGGTGGATACAGAGGACTTATGGAAGCTGTATTTAAAGGTGCTAATGAATCAAGTGGTAAAGTTATTGGTTATACTTGTGAATTATTTAAATCTACAAAAGGAAATGATTATCTATCAGAAACAATTGTTTGTAAAAATATATTTGAAAGATTAAATTATTTAATTTCAGAATTATCAGTTTTTATTATACAAAAAGGTAGTTTCGGAACTATGTCTGAATTATTTTTACTTTTAGATATTACAAGAGAAACTAAAGTGAAACCTGATATATTTATTATAGGTGAAATGTGGAATGATATATTTAATCAAATTATGCAACATGTAAATGTTGGTTATATGAAACATATTCATTTTTGTAAAGATTATAAAGAATTTGAAATTATGTTTGATTTTATTATCACTTTAAAAGATAATAATTGATTATATCATTTGATTGTATGATATATTATTTTTATTTTTTATTTATTTAATATATAAAATAAAAATATTTTTGAGTGAAATATTTAAAATCATATAATGAAAGTCTTCGTGATAAGATGAAACCTAAATCAGACGAAGACATTTTAAAAGAATTAGGTGATTTATCTCCAGAAAATATATTATTACAATCTGCTGAAAATAATTATATAAAAGGTGTTAAAATAGCTTTAGATAAAGGTGCTGATATTAATTATAAAGATAATATTGGGTGGACAGCTTTATTACATGCAACATTTTATGGATATAAAGATATAGTTGAACTTTTATTAAAAAATGGTGCAGATATTAATATTAAAAATAATGGTGGAAATACAGCTTTAATAATAGCTTCAAAATTTAATCATAAAAATATTATTAAATTATTATTAAAAAATGGTGCAGATGTTAATATTAAAAATAAATATGGAAATACAGCATTAAATTATAATGGAAAAAAATATATATATATAATAAAAAATAATTTTTTAAAATGAAAAATATAAAAGACTTTAATTCTTTCTTAAACGAAAATAATGATACACCTTAAAATATTAGAATAGGTAATAATTATAAAGAAAAATATTTAAATAAAGTTTCTTCTTTTGAATCAGAAGAAATTGAAGTGAAAGGTGATGATAAAATTGAAAAACAATATAAGATAACTAATAAACCAAATGCTCAAATTTTTAAAGGTATTTTATCTGTTATGAAAGATGGTTCAGCTATTATGGATGTTAATTATATATCATATTCTGGTATTAAAAATAAATATAAAACATATTTTGATAAAGATGGTAATGAAATTATTCACAAAGATGATAAAACCAGATATGAGAAAGAATATTATGATAAAATAACTAATGAAAGTGTTCAAGAAGAACTATTAATAGATAAAGATTCATATCATGGTTGTGGTTTAGCTTATGAATATTTAAAGAAAATTATACAATTTATGAAAGAAGGTAAAATTAAAATTCCAGAAAAAGGTGGAAGAAAAATTTGGAGAAATATTATATTAGAAGTTCAAGCTATGAGTTGGTCAAGAAATTTTGCTGATGGATATAATATTGATGTATATTCTAATCATGATGGTAATATAGGAAGACATGTAGGTAATATTGTTTTAGATGTAGTTAATAAAGATTATTTAATGAATAATTACGAATTTAAAGTTGAAGTTTTAGGCATGGATAAAACTAAAGCATATGATTCTTTAAAATAAATATATTGATAATCAGATAAATGAAAAATATTTTAAATATTTTTAAAAAAATGTGCAAACTTTTTTGGAATATTGAAATATAAGTTTTATATTTGCAAAGTCATTTCGGAAAAAAATGACATTTTAAAAAGAATATATAAGTAAAAATAAAATTAAAATAAATTCAAATGGAAAATTGTAACATATATAATTATCTACTTAATAACTTAGATGAAGAGATGACAAAATCTAAGCTGGTGGAACTATGTGTATGTTCAAAATAAAGATTTGAATAAATATATAAAGAAAACCAGCCGAAAAGCTGGTTTTTTTGTTTTATGCCCCTATGGTGGAATTGATAGACATCCATGACTTAGGATCATGTGCCGAAAGGCGTGAAGGTTTGAGTCCTTCTAGGGGTACTAAGAGTTCTTTAAAAGAAATATTGCGGGGTAGAGCAGTTGGTCAGCTTGCTTGACTCATAATCAAGAGGTCGGTGGTTCGAATCCACCTCCCGCAACTATATTTTTTGGGAATATAGCTCAATTGGTAGAGCAACTGGCTGTTAACCAGTAGGTTACAGGTTCGATCCCTGTTATTCCCGCAAAAATTGTTCTTTGACATGTTGATAATATGGTGCGTTGGTGAAGTCTGGTCTATCATGCAAGCTTGTCACGCTTGAGTTCATGGGTTCAAATCCCATACGCACCGCTTTTTATAAATATTTGATTATTTTATATGCTGCTGTCTTCTAATTGGCCAGGAAAAAATCCCTTCAAGATTTGAAATGTGAGTTCGAATCTCATCGGCAGTACTAAAAATATTTAAACTATTTTATATTTTATTGATATAAAAAATAAAAATAGTTATGCATGTAGAAAAAATTGCTTATGAAAAAGGTTATTATGTAGATAAATATGGAAATGTATTTAACATATATAATAAAAAAAGAAAAATATATTTAGATAGTAAAAAAAATTATTATATTTTTTCTTTACGATTTGGAAATAAAATAATGTGTTGTTATGTTCATAAATTAGTCGCTTATCAAAAATTTGGTGATATAATTTATGAAAGTAATTATGATATTAGACATTTAAATAACAATAAGATTGATAATAGTTGGAATAATATTAATTTTGGCACAAAAAGTCAAAATATGATGGACACACCTAAAGAAGAAAGACAAAAACATGCTAAACATGCATCCTCTTTTATTATTAAATATGAAGCAAATGAAATTATTGATTTTTATAATAAATGTCGTTCATATAAAGAAACAATGAATCATTTTAATATATCAAGTAAAGGAACATTACATTATATTTTAAATAAAAGAAAATAATTTTTATAATTAAAAATATTTTATTATCTTTACACAGATTTTAAAAGTAAAAATCATTCTTAGTTAACAAATTGGTTAAAACGATTAGGATATGTATTTCTTAATTACCAAAAAACTAATCAATTATAACTATGGAAAAATTTTTATTTTTAGATGACTACTCAGGTATGTCATATGACGATGTTGTTAATGATGTTGTATATAGCTACCATGTTGAAAAACATGAGATAGAAAGATACTTTATCTTAATTGCTGAAGTTAATGGCGATGGGTATGAAGAATCTTCTTATTTTTTACTCTTAGAGAAATCTTCGGGTGAACTGTATGAGGTTCATGGTGGACACTGTTCTTGTTATGGATTTGAAGGACAATTTGAACCTGAAAAAGTTGAATTGTTGTATTTATTATCTGATCATTCTTACTTCGGTTCGAATGAGGAAATGAAGAAAATAATTCAAGGTTTTTTGGTGAAAAAAGTTCGTTATCTGAAATTAAAAGAACTGTTTAAAGATGAAGAAGTGTAATTGAAATATATTACACTTCTTTTTTTATTAAATGGGTGTATAGCAAAGTGGTCAACTGCGGATGCCTGTAGAGCATCAGTCTTAGGACTTCGGGAGTTCGAATCTCTCTGCACCCACATTTTTTTTCCGAATGGGTTCGATATTTTTTAATATATAAATTAAAAAATAACAGAATCTATTATGAAATGGAATATTACAGAAAAAGAATTAAGAGAAATTATATTAAATTCTAATAATAAAACAGATGTTTTAAAAAATTTAAACTTAAAAAATTTTGGAGGTAATTATAATACTTTAACATCTTATATAAAATTATTTAATATTGATATTAGTCATTTTGGAAGAACTAAAAATTTATTAAATCAAAATTATATTAAGAGAGATTTAACAGAAATTTTAGTAGAAAAATCAGATTATAAATCATCAAATCATTTAAAAGAAAGATTATATAAAGAAGGATTAAAAGAAAGAATATGTGAAATGTGTGGACAAGGAGAAGAATGGAATGGTAAGCATATGAGTTTAATTTTAGACCATAAAAATGGTGTACCTAATGATAACAGAATAGAAAATTTAAGAATTGTTTGTCCAAATTGTAATGCAACACTTGATACACATTGTGGAAAAAATCTTAAAAGTAAAATACAACCTATTAAAATTAAAAAAGAAAAAAAGGAACATATTTGTCCTGAATGCGGTAATATAATGGCAAAAAATAGTGATAGATGTTTAGAATGTTATAAGAAAGATTCTAAAAAAAGAAAAGTTGAAAGACCACCATATGAACAATTAATTATTGAAATTAATGAATTAGGTTATTCTGGAACAGGAAGAAAATATAATGTTTCAGATAATTCTATAAGAAAATGGTTAAAAAATTATGAAAATTAATAATTTAGTAATGGCACAAAATCATCATATAAGTCCAATAATGGCACAATTAATAAACTTTTCATATGATAATTCATATGACAGACAATCTAAAATTTTTTATTTGGTAAAAAATAATAAAAACATTTATAATGAACATGGTGAAAGAACATGTGAAGAGGTTTTTAGTAAAAATAATTATTATAGATTATCTGATGAAATGGCAAAACACTTAAATTTAAATGATGTTTATTATGTAGAAACATCTATATTAGGAAAAAGCGAACAAAAGGCTAAAGATATTTTTTCAAATATTTTCGAAATTATAGAATCTGGTGATATAAATTTAGATATAAAAGAAAAATATCCTTTAATAGCTGAATATTTGATTTATGAATGGCTTAGATCAAATAAAATTAGAAAAATAATAGAAATTGAATTAAACAATATTTTTAAAGAGGTTTCTAATATAAATATAAAAGATGCTCATTTATGTTTTTTAAATTCAAGTGAAAAACAAAAATATTTAAGTTATTTACTAAATTGTAACAGTAAATGGTTTTTTATTAAAAATAGTTTATTTAATAAGTACCCATTTATAACAGGTGATATCAATATAATCATGAGTAATGATTTTTTATATTATCCAATTAGTCATAAGTATGCTTTATATATTACATTTACAAAAAAATTAACTATTTTATCTACTAATTTTAATAAAATAATTGTTCAAGATGGTGGTTTTAATTGGTATTATATAAAAGAACAATATAAAGAAAATATTGATTATTTTAATAATTTGGTTTATGTAAATTCAGATGAAGTCGCTGGTGGTTATGAAAAAAATTTTTTAATAAAATATGCCTATTTTTTAGAAAATGATTATAAAAAAACATATTATTATTAATTATTTTTTATTTCAACAAAAAATTCTTATATTTGTGTCAAATTTTAATATTATGATACAAACAATTGTAAACGAATTTTCAAATCTATCTCTTGATGATATGGATAATGTTATTGAACTTCTTAAAGATATAAGAAATAATAAGATTAACGACACTTTTACATTAGTACATGTATATAATTCATCTGGTAACATTTCAGATAGGATTAAAAGAGATACCAATTTTTATGTTTTTCATAAACCATCAACTATTGGTGGTATTGGTACAAACATCATTTTTATACCTAATTCAAAATATACTGATGATTTGAGAGATGAATTAGTTTCTAAATATAATAATGTATAATATTATGAAAACATTTTCAATTAATTGGTATGTTGTTTTACTTATATTTATGATTATAAGTATAACATTTGTTGCTATTTATGCAGCTATATAATTTTTTATGATAATTAGAGTTGGAATAATAGATTTGAATATTTTACCTGATTTAAAAAACAAAACAGGTAAAAATGAATATATTACATTATTTAATGTACCAGTTAAAATTACATCACAAAGATATAAAGTGTTTCAAAATAGTATTAAGTGTTGTGATTGTGGTATAGAAGGAAAATATTTTGCTGTTGAAAGAATTAAAGAAGACCCATCATTAAATTATCATTTAAATTTATATGGTGTGAATTCTGATGGAAAAGAGATTTTGTTTACAAAAGATCATATAAAAGCAAAATCTAAAGGTGGAAAAAATATAATATCTAATTATAGAACTATGTGTGAAATTTGTAATAAAAGAAAAGCAGATAAAGATATATGAAAAAATTACATTTAATAATATTGATGATTATTTTTTGTGGTTGTAATAAAGATATAACTACATTAAATGATAACATTTATGGTAAGTGGCAATCTGAGAGATTTACTTATTATGATGATGATTTTTGGTTTCAATGTATTTTTACACACGATAATATTTATTATTTGCAATTAACAGACCAAAAAATAAGTTTTAAATATCCTACGGATTCATTTAATATTATTTCAGATAATATAATTTTAAATAAACAATATTTTAAAGATTCAACATATTTTGAAAAAACAGATATAAATAAAGATAACAAAATCAATTTTTTATTTTCAATTAAGAATAATAAAATGATTTGGATATCAAAAGAAGATTCACTGAAAATTGTTTGGACTAAAATAAAATAATGAAATTATGGAAAACGTACAAAACATCAATGAAACAGCAAATATCAGAAAACTTGCAACTGTTGCAAAGATTTTAAATATTTCACAAATTGAAGATTCTGATAATTTAGAATTAGCTAAAGTTAGAGGTTGGAATGTTGTAGTTAAGAAGAATGAGTTTAAAGCTGGTGATTTGTGTATATATGTTGAAGTTGATTCTGTTTTGCCTGATGGTTTATCACAAGAATTACAACAGAGTTGGAAAGAATTACAGAAGAAATTATCTAAATCAAAAGTTGATGAAGAAAAAATTTCTATAAAGAAAGAAATGGAAGAAATTTCTAAACAAAACACAAGACCAGAATTTGAATTTTTAAGGGAAAGAAAATTTCGTATTAAAACAAGAGAAATTTTTGGTCAGATTTCACAAGGTATTTGTTTTCCATTATCAATTTTGAATAATAAAAACACTAAAATATTTACAAATAACAATAAGGTTTTTATTGAACAAACAAATAATGAATATAATAAAAACGTTAGAGTTTTAGATGAAGATTTTGATGTTACTGATATTATAGGTATTATTCAATATGTAGCACCTGAAGTTAATTCTAACGGTGGTATTGTACTTGGTGATTTAGCACAAGTAGGTATTTTGGTTAGTGATGAAGAAAGAGTTGAAAATTTGGAAAAAAATTATGAGAAATTAAAACAATTCTTGTATTATAAGACCGAAAAACTTGAAGGTACAAGCATCGCATGTAATTTAAAAAATGGTGAGTTTAGTGTTTGTGGTAGAAATATAAATTACAAAAAACCAGAGAATGATGAATTGGTAAACTATTATTGGAGTACTACAATAAAATTAAATGTAGAAGAAAAAATGAGGGAATTTTCTTCTAAATTTAATATTCCTAATTTTTCTTTGCAAGGTGAATTGGTTGGTGATGGTATTCAAGGTAATATTTATAAACTGAAAGAAAAAACTATTTGTTTTTACAATAGTTTTGATATTAAAACATCTCTTTATTACCCATATGATGAATTCATTGATATGATTAAAGAAATGATGTTAAACACAGTTCCTATTCTTGATAATAATTTTAAATTACCAGAAACATCTGAAATGTTACTTAAAGATGTAGATAATTTTTACACTGTTTTCGGTAATAATCCAACACAATTAGCAGAAGGTTGGGTTTTTATAGCAAAAGATGATATATTGAAATCTAAAATTTGTAGGTCGAATTTTAACAGATTATCTTTCAAAGCTAAGTCCAGAACATATGATAAGAGTAAAAAATAAAAAGAATGGAAGCAAGAGAAATAGATATACTGAAAAAAAGAAAAGATGTAGATAATATAAAATTTATAGCATCTATATTAAATTTGTTAAAATTAGGTCATATACAACATGATACTTATTCTTATTTTTTATGTGAAAGATATCTTTTACATTATAAGAAACCTTTTAATTATTTAATTGATTTTATTAATTCTTATAAGGTTGATGATATTTTTGATATTAATGATAGTGAGTATTATAATTTTATGAATGATTCAGCTAATAAAAAAATAGATAATTATCTTAATTCTTTATGTAGATGTGGATATATATCAAGAGTTTCAAGAAAAGAAAAGAAATATTTAATATTGAATATAATTCCAGAAAATTTAAATACAACAAAAATAACAAATAAAGAAAGTGTTAAAAAAATTCAAAGAGTTCATAAATTAAATAAAATATTATGATAAATAAAATTAAAAATATTATTAATTTTTTTAATAGTGATATATGGTATAATAAATATCAAAATATTGTTGGTATAATCTGTTTAATTATTTTTATTGTTATTAATTTATATTGTCTTATAATTTTATATTAATATTTTAAACTATTATGTTATCTTTAATAAAAACAAATAATGAAAAATATTATATTCATGATAATAAACAAAAACATGAATGTTTTTATAGTTTGTTTTTATCTTTAATTTTAGATTGTAAATTATATGAAAACTGGAATTTATCTTTTTTGAATGATTTTAGATTTAGTGATAATAATAAACCTACATTAGAAAGGTATAATAAATTATTAGAATTAAATCCAAAATTAAAATTTCTTGATGATAAATATCCAAATAATAAACAATATGTTTATATGGGTGCAGTTTCTTTGTTTAATTATAATGATATAGAATATTTTCTTAAATATGGTGGATGGTCAGATTCACCTTTAATTATTAAAAATATACAAGAAAATTTTGAATATAAAATTAAATTAGAATTGCAGTGGGTTCTTTCAGAAGAAACTCTTTCAATATTAGAAAAAATAAATTTAAATAATGTAAATATAACACATATTGAAAATGTTTTAAAAAATAAAATAAGAAGAATATACGAAGAAAAAACTATTGATTATATGATGGGTTGCCTGAGTGGTTGAAGGGAACAATCTGCAAAATTGTTGCAATAAAATGCCAGCGTGAGTTCGAATCTCACACCCATCTCAAAAAAATTAAAACTATGGAATTTTTATTACACGTATTTAATAATAATATAGAAAAAAATTATATTAATTTAATAAAAACTTTAGATTATTATATGTTACAAACAACTAAAGTAGAAGATTCAATTTATTATTTTGTTTATTATAATAATATTTTTATTGTAACAAAAACTAATAAATATGATGATACTACATTATTAAAAAATATAATAAGACAAAATAATCTTAATCTTAATTTTTTATTAATCAAATTATCATCTTATAGTGGTTTTTGTGATGGTATTATTAATGAAACTTTAAATGAAAAAAGTAAACATTTTTTTGAACATATAGAAACTGAAAGAAAAAAATATAGTAGAATTTTAAAAATAAATAATGCTTTGGAAATAAAAAATAAAAGAAAATATAACATAATAGAAAATCCAATTTTTAATAAATCATGATAAAATTTGAATTGTATATATTAGAAAAATTATTAGAAAAGTTTTCAAATAAAACGGAAATAAATTTTCAAAATTTGTATATATTAATTGAAGATGTATATTCACTTTTCTCTATTGCATATAGAGAAAATGAAATATCAACTTTTATATATAAATTAGAAAATAATAAAAATTATAATATCAATTGAAGGTAGAGCTTATCCAGTATTTTATATTAATAAAAAAAGAATAACTCAAATTATAAGAAAATATAAATTAAATAATATTTTTAATGATTAATTAACATGGATGATAAAGATAAAATATTAGAACTTCAAAAAGAAGTGGATGAACTGAAAGATGAAATTGTAGAATTAAAATATATAGTAAATAATAATAAAGAAAAATTATTGTTAGAATTCTTTAGAGAATTATACGAAAATATTTTTAATGATAAAGAAATTAGAAAATTGTCTAAAAAAGAAATTGTGGAAAATCTTAAAGAATATATGCAGATATTTAAAAAAGAAAATAAAATATTTTTTTAAATGAATATAGATGATATTTATATAAATGTATTAAATAAAATGAAAACTGATTTCAATGAAGTTTGTTTTTATAGTAACACACAATTAATTAATCTAATATCAAACACATTAAAAAAATGTAAAAAATCTTCCAGTAATATAAACGACAAAGCTGAAATAATAATAGAAATTTTTGATAAAATAGAAACCGATAAAATTATATTATGTTATAACAAACATCAATATATTAAATTTTTTAAAGTAAATATAAGTAATATTGATAAGGTAATTAGAAAACTTAAATTAACAAATATAGAAAATGACACAATCTGATTATAATAAAGTTTGTAATAATTACAAAAATAATATTATACATAAATTATTATCTTTAAAAAATTCAGAATTAAAACCAGAAATAATTGAAAATAATATTAAAGATTTATTAAAATTATATGGTTTAAGTTTATTTGATATCTATACTAATAATAAATTAAATATAATGGTAAGATTTTATAGAGTTAGAGGTTCTGATATATTTGAAGTTAAATTAAATTTACTTAAAGAACTAAGAAAAGAAAAAATAAAAAATTTTATTTAATCTTTTTTGTTAAATGATAAAAAATATATTATATTTGAATAGACATATTGCGGGATGGTAGCAGTTGGTAGCTCGTCAGGCCCATAACCTGAAGGTCGATGGTTCGAGTCCATCTCCCGCCACTAAATAATTATAAATCTATGAAACTACAAGAAAGAATACAAAGTGATCTTAAACAAGCTATGCTTGATAAGAATGAAAATAAAAAGTCTTTGTTAAGAGTTTTTATTGGAGAAATGAATAGAATTGGTAAAGATGTTAGTGACGAAGATATTTTAAAAATACTTCGTAAAATGAAGGAAAATGCTGAAATGATGAAGAATAATATGGAAGTTTCTATTATAAATGAATATTTACCAGTAACTATTAGTTACGATCAAACTAAAAATATTATAAGTGATATCATTTCAAAAAATAATTTTTCTGGTATGAAAGATATGGGTAAAATTATTGTTGAATTAAAAAAATTACCTATTATTAATTCTATTGATTTAAAAATGGCAAGCCAAATTTCAAAAGAAATTTTAAGCTAAAATAGCGATGTAGCTCAGTTGGTTAGAGCATTGGAATCATAATCCAAGGGTCATCAGTTCAACTCTGATCATCGCTACATATGAAAATAAAATAAACAAATTTTGTTTTGTTGAATATAAGAAGAAAAATAAAAATTATGATAGATATTAGAGCATTTGAACTTATTTTTTCTAATGAAGGAAAAATTATAGGTAATAAGGAACTTGATATAAAATCTTTAAAATTTAAACATGATAATATTTATCAACACAATAAAAAATTAGATAAAAATAGTATTTTGTTAACAAAAAATAATAATTAATATGAAAACATTAAAGAGAAACAGCGATGTAATAAGAGCTAAAGAAAAAGATGTTAAGTCTTATCTAAATAATGGTTATAATTATTGTCCTAAGAGTGAATGGAAAAAGTTAGAAAAGAAAGAAGAAAAGAAAGAAAAAAATAAGAAATAATTTTATGAAAAAATAGAATTAATTGAAAAATTACAAAAAATGCCAAACTATGATGTATATACCATAGTTAAATATGGTACACAACTTATACGTAGTAATGAAATTATTTTGTCTAATAAAAATGTAATTTGGCATCCAAGTGGTAATAAACCGTATTTAGATAGAGATGAACTATTAAATATTTTGAATACTTCTTCAAATAATTTAGATGATGTTTATGTTATGGTTAATTGTAATAAAAAATTAATTAATGAAATTATATGTAATCATAATAAAATTATATTAAAATATGAATATTAATTTTGTTTATTAAAAAATTATTACTAACTTTGTTCTATATGATGGCGGTATGGCGAAATTGGGAAACGCAATTGACTTAAAATCAATCGGTTAGCGAAAGCTGCCTTGTCGGTTCAACTCCGACTACCGCTACTTAAAAGACACTAATTCAATTAGTGTCTTTTTTATTTTCTATAATTTAATAGACACGTATTTATTTTTCTTTTTGTGCCTACTTTTTTTTAATATATACTTTAAAAATAATATTAAAGTATGTTAAAAATAAAAGACAGAATTAATGATGATGTATTTATTGAAGTTTGTAAAACATCATTAACTATGGCACAAGCTGCTAAAAAATTAGGAATACATTTTAATTCTTTTAAAAAAAGAGCAATAGAATTAAATTGTTATTTTACCAATCCATCTGGAAAAGGAATAAATAAAAAAAGTGTATTTAAACAAACATTAGAAGAAATATTAGTTAAAAATTCTCCATATAGAAATACACATAAATTAAAAAATAGATTAATAAAAGAAGGATTAAAAGAACATAGATGTGAGAATTGTAATAATACAGAATGGTTAGGACAGCCTATACCAATAGAATTACATCATATAGATGGTGATAATAGTAATAATTTACTTGAAAATCTACAAATATTATGTCCAAATTGTCATAGTTTAACAGAAACATTTCGTTCAAAAAATTTAAAAAATAGAAATATTATAGAAACAATTGATGATATAAAAGATATTAAAACACCAAATATTTACATTAAAAAAGAAAAAATTAAAGTTGAAAGAACAGTAAAAAAATTAAATATCTGTAAAGAATGTGGTAAAGAAACATCTAATGAAACATTTTGTTCTAATGAGTGTCGTAATATTTTCATGAATAAGAATATACCAACTAAAGAACAATTATTAGAAGATTTCAAAATATTAAAAAGTAATATACAAGTTGGTAAAAAATATAATGTAACTGATAACGCTGTTAAAAAATGGTTAATTAAATATAATATAAAAGATATTGTTGAACAATTTAAAACAAAATCAATACTACCAAAAGAACAATTAATAGAAGATTATAATATTTTAAAATCAAAAGCTAAAATGTGTCAAAAATATAAAATTGGTAAATCAACACTTAAAGAATGGTTTAAAGTTTATGATATTTAAAAATATAATAAAAATATTTTAAATTTAGTTAAAACTTTTAAATAAATTATAAATATTATCTATATGAAAAAATTCTATAACATTGATGATATGATATCCATGTTTGGTTGGAGAATAAAATCTGCAGTTTATATTAATGATGATGGTGATAAAGGTTTAGATTCTAAAAAATTATTTAAGTTAATTAAATCTTGGAAGTTTTGGAATAGTGATATTAGGAAAGCATACAAACAATATCAAGGTTTAATTATATGTCCATATATTATTAAACAATGTGAACCAATTGAAATTTATGGTATTGATGAAGAAACAATAAGAAAAGAAAAAATTAGAAAAGAAAGAATAAATAAATTAAATAAAATAGATGAATAACAGAATACCAGAACCACCAAAACCACCAAAACCTCCAATTGGTAGAATAATTAGAGAAGGTTCTAATTGTGATTGTCCAATATGTCGTTCATCGAGAATAAGAAAACCAAAACTGTTTGGAAAAAAGTATTGTATTAATCCAGATTGTGATAATTCTTATAATTCAAAAAAGAATATTAGAATAAGAAAAATAAAAGAAATTTTATAATATTTTTCATTATTATTTAGAAAAAACTTATATTTGTATTTTAATAAATACTTTTATGAAAAAAGTTTCTGATTATATAAAAGCTAACAGAAGAGGTTCAAGAGAAGCCGAACTTGAACTTAACAAAGGATTTAAATCTATGCATAAGGTTCATAAATCAGAAAAAACCTATACAAGAAAACCTAAACATCCTAAATCTTTTAACACTGAAGAATAATGATAGGTATTTATAAATTAGGTTATGATATTGAAAAAGAATTACAACAGATATCTTTAAGTATGAAAGATAAAGCAACATTATTATCAAAATATATAATGTCATTATCTAATGAATTTAAAATAAAAACTAATTATTTAAATGTTGATTATATAATTGTTTCATATAATATTGGTTCTTATTTAGTAAGTTCACGTAATTATCATATTAATAAACCATATAATAAGTTATATAAAAAATATATAAAAGCTTATAATTTTAAAAATGATGAAATTATATTCACTACGAGTTTATATGAATTTGAAAACATAGATAGAATTCTTAAATTAAAAGAAATTTATCCAGATTTGAATAATAATATTATTGAAGATGATATTTAAAGAGTATATAGAAACATATGATTATATTCATGTTGATCAACCATTATGTTTAAAATTTACATCTAATTTTTTTTATATAATAAAATGTTTAGAAGAAGATAATAATGTTAAAATAAAATTCTTATATGTGTCTGATTTTATTCATTATAATTTTATAAAACAAATATATAAAATTGGATGTCATTCAATATTTAAAAATTTGAAAATAGAAATATTAGATTCATTAGAAGATGATGAAATTGTTTTATTCACAAATGAAAATGAATTTAATAATTATGATAGAATTAAAAAGATTTATAATATATTAGATATTAAACATTAAAATATGAAAGCTTATAAATTATTAAGAGTTAGAAAAAATGGTACAATTGGGCCACTTTTTATTAATAAAAAATTAGTAATACCTATTGGTGTTTGGTTACATGCTGAACCACATCCAACAAAAGGATATACATATAGACCATTTTGGCACTGTACATCAAAACCTTTTGCTCCACATTTAACAGAAAAAGAAAGATGTTGGTATGAAGTAGAAATAGATGATTTTCAAAAAATGGTTAGACCAGAACATCAAGGTGGTGTTTGGTATTTAGCTAATAAAATGAAAATTATAAAAAAATTATAATGGTTTTCAGATATTCAATTGACGAAAATATTATAAAAGAATATTTTAATTATTTTAAAGAAAAAAGATGTAGAATTAATAAAACAAAATAAATTAGATAAAAATATATTATTTTAAGAAAATATTTTGTTATAATAAATAATTATATTATATTTATACAATATATAAAAATCTTTAAACTGGGCCTGTAACTCAGTTGGTTTAGAGTGCCAGACTCATAATCTGGAAGTCACAGGTTCAAGCCCTGTCAGGCCCACTAATAAAAAATAATGGATTTAAATAAAATAACACCATTTATTGGTGAATGTAATTATCATAATTATGTTACATATTATAAAAGTAAAAAAATAATAAATATAAATTTTTATGATAATGTATCAGGTGATGTTATATTAAATTTGAACAAAGCTAATTTTATTTATAATATTGATAACATTAGAAATGTAAACTTAAAAGTTTTTTATCCAAAATGTGAAGTTAAAAATTTTAGTGGATATCTTTATCACTTTAATGGTACATTAAAAAATATAGAATTCTTTAAAGATAAAAAAATAATTTTTATTGGAAAAACAGATATATTTAGGAAATATACACAAATGTTTATACCTATTCAAGTTTATGAACCCAAATTAATAAAAACAGATATAATACCACAAAAAAGTTTTAATTATATTATTAAAAAAACATATGAAATAAGTTTAATTGGTTCATATTCTAAAATGTATAATATTAATAACTTAAAAGAAAAAAAGATAAAATTTGATGTGTTTTCAGGTGAAATGTTAAATGAAAAAGGAAAAAAATACGAAAAATTAAACGAAATAATAAAAAATCAAGGTATTAATGCATATGGTTTGAGTATTGAATATTATGATTATATTATAAAAGGTTTACACAATAAAGAATTTAGACAAATTTTTAATGAATTAATAAGAGATATAAAAATTAAAGATATTTTATGAAATATAAAACAATTTAAATCCACAGCAATCAACAGAAATAGAAATAAAAAAGCGTTATAAAGAATTAGCTATAAAGTGGCATCCAGACAAGTGGGTTCTTGATACTAAAGAAAATCAAGAAGTAGCCAATAGAAATTTTCAAAAATTAAATTCTGCATATGAAATAATTAAGAAATATAAAAATATTAATTTATTTTTTTTTAATTTCTTTTTTAACCAAAAGTAAGCTGGTATTAGAAGTGTGAAAATAATATAATACCACCTTTTTATTGTGATATCTATAAAATTATTAAAAGAATATTTTAAATTATTTTTAATTTTAATTTTATTTTCAGTTATTAATATCTTTTCATAATCACCATTAATATAAATTTTATATTTCAAATTTTTAGATTTACCAATTGGTTTAATGCTCCATTTATAATTAAAATGATTTTTATTATCAACGATGTCATATGTTCCGCTTTTAACTATTTCAAAATCTTCTTCGTTTTCTATTTCTAATATAATCTCACCATCACCACCCCATTCTAAATTTGAACAAACAGAATCATATTTTATATTTTCATTGAAAGAAAACCACGAAATCTTTAGTTTCGTGGATGAATTTCAAATATAATTTAAAAATAATTAAAAAAAAATCTACAAAAAAGTATAAAAAATGTAAAAATAGACTTAAAAAATTTAATATATAGTTATAATGAAAACTATATTTAAATCATTTAAGTTTAGAATTTATCCAACAAAAGAACAAGAAATATTGTTGTCTAAACATTTCGGTGCTTGTAGATTTGTTTTTAATCATTATTTAAACAAAAGAAAAGAATCTTATATTGAAGATAAGAAAACTCTTAATTATTATGATAATGCAAATGATTTAACTCAGTTAAAAAAGGATGAAAATTTTATTTGGTTAAAAGAAATTAATAGTCAATCACTTCAGTCTGCTCTAAGAAATTTAGATGTTTCATATATGAAATTCTTTAGAAAACAAACTAAATTTCCACAATTTAAATCAAAATATGATAGACAGTCATTTAAAACACCACAATCTGTAACCATAAAAAATAATATATTGTATATTCCAAAATTTAATGAAGGAATAAAAATATGTTTATATAAAGAAATTAATGATAAAATATTATTTGCTACGATATCTAAATCAACAACAGGAAAATATTATGTATCAATAACTTGTGAAGTTCAACATGAACAGTTTGAAAAAACTGGTTCAAAAATAGGAATAGATACTGGTATAAAAGATTTAGCTATACTTTCAGATGGAAAAATTTATGAAAATATAAAAACATTAAAAAATAATATAAAGAAATTAAAACATAAACAAAGACAATTATCAAAAAAAGTAAAAAATAGTTCAAGTAGAAATAAACAAAGAAAAAAACTTGCAATAATATATGAAAAAATAACTAATATTAGAAAAGATTATCTACATAAAATTAGCACAGAAATAGTCAAAAACCACGATATCATTTGTGTTGAAGATTTATCAGTAAAAAATATGATGAAAAATCATAGTTTAGCTCAATCATTTTCTGATGTTAGTTTGGGTGAATTTTATAGACAACTGGAATATAAATGTGAATGGAACGATAAACATTTTATTAAAATAGATAGATATTTTCCTTCATCAAAAATGTGTTCTAATTGTGGATGGATTTACCAAGATTTAAATTTAAACATTAGAGAATGGATTTGTCCTTCTTGTGGAGAAAATCATGATAGAGATTTTAACGCAAGTAAAAATATTTTAAAACAAGGTCTAAAAATATTGTCTGGTTCAGGAATTGAGTCGGACATTAAACAAAAACAGGTGGAGGCGTTGTCAGTAGACGAGTCTATGAAACCTGAAACTACTAAATCATTAGTTTAGTGGTAGTTCATTTCTAAATATAAAATGTTATTTTTATTTTTTATTATATCATCATGTTTAATATTAAATAATAAATGTTTTTTTGGTTTATTTAAAACATTTATTTGTTTATCAAAAACGATAATATCTTTACTTGTATTGTTTTCTTTTATTATAGCTTTAAGAATTAATGTATAATTTCCTATTTTAAGGGGGTAACACCCCAAATCCATTCTGCTATAACATTATCACTCACTTCTTGATTATCTGAGCTAATTTTATTTATATTAAAAGCTTTTTCATCTAAAGATATTAATTCCATATTCATAATATTACCAACAGGTATAATATATTTTTTAATTTTTCCAGATTTATTTTTAGAGAAAGTTTCTATTATATACTTAGGTATGGTATCATATTTTTCTTTAATTATTTTAGCTTCAACTCTTGTTGTTGTATTTATAATAAAAAATGAATCAATTTGATATATTAATGTTCCTTTTTCTATATTGTTTTTTATATAAGGCGTATGTTTTATTTCTTCTATATATGTTTCTGTTAATATAATACTATCTTCTTTAATTAATGATATACTATCATATTCAACAATTTCAATATTATTTATAATTTGCAATTCTTCTTGAACTATTGGTGAAATTGTAATATTTTTGTTTGTGTAACAAGATATAAATAATATTAAAAAAATTACATAGAAATAAATTTTTCTCATAAATTATTATTTTTCTTCTTTATCTAATATATCTAAATGTTTTAATGCAATATCAAAAATATCATAATCTTTATTTAAATTTGCTGGAAAAGCTAACATACCAACAGCTTTTTTCTTATCTCCATTAACAGCTTTTAATAAATCTTTAGCTAATTCTTTTCCAGATGTATAAACATCAATTATTTTTTTATCTTTTGGTATATTAAGAATATTGTATAATTTTCCTTTTTTAATTTCAACATCTTTTGACCACATATCATCAGAATTATTTTTTTCTGATAAAAAATCTTTAAATTTAGATAAATGTTTCATTTTTATTTAATTGTTTTTTAATATAATTATATATTAAAAATTCTAAACTTATTTATAATAAATTACTATAATATTAAATCACTAAAAAATAAATAATATTATGAGTATGCTAAATTTTAATTTTAAAGATTTAATTCAGTTAAAAAACACAGAAGAATTTAATGTAGAAATGTCCTTAATAACATTACATTATAATAGAATTCCAAATTTGTATACTGTTGTACACAACATTTATTCAGAAAAATTTTGGAAATTTTTAAAAACAAAATTTAATATAAAAGATGAAAATATTATAGTTTCAACAGATTTAAATGTAGATATAAAAAATAGAGAACAAAAAATGCACCAATATCTTATTTATATTGAAGAAGAAAATATATTTTTATCATTTTATGATGAAGAAAAAAATCTTGATGATGATGATTATTTAGATTTAGTAGACGAAAATGAAAAATTAAATAAAATTAGTATGATTAAAATATTTTATGATCATACTAAAATGAAATATGTAACAGATGAATTTATACCAAATTTAAAAGATATAATTCATATGCCATCGGTAAAAAATCAATTTTTTATTATTTCAGCATCAGAAATGAGTGGATTTGAATTGAGAGGTACGTATATTAGAAAAATGAATGTTGACATAGCATTAAATTATGGTGATAAATTTGTTGATAAACATAAACAAATTGTAGATTCATTAAAAAATAGTGATAATGGTTTATATTTATTTTATGGTGATTCTGGTGCTGGTAAAACTACATACATTAGAAAATTAATATCAGAATTAAGTGATGATAAAACTTTTATTTATGTACCATCATATTTAATGTATGAATTAGCAAATCCAGAATTAATATCATTTATTTCAAAATATAAAAATTCTATATTAATTCTTGAAGATGCTGAAAATGTTTTAACAGGAGATGCTTTTGAAAGAACCCAAGCAATAGCTAATATTTTAAATATAAGTGATGGATTATTAAATGATGCAATAAGTGTTCAAATTATAGCTACATTTAATGTAGAAAATAAAAAAATAGACCCTGCATTATTAAGAGCAGGTAGATTAAAAGTTAATCATAAATTTAAAGCTTTATCAGTTAATGAAGCCAATAGATTAGCTGAACATTTAAAAATAAATAAAAAATTCACAAATCCAACAGTTATATCAGACATTTATGATAAACCATCAGTCGATTTAGTTGATAAAGCATTAAATTCTGTTAAAAAAATTGGATTTAATTCAAGTGAATCAGATTAATATATATTATGTTATATTAATTAAAAATATGAGAATTATAAAATGAATAGTGAAAATAATATATCATCAACAAAACATGATGTTCATATACTTGATTTATTAATTCATTATTTTTCAAATTATGATTTGAATAATCAAAAATTTACATATATTACTTGGAATAATATTTATACAGACTTATTAAAAATTGTAAAAATTAAACCAGAAACTATAAAAGATATAAAAAACAACAATATTGATAAATGTTTTTTAAATTCATATAATAATTTATTAAATTATAATTTTGATAATTATTTATTAAATAATGATTTTAATAAAAATTTTATTTATTTAAACAAGGTTTATGAAAAATCTATTGTTAATTCAGGAAGAATAGAATTTAAAAGATTTTATATTAAAATTCTTCTTATGTTATGGTTTAATGATAAAATTATATTTGAAAATGAAAAATTGGGTGTTGTTATATATAATATTCTTCAAAAATACGATTTCATAATTAAAAAATTATCATATAATGTTAAAGAAAGCATTTTGAATAATTTTCTTATATATTTTTATGATATGTATAGTAATGGTAAGTTTATTTTAAATCAAAAAGATTTTATTTATATAAATAATAAAAAATATTATAATTTGATTCATTCTTACGCAATATATATGTTTATAAATTTAAAAAATTATATTAATGATTATTATATATATGGTAACACTAATATATTTTTTTATGTTGATTCTGATAGGGAACATTTAAATCCAAATTCATTATCAACACATATTATCAACACATATGGTCAAAATTTTACTTTTAGTTTAGAACAAAATATTAAAAGTTTATTTATAGACAAAAAAAGTTATTTATATATAAACAATAAAGAAATTTTATATCAAGGTATTTCTCATATAACAGGAAAAGATGATAATAAAATAAAAAATTTAGTAAGGAAAAATAAAATAGAAAGTTTATTATTATAAAAATTAAAATGAATAAAAATGGCAAGTGAAAAAGGGTATGTTTCTCATGAAGAATATTTAAAATTAAAAGAAAATACAGTAAAACAAAGCTATCGTGATAGACATAAATTAACAGATAAAGGTTTGTGGTTATTCTCATGGTTTGGTAATATAGTTTCTGTATTTTTATCATATTTTTTTGTTAAATCATTATTTAATAGTGCTTTTTCTGATATAAGTGATTTTTTAATTATATCAATAGCAATTATATTATTTTTATCTATGTATGAATTATTAAAAAGACATGTTTTTGGTTTATTTAGCACAGAATTGATAAGAAATAAATTTGGTCTATTTAAAAGTAATATGTTTACTTTTAATTTATCTGTTTTAATATTAGTAGCTGGTTCTTTTTATTTAAGTATGAATGGAGCTCAAAGATTTATGAATAATGAACAAGTTATTATAACTAAAACTGAAACTAATTTAACAACACAAATTGATTCATTAAATAATTTTTATTTTAATACTTTTATTAAACCATTACAAAGCGAAAATACATCATTAACCAATCAAAATGATGGTTTTTTAGAAGCTGCTAAAACAGCATATGCAAGTAGATATACAAAATTAATAGAACAAAATAATAATAAAATAAAAGATAATAATATTAGAATTGAAAAATACGAAAAAGAAAGAGATCAAAAAATAGAAATTATAAAAAATGAACAAAATATTAAATTAAGTTCGATGAAAGAAGAAAATTCATCTAATATGTTAATTTTTATTTTAATATCTTTTTGTATTGAAACTGTTATTATTATTGGTATTTATTTTGATAAATATTATAATTATAGAATAGTTACTGAATATGAACAGGAAATATTAAGTAAACCAGCTTATAAAAAATGGGTTGTTTATAATAACTTAATAGATGTTGTTTTTGAAGGTATTCAAGTAGGTGATAATTTACCATCTGCTAATGATATTAAAGATATAATTATAATGAATGAAATTCAAGCAACACCAAAAGAATTAGAAAACTTTTTTAAAATGATGTATTATTTTAAAGTTATTGAAAAAAGAGGTAGTAAAAGAATAATGAATTTATCATCAGATAAAGCTAAAGAATTAGTGAAAAAATATTATAAAATAGATTAGTTTTTTTTATTAAAAATATTTAAAAAAGGTCAATTATAATATATAATTGACCTTTTTATTTTATATATAAATAAAAAATATTTTTTATGAAAAAAGCTTTAGTAGTATCAGGTGGAGGCTCTAAGGGAGCATTCAGCGGAGGAATTATTGAAAATTTAATTAAATTAAAAAATAAAGATTGGGATATATATGTAGCTTCTTCAACAGGAAGTTTAATTATACCTAGTACTTCAATAGGTGATATAGATAAATTAAAACAGCAATATACAAGTGTCGATAACAAATCTATATTTAAAATCTCACCATTTACACAAAAAGGTAAAGTTAGAATTTTGAATGCTGTTTGGAGAGTTTTAACAGGAAAAGATTCTATTGGTGATGGATCAAGATTAAGAAAAAGAATAGAAAAAATATTTACAGAAGAAAATTTTAATGAATCAATAAAAAGAAACAAAGAAATATATGTTTGTGTTTCAAATTTAACTACGGCTAAAGCAGAATTTAAATTACAAAAAGATTGTAATTATAAAGATTTTTGTGATTGGATGTATGCTTCATGTTCTGTTCCTGTTGGTTTTGAAGTTGTTAAAAAAGATGGATATGATTATGTTGATGGTGGTTTAATACACACAATACCTATTCAAAAAGCTATTGATGCTGGAGCAGAAGAAATTGATATAATAATTTTAAAAGAAAAAAATCCTAATTATGAAGATGGTTGGGAAGCAAAAAACGTTTTTAATGTTTTTATGAGAATTATAGATGTTATGAATATTGAGATATCAAGAGATGATATATTAGTTGGAAGTTTATCTGGTGAACAAAAAGAAATAACTATGAATTTTTATTATACACCATATAAATTGACAAAAAATTCTATTATTTTTAATAAAGAAGATATGTTAAAATGGTGGGAATTAGGTTATAATTTTGATAAAATAAATAAAGAATTATTAAAAACAACAAATGTTGATTTAAAAGAAAATAATTTAATACATTCTATTAAAATAAAGAAAAATTTAAAAACTAATAAATATAATATACAATAATTTAATATATAAATATATGAAATATTTGAATAATTATAATGATTTTATAAATGAAAATTTAATATCACCTGAGATGGTTGAATTGGTTGCTGATGTTAATATACTTGAATCAATAGTAACAGATAGTGATTTATTATTAAATTCTATACAAGCTAAAGAAGAAGATATATTTAAAACATTGGAATTAAATCCAGATAATTTTAAAACTAATTATACAATAGAAGAACTTTATAATAATAGAAGTTTTAATAAAAAATTAAAAGATAAAAAACTTAAAAAAACACAAATTGAAGAAAGTGATGATGCAGAAACATTCTTAGAAAACACATTAGATATAAAATTTTTCCTTATTCATGAAGAAAATAAATCATCATTAGATAAACCCGAATATATTATTTTTCAAAGTAAAAGAAAAATTGATAAAAAATGGAGTGATGTTAAATTTTATAGTGTGAATGATGATATAAAAAATTTTTATGATAAACTTACTAATAAAACAATAGAATTAAAAAAGAAAGATAAAAAATATATCTATTTTACAAGCAATTCTGGAAATAATTGGCAATTACAAAATATTCAAGATAAAGATGATATTTTTCAAGAAATATTAGATAGAGAGAAAATAAAGATTATTTTACAAGATAAAGATATTTTAATCACAATAATTGCTTAAAATTAACAAAAAACCATTTTTTTGATTTAATATATAATAAAAAAATAAGATAATAATTATGAATCATATTAAAACATTTGAAAGTTTTTCAGCAGATTTAGAAAATGTTGAAATAATAGATGAAGGTCTTTTCACATCTGTAAAAAAAATTATAGCTAAAATTGCTGGCTTATCAGTTGAAAAAGCAGAAGAAGTTAAAAATGTATTTGTTGAATTATTTCAAGAAGCATCAAAAGTTACTGATTTAAGTAGAAAATTTTGGGCTAAAGTTAAAATTCTTATTGATAAAATGAGTACAGAAGATATGTTGAAAATTTTAAATCAAGCAAAAGCTGATTATGAAGCTAATGGCGCAATTGGTTATGTTGTAGAAGCTAATGGAAAAGTTGGATATAAAGCATCTACTTCGGTTAAAACAGCACGTGGAATTGGTGGACATAATTTTGGTGAAGGTGCTTAATAAATGAAATTTTATAATTTTCTAAACCGATGTTGATTTATTCTTCATCGGTTTTTTCATTATATATACCAGCCATACTCATTATAGTACCATGAATAAATGTGATTGATTTAATATTTTTCAAAACTTTAAATCTGAATGTAGCTGAAATAACAATAAAAATTGGTGCAATTATTTTAAATATTGGAGAAAAAGAGATAAAAACCACACTTAACATGGTTAAAAAAAGTAGAACAAATTCCCAAGATATCAACATATCAATTCTTTCATGTAAATAAGACATAACAAGTTCACTTGCTGTATCACCAGAAAAACTCATTTTTCTATCAACTTCATTTAATAGATTATCGGTATTTCTATATCTTTTACCCATTAACAACTTGAAGTTTTCTGTTTTAAAAGTATACTTGTCCATATTCATATATATTTATTTAGAACAAAGATAAAAGTAATATTTTATATAAAAAAATATTTTAAAATAAAAAAAGCACTTTTTAAGTGCTTATTATTTAGTTTTAGGTCTACCTCTACCTCTTTTTTCTGTTGATTCTTGCTTAAATAATGTGTTATCTTTACTAATATCTTTACTTATCTGGTTGATATTATCAATAACTTCATTAGCATTGTTTTTTTCATCATTTTCTTTAATATCATCACTTTCGTTATCATCTTCAATAACTTCTTCTGTATTAATATCTTTATCAATATATTTTCCGACTATTTTTGGTCTTTTTATTGGATATTGATAACTTGTTAACATTAAACGATATTCCATATCACCAACAACGGCTCTTAAATAATGTTCATCATCTTCACCTAAAAATTTAATAACACTATTTGGATCAACACCATTAATTCCACATATTAAAGTTAAATACTTATTCATAATTTATATTTTTTCTTATATATATTAATAATATATGGGTCTAATTACAAATTTTTCAATCTGTTATACCTATTTATTATTTTTTTAATCTCTTCTTCTTCATTTTTAGGTGAAGGTATAACCACAGGTTTTGGTGGTTTAATTGGATTAATTGTTGGTGTTGGTGAAGGTTTAGTTCTTGGTTTAACTTCAATTTCCTTTTCAGTTGATGAACTAAAATTTTCAAATGTTTTTAAATATTTCATATTAATAATATTATTTTTCTGTTTTTCTACTAATCATAGCCTGAATTTCTTTAGCTGTTTCCCAATCTTCATTGTCAATAGCTATGTTTAATTGATAATTTAATTCATTAATACCCATATTAACCCAATTTTTCTTTTTATTTTCTTCTTTTGTGGTTGATTTTTTGGTATCTTTTTTCATAAAATTTATCAATTCATTATCATCTTGTGATTGAATTTCTTCTTCATTTTCACCATTACCTTTTGAACTATCAATTATATTCATATAAATTTTTTCGAAAAATTCAAAAGGTTGTTCTTCTTCTTTTAAACTAAAAAGTTTTTCACATATTGAAATAAACTCTCTGGCTGGATATGTGTAAAATGTAGCTAACAAAGAAGCTAAAATATCTTGTTTTTCAAAAATTAATCCTTTTTTAATTAAACGATTTTCAAGATTATTATAAAATGTACGAAGATGTTTAACCATCTCTGGTCCATATTTTAATCCTTCTGTTTCTATTCTCATGGTGTCTGTGAACTGAAATACTTTTTTTAATTCTTCTGGAGATTTACCAGTTTGACCATGCATAGCAATTAATTCATATAACCCTAATACCATTTCATGTATAAGAACTATTAAAATAAAACCTTTAGCTACCACAGTATATTGTTCAGTTTCATCATCATATTTCAAAAAATTTCTTCCTAATGGAACTGCCATTTCATGTGATGTTTCAGTATCATCTACAATTTCATCTGGAATATTCCAATGTGTGTCATGAGTTATTTTCATTAATTTAAAATAATCTTGAAATAATTCAGATGGTAAATCATTATCTTCTTCTAAAATAATACCTTCTTGTGAAGCCATAGCAAACCCTTGTGTTAAAGAATTTATAATTCTTCTTTTATCTATTTCATTTTTAACAGTTTCTTCTTCTTGATTTTTTTTAGATGTGAAATCATCATCACTTAAACCAGCTTTTGTTCCTTGTTTTAATTCTGGTGAAGGTTGATCTAAAATTTCTAAATCAAAATTCACATCATCAATATTAAAACTTTTATTATTTTTAAAAAGTTTTTTTACGGTTTTAAGTGCGATATCTATCAATTCTTCATTTGAATATTTAGATTCTTTCCTTTTAACATCATTTATTGTATGAAAAGATTCCATTCCACTTTTCATAAAATCTTGCATATTTGGTTTTGATTTATCTTCTTTTGCTTTATTTAAAAAATCTTTAGGAATACCAGCATCAGATAAATCTTCATTAAACTTATTAATTTTTTTAATATTCATTGATGTTATTTGTTTTTTATTAATTCTTCAATTTCTTTTTCACCATTTTTTAATTCTTCTTCATGTTCTTTATCTAACATAACTAATAACGTTTCAAATTCACCAACATGAGTTTTTTCTTCTTTAGCTATATCTAATAAAACTTTTTTAATATTTTCATTCTTTGCTTGTTTAGATAATTGTTCATATAAATTTATTGCATCATATTCAGCAATAATAGCAGCACGAATTATTTCTTTGTCCGATTTTTTCTTATCATCATCAGGAATTTTAGACATCATTTCATTAACTTTTTTCTTGTTTTCTTTTCTTTTAAAACCATCTTTAAAATCTAAAACTCTTGAATACTCTTGAAATTTTTTTGATTTTTCTTTATCTAAATAATCAAATAATTCTGTATCTGATACATCAGAACTACTAATACTACCAGTATTATCTTTATCATGTAAATCTTTATTTAGATTTTTTAATGCTTCTCTTTTCAAGTCTACATAATCTTGTCTTATTTGTTCTAATTCTTCTTTTGTTGAAGAAATAAATTTTTTATAATATTTATTATCATCAGAAATTTCTTTTTTACTATAATATTCAAATGTTTTAACGTATTTCATATAAATTTTTAATTTTTAATTATATATTAAAAATATTTAATTAAAATTATTCTTTATTTAACATTTTAAACTTAACTTTTCTTATTTCTTTATCTATATCTTTAATATTTGATGGTGTTTGATATATAATTTCATTATTTTCAATATTTATTACTCGATAAGAATTAAATGTTGAACCATCCCAAATATTATTAGCTATATTTATTGCTGCTTCTAAATTATTAGTTTTAAAACAATCTTCAACATTTGAGTTTATATAATCTATTCCCGCAAAACTTTCTGTAACTTCTCTAATATTTTTAGCATTTTTATTTACTAATAAATATAATAATTTATTATTTTTTTTATTATATATTTTATTAATTACATAAACACCATTTTCATAATAATTATTTAAAACAAGTTCACGCCAAATTATACGACTTGTTTTATTTTCATTAATAAAATATTTATAATTTTTAATCATTATTATTTTTATTTTATTCCTACAAAAGCTAATATATCTTTAACACCATAATTATGTAATGCGTTAGCTCTATGTGTACCATCAATTATAGTAAAATCAGCTTCTAATACAATTGGTGGATATGTTTTTGTTTTATTATACATAATACCATAATTATCTACATCTATTTGATATAAATAAAATTCATCAATATTAATTTTATCAATTGGTATTAATTTTAATATAAATTTATCATATTTATCTATTCTTTCACCTAAATCACCATCAACAAAACTTTCTTCATATTTATCTGCACTATCTGTTAAAAATTCTACATACTGATATATAACATCATTATCTAATATATCACCAACTTTAGCATTATAAATTTTATCTAAAATTGGTTTATATCTTTTTTCTTGACTTTCAGATTTAAATGTATAATTTTCAAATGTTTTTAAATATTTCATTTTTTAGCACCGTATTTTTTAAGTAGTTCAACTATTTCTTTATAACCTTTCTTTGAAGCCAAATTTAAAGCAGAAAACCCACCAATATTTCTTATATTTACATCAGCATCGTTTTTTAATAATAATTCTACTACATTTTTATAACCTTTTCCAGAAGACATTATTAATGATGTATTATTAATTTTATTTTTATAATTAATATCAGCACCCATTTCTAATGCTTTTTTGACACCTTTTAAAAAATTATATTTAGAAGATTGAAATAACATATCATCTGGTGTTAAATCTCCTAATTCTTTTAAAATTTCTTCATCTGATTTAGGTGTCATTTTATCTCTTAAAGACTCATTATATGTTTTTAAATATTTCATAAAAAATAATTTTTTGATTTCATAACTTTAATATATATTAAAAATTACATATTATATAATGATTAAAAAATATAAAAACTTTCTAAATGAAGAAGCTGATAAAAATATCAGCAAATATAATAATATGATAGATTTTACATATTTAAAGAACGATACATCTGTTGATAAAATAAAAGAAATTTGTGATATAGCACAAGAAAATAATTTTTATTCTGTTTGTGTTGATCCAAAATACGTTTCAGATGCATATGGTTTTTTAGAAGACGAAAAAATAAGAATTTGTACAGTTATTAATTTTCCAGATGGTCAAAATAAATCAGAACAAAATATTAAAGATGTTACAACAGCTATATCTGATGGAGTAGATGAAATAGATTTTGTTTTAAATTATAAAACTTTAAAAGAAGCTACAGTTTTAGAAGATATTTTAAAATCAAAAATTAATGACAAGAATTCATCAAAAGAAGAAATTAAAGAAGAACAAGAAGATTTAGACAATAAATATGATAAAATCGAAAAAAGTTTATTGGATGTTGCTGATATATGTCATAGAAATAGTATTATATTTAAAGTAATAATTGAAAGTGGTATGTTAACTATACAAGAAATTAAAAAAGCTTGTGAAATATGTGATAGAGGTGGTGCAGATTTTGTTATGACATCAACTGGTACTAAAGAAATAGGGGCAGAAGTTGATAAAGTTAAATATATGAGAAAAATATTACCAGAATATATTAAAATAAAAGTTAGTGGTGGTATTAGAAATGTTAAAGATATTGAAAAATTTTATGATTATGCTGATAGATTCGGCACAAGTACTATAATAAAAGAAAATATAAAAAATGAATAAAAATATTGTCAATTTTAAAGATTTTATGTTAAATGAAAAAAAGAGTGATAAAAAAGTATATTTTTTTCACCCTAAATCTATATTTGACACAAGAGCAGAAAGTCAAGCACTGGAATTAATAAATATATATTTTGATAATCCTTTTGTTTATAATACACCCGAAATAAGAGGTAGTTTTTATAAATTTGTGGATGATGTGAACACCGTTATAATATTACCATATGTTAATGGTTTAATATCACCAAGAACATTTAGAAGATTAACATATTCTTTTGAAAGAGGATATCCAGCATTTTACATTCATCCAAAAAAATATAAAATCATTAAAATTGAAAATTTAGAGTTTTTTGAAGAAAAAACTATGTCAAAAGATGAATGGCAAGAAACAGTTCAAAATGATAATATTGAAGATTATTTTACTGATGTAGAAGATTTAAATAAATAAAATTATAATAATTTTTTTAATTCTTTTAATTTTTCTTCTAATTCATTAACCCTATTATATGTTTTTTTATATAAAACATCACCACCATCAGGCATTCTTGAAAGTTCATGTAAAGTGGAATTTTTAATCTTTAATTCCTTTTTAACTTCTAAAATTTTTCTTTTTATTTTCTTTTCAGTATTATTCTTGCTGTTTTTAACGTATTCTTTTTCTTCTTTTCTGATTCTTTTCTCAATAGCCTTGATTATATAATCAATATTTTTCATGACATCACTGGTAAAACCAAATCTTTTTTTAACCTTGATAAATATATCATTCTCCTTATTGTAAAATTTTTTGTTTTGCTTAATATATCGTATACCTTTACTTTTATTAATGTAAATATCAAAACCATTATAAATATATTTCCACTTTGAAATATCTTTCTTATTGATTTCTTCAATAATACTTTTAGATATTTCTACTCTTTTTTTGAACCTTTTTGTGAAAAATAATAACATAGTTTTTGATTTTTATTATACAAATATAAACATTAATTTTTAATTAACCAATTTCTGATACAAGTATCAGACACATTATATATTTTTCCAGTTTTTCTATAACCAAATCTATTAACTTTTTCATATAATTCATCATATGTTGGTCTGTTTATACATTTACGTTTAATACAAATTGTTTTTACACATTTTTTACACAATCCTGATTTAGAATATTTAGTTATTTCAGTGCCACAATTTGAACAAAATATTTTATTTTTAATTTTATTTATATTAAAATTGAAATCAACATTCACTTGATTTTGAAATTGTAATAAATTATGTATAAATTTTTCTATAAAATTAATATCATATACTTTACTATAATGAATATCATATATAATCCAACCATCTTTTTCTATTATTTCTTTTCTTTCTTTATAATATTTTTTTAAAGTTTTATCTTTGTTATAATGCTGATTACCATTAATTTCTATACCTATTTTTTTATTTAAAATTACTATATCTATTGAAAAATTGCGTTCTTTTATTGGATTAAACTCACTTATATATTCTATATTATGTTCTGAAAGAATTTTTTTAAAATACTCACATGGTTTTGATATAAATTTATTATTATTTTTCCAAGGGTGTTTATCTTTATTATTTAATAAATAATTTATTCTTTTATCCGATATTATTTTTTTACTTTTTTCTGAATGTTTTCTATCTTTAGATATTTTTGATAAACAATCATCAGAAGAACATGTTTTATTGAAAATAATACCTTTTCTTAATTTAGCATTTTTAGAACAGTATATACATTTTGGAATTTTAAAATTTTCAAATTTAATATAATAATCTATTAAATTATATTGATGTGTTAATAAATGTTTTGATAACCCATTTAAATTTTTAAATTCTTTATTACATATTTTACAAATTAACATTCACAAAAAATTATTTTTAAATTATATATCATTAAAATAAAAAAGTGATTCCGAAGGGATTCGAACCCTTGACCTACAGATTAGCGTACCACTATGGTTTTCACCACCATTTTTCAATGTTTGTGGTCTGGAATCCATCTTCACCATTTCAGGTGCAATGCGTATTACTCTCTACGGTGTCTTCATAATTTATGAAGTTCCCTCGGTATTATCATCAGCTTGACCTGTTAAGACTCCACCGATATAGCATTGTCCATTTAATATGTTACTTATTCCATATTAAAGCTCCTAACTTGAAGTCTGTTGCTCTATCCAACTGAGCTACGGAACCATTTTATAAAATTAACTAATTATACAAAATATTTTTTATTTTTTCTATCCTATTTAATTTTTTATTTTCTAAAAAAAGATTTACCATATGTTTAATAACTTTTCTTCTTGTTCTAACACCAAATGTTTCTTTTTTTGTATATTCTAACCCATTAAATCCATGACTTCCAGAAGACCCACAAACTAACCATTTATATTTTTTCTTTTCATCATTATTATCAAAATGAATTTCTCTAAAATATATACTAAGTTTAACATTTATGAAATTTAGTTTAACACTCATATTTATTGTTGTTGGTGTAAAAATAATTCTATCAACTTTTTGTTTATATTCTTTTATATACAATTTAGCAAACTCATCAGTTAAATAAATATTATCATATCTTATCCAAAAATATTCATTCTTGAAAACTTCATCTTTTTTAAATTGTAAATCTTTTATATTTTCAATTAACATTTAATATATTTTTATTATTAATGATATTAATAACTATAAGGATTATATACATTGATGGTGTTTTTCATTTGTGTTGTTGAAATATGCATAAGGATTACTTCTGGTCTTATTTCAATATTTTTCATTCTACAATGTAATTGATTTATTAAAAAATCGTTTTTATTTATTTTATCAAGTAAAATTTCATAAATAAATCTACCATCTAATACACTTTTTCCTACAAAATTTAAGGATTCATGTTTTCTTTTTCTATTTGATAACAATATGTAATTCATAATAAATTTAAAAAATGAGCCGATGATAGGGATCGAACCTACGACTTGCTGATTACAAATCAGCTACTCTACCAACTGAGTTACATCGGCATGGAGCAGGGAAAGCGATTTTACACCCATTCCCTAACTGGAAGTTAAGGTCTTAATTAGATGATCCCTGCATATTTCAAAAAACTATACTATATATTAAAAAATATTTAAAAAGTTTATTTTATTTTTCAATTATTTCACAATTCTGAAATAATGATTTATTACCACCAATAATTAAAGTAACATTATATCCTAATTTTTTATATTCTAAAATTTTATCATCCATATTTTTCTTATTATATGTCCAACTACTTTTAATTTCAATTATTCTATTTTCATTAGGTATGTATATATCTGGTATTGCTGTTCTAAATTTTCTTTTTACTTTATCAAAATAATTAATTCTTAATGTTTCAGATTTAAAAAATATATTTTTTTCATCTAAAAATTTAAAATATTCTAATTCATATGATGATCTAAAATAACATTTTTCATTAAATTTTGTTGTATAATATCCAGATTTATATGGATAAACATTTACATTATTTAATTTCATTAAACCATTTTTATAAGCATTTGATACAGCATCAGATTGATTTCGCAATTTAATATTAAAACGTTCAAAAATAAGTGCTAATGTTTTAAAATTTATATTATTATATTTTTTACTTATTTGTAATAATGATAAATCATTTTCATAATATTCTTTATATAATAATTCTTTTACTTTATAATATTCATCATAAAATTCTAATGATCCAATTTTTGTTTTATCAAAATTTAAATATTTAATAAAAGTATTTATTTGTTTATAATTGTTACATATTTCTGGATATAAACATTTTTCTTGACCACAATATTTACAAATTTTTTGATAATTTTCATTTATTTTATATCTATTATTATTTTTATATAAATAATATTTTGTATTTTTCTTACAGTCTTTACAATATGTTTTTTTAGTTGCTCTTATATTAACTTCAATTTCTTTTCCGCAACCAAAACATGATATTTTTTTAGTTCCACTTACAAATGATGAAGAATAAGAATGAGAACATTTATCTGAACAAGTTTTCCTATAAATATTTCTTTTAAAGAAAGATTCTTTTATTTCTAACTCATATTCATTCCCACATTGAATACAAATTAATTTATATTTTTTAATAGGATTTTTCTCACATAATTTAGACATTTAAACATACACTTTTTAAGTATATATTTAATTATATGAGGCTTAAATAAACTTTTTGAGCAGTGAAAAAGAATCGAACTTTCACCCTTGGGTTGGAAGCCCAATATACTAACCATTATACGATCACTGCATTTTATTCTTGTTCAAATTTTTCTTGTTGAAAGAATTCTAAATTTGTAGTATCAATCAAAACACAGTTAACACCTTGTTTTTTTAATTCTAAAAATTCTAAAAAATCATCTTCAAAATGAATATCAATTTGTAATCTTATTATTTCATCCAACTTTGGAAATATATCAACAAAAAATATTTGAGATTTTTTAATTCCTAATTTTTCACAAACATTAAAAAGGTCAATATTTGGTATTTTAGGTGATCTTGATGTTATAACAAAAACATTATCATCATTTTTAATGAATGTTTTTGCTAAATCTTGAATCCAAGATTTTTCTAATGTTTTATCGAAATCAAAAGAAATTCTCATAAAAATAATTTTTTGTAAAGGTAATAAAAATTATTTAAAAATAAAAATTTCTCAATTAATTGATTTTCAACATAGTCGGGATTATGTGGCTCGAACACATGACCCCATGCTCCCAAAGCATGTGCGCTACCAACTGCGCTAAATCCCGATATTATAACTATATATTAAATATATATAGTTCTATTTTTAAAAAAGTTGCCCTTTAAGGATTCGAACCTTAGCCAACAGAACCAAAATCTGTGGTGCTACCGTTACACCAAAGGGCAATATTTAAATAAAAAATTTTTCATTAATTAAATCATCATATTCTATTACAATTTTTAATTTTTGTTTATAAAATGTTCCATATTTTTTATCAAAATTTTCAATTTTTAATAATAATTCTTCTATATTGATATTAGATTTAATATGTTTTCTTGAATTATCACTTTGTAACATTAATTCACAATTTGCTGGATGTGATAATAATAAAGGATTTATAAAATTTTCAAAACCACATTTAACAGAAAATATATGATCTCTACTAACACCATTTAAATTATTACCATGATTTTTTGCTTTATACCAACCAAATTTTTCAACTAAATTTAAATTAAAATAATCTGTATATTTATATACATGAAACTTAAAATTTGTAAATGATTTATAAAGTTTATAAACACTAACATTTTGTTTATAATACATTTTTCTACATTTATTTGAGCAAAATTTAGAATCTCTATTTACATATTTAAGAGGTTTGTCACAACATAAACATAACTTCGGATTATCATAATAATCTTTATGTGATTCTTTGAGTTTTTTGCTATATTTTAATAAATTTTCACTATTTCCATTTTTATTTCTTATAACACCTTTATTATTAAATTCAGCAGAGCAAGAATGAGAACAGAAAAAATTTCTCTTTTTTTCAAATGATATTATTTCTCCACAATTTTTACAATATTTTGGGTTTTTATTATATTCATTAATTTTATTTTCTCGTTTATTATTAACTGTATTTTTTACTTTATCATAATTTCTTAAATATTTATTTACATAAATGTTTCTACAAGTAAATGAACAATAAGTTAAATTATCTAAAATTATATTATTACATTCAACATTTTTACATTTTTTACACATTAAAAACCTTTTTATTTGTATATATCAAATAAAAATGGTTTTAAATAAAAAAAGTGGAGTCGATGGGGATCAAACCCACGTTATAAGAGTGCAAATCTTACGTTTTAGTCAGTTAAACTACGACCCCAAAAAAATATATTTTTGTTTTATTAAAAATGTTGGGAAAACAGGATTCGAACCTGCGAGGTGTTGCCACACATGCATCCAAGGCATGACCGCTACCAACTACGGAGCTATTTCCCAATAAATTTGAGCGATGTGTCGGACTTGAACCGCTTCCCTAGAATGGTAATCTAGTGCTTTAACCAATTAAGCTACACATCGCAGTTAAAAAGAATGTAAAAAATTCACATTCTTTTCATTTTTATTTAATTTTACCAGTATGTCAAAGAACAAAAACACTTAAAATAAAAAACCCACTCTTTTTACTGAGTGGGTTTTGTTTTTACCTTTTTTAGAGGTGGCTATATATTTAGTTTAAAATATGCCAAAACAATTCACACTCAGATCAAAACCTTGTGGTCTTGCTGGTCTGCCTGTACCTGCTGCTCCTTGTTGGGTAGCAGTTACTGTTGTTTGTGTGAATCTTGTTATCATTCCTCTATTATTATAATTTGTTTAAGTATATATTTACTTTAAAAAGTCATTTTTTTCTAAATACGATGTAAATATAATTTAATTATATTTAAAAAACAAAAAAAGTCTAATTTATTTTTTAAAAAATTTATATATAATAATTATGAAATATTTAAAAACTTATAATGAAAGTCTTAGAGATAAGATGAAACCTAAGACAGATGAAGAAATATTTTCCGAATTAGCTAATGAATCGGATATTGAGATATTTTTACATTCATTACAAAATAATTATTTAAAAGGTATTAAACATATTTTAGATAAAAAAAATTTAAATTATAGATATATAAATTTAATAAAACAACACATTTATAGTGTAAAAAATAAAGAAATTATAAAATATTTTTTATCAAGTAGAACAATTAAAAAACATTTAAAAGAAAATACTATTTACATTTTAGAAAAATATAAATTAGGATTACACCAAAATGAAGAAAAAGATTTTGAAAAATATATAAAAGATATTTTAGATTATGATAATTTTAATAAGGATGAAAATAATATATTATATGTAAAAAATAATGATTTAACTTTTACAATAGAAATATTTGAAAATATTTACAAACATCTTATTATAGATAAAAATAAATATTATGAAATTATAAATTTTGGAATAAATGTTAAAGAAATGTTTTTAATATTTAAAACATTAATAAAAGATAAATTAAATATTGAAATAGATTATATGAAATATGATGATATATTATCAGATATTGTAATTACAGAATCTTTAAGAGATAAGATGAAACCTAAAAGTGATGAAGAAATTTTAAATAGTTTAGGTGATTTAACACCAGAAGAAATATTAGCACAATCTGTTGAAAATAATTACACAAAAGGTGTTGAAATAGCTTTAGAAAAAGGTGTTGATGTTAATATTTTTGATTTATATGGTGACACTCCTTTAATTACAGCATCAAAAAGAGGTTTTATAGAAATTGTTGAATTATTATTAAAAAATAATGCTGATGTTAATAAAAAAAACATTAATGATATAACAGCTTTAAATATAGCTTCTATGAATAATCGAAAAAAAATTGTTGAATTATTAATTAAAAATGGTGCTGATGTTAATTTACATTCTGTATTTGGCACAACACCTTTAATGAATGCCTCTTATGGTGGTCACAAAGATGTAGTTGAAATTTTAATTAAAAATGATGCTGATATTAATAAAATAAATATTAAAGATGAAACAGCTTTAACACTTGCAAAAAAAGAAGGTCATAAAGAAATAGTAGAATTACTTAAAAAACATGGTGCTAAAGAATAATGAAATATTTAAAAACATATAACGAATCACTAAGAGATAAGATGAAACCTAAATCTGATGAAGAAATTTTTTCTAAATTAAATAAATTATCTAATGTTAGTATATTACAACAATCATTAAAAAATGAATATCTTAAAGGTATACAATATGTTTTAGATAATAATAGATTAAATTATAGATTTTTAGATTTAATTACAAATTCCATAACATTTATAACAAATGTTGAAATTTTAAAATATTTATTAGAAAATAAAACAATAAAAAATTATTTAGGTAAGAATACTGTTTATTTAATAGAAAAATATAAATTAGGTTTACATCAGAATGAAATAAAAGATTTTGAAAATTATATTATAAAAGAGTTAGAATATACTAACATTGAAAATGATGGTAATATAAATTATAAAAAAAACGATAAAAATGTTTTAGTTTATGATGAAGATGAAAAAGAAGTCATTATAGATACACAAATAAAAACCATGTTATATGATAAATATAATTTTTCGGCAAAAATGATAGCTTTTTTTATTAAAAATATAATTAAAAAAATATTTAATTTAGATATAAAAACTATAACATATAATTATGATTTTGATGAAAATGATATAACATATGAAAATTATAATTCCACATATGATTATATTAAAGTTAGTAATGAACTTAAACATGCATATAAATTTGAAACAGAAGATAATGATGTTTATGTTGTAAATATATTTAATTATGGGAAAATTCAAGGTAAAAAAAGTTTAGATGGTGTATATACATTAGAATTTGGAGTTAAAGGTCAGAAAGAAAGCAATGCTATAATGAATAAAGGTAGAATATTTAAAGTTATGAATACTATGAAAGAAATAATTAAAGATTTTACTAATGAAGTAAAACCAAAAGAAATAAGAATAAATCCTGAAAGAAATTATAAAAATGATAGAAGAAGATATGATATTTTTGTTAGATATATTCAACAAAATCTTCCATCTGAATATAAATTAGAAAAATCTATAAATTGGTTAACAAAAGAACCAAGTATAAAAATTATTAAAAAATAAATTATTAATTCTTAAAATATACAATCACCTACAAAATACTTAGTATTTTCTTTTATTTTTATATCTTTATAATCTTCTGGATTATATAATAAAACAGTTTGACTACCCCAAGCAAAATGTCCAATTTCATCAAATATTTTAATTTTATCACCTTTTTCAACAAAGAAATTAAAATCTTGTATTAAAGATTCACCAACAAGCATGTGATATACTGGACTTTTTTCTGTTTCAATTTTCATAACCCATAAACTATTATCACCAAAAATATTATCATCTTGTTCAATAGGTATTAATTCTGTAATAACACCACTAACAGCAGCATGTATTCTATGATAATAACTTACCCAAAGATTCATATCAATAAAATTATAATTATCAATATTAGATATACCCATATTATACATATTTTCCAAAACTGTTTTATCAAATTTCTTTTTTAATTGAAATAATTTATCAGTTTCTGTTATATTACTAATAGTTCTAATATTACATTCATTAGGTATAATCATTTGACAATTTTCTAAATTATTTGAAATTTGAAGTTTTTTTTCTTTACTTATTTTTCTTAAAAAAAAATCCATAAAACAATTATAATCTTTTTTAACAAAAAAATCAGGATTAAATTTATATTTTTCACCATTAAAATCATTATAGTCACCTTCTAAAGCATAATTAAATAATTTATTTAAAATTCTTTTATCTATATTTTTATATCTTAATGATTTTAATGTAGCTAATATTACAAATTCTGGTTCGTTTCTATCTAACAATTTTTCTAATTCTAATTGTGTTTGAATATCATTTTCATTTAATTTCATATTATTTAGTAATTATTTTTGTGTAATCAATAGGTCTTTTTAAACTATCATAAGAAATACCATGTTTTAACATCATAAGTAAACCTGCAGCTTCTATATGATCTTTTGCTTTATAAAATTGTCCTCTTTTCCAAGGTAATTTTGATAAATCATTATTCATAACATTTAATTTATCTTCAACAGCAATAACTGGTATATTTTGTTCTAATGCTGATAAAATAGGTATACTGATACATCTATCAGGTGTAACTAAAGCATGAATATCTTTATTAGATAAAATATTAGATGATTCAATATTTTCAACTATTTTAGGTGTATAATACATACCTCTTAATATACAATGTAATTCTGTTTTTGATAAAGATTCAGGTGTTTTTCTCGGATTTATTATACCTGCACCATAAGCGATTTCTTCTCTTGTTAACATTGGTGCATGAGCAACAGAAACATCTAAAAGATTTGATATTGTGTGAGTTATCATAGCTTCAATACCACCCCAAGGATTTACTAAATGCATATCTTGAAAATATTCTTTCATTAAATCTAAACCTTTTTCTGTAAATAATATAGTATGGAGTGCAAAACTATCATAATCATTTTTATATTTTTGAATAATATTAATTACTTTTTCTAATTTTTCAACTTTACCTACGGCAATTCCACGTTCACCAGCAAACATATCATATTGTGGTGCATCATCAAGTTGAAATACATCTATATCACAACCTAAAGTAACTCTTGCAGCAGATGCAGCATTTACTGATAAATCTGTAATATATTTTTCATTTGGATCAACAATCATCATAATTCTATTTCCTCTTGATTTTTGTAAACCAACTGTACCTAACATAAAACGATTTAAAACACTACCTTCAACATATAAGGTGTTTGGTGTCATTTCATTTATATCAGCAGCGTTAACAACATTAGGATGTGTTATTAAATTATCCACAACACTACCAATTAATCTTGCAGCAGCATTACCATCACCAGAATCACCACCAGTTTCAGCAGCTATACCAGTAGGTACAATCATAACAGCATTAAAATGATTATTATTTACATATTTTCTTTTATTAAATTCAAAAATATTTTTTACTGGAATATCAGTATCTTCACAAATAGCATAATCTAATGTAACATTATTATCATCTGATGAAGTAATAGCAAATCTAACTAAATTATCGTTTTTAAAGAATTTATTAAGGTAATCTAAATTTATATTTTCAATTTTTTCAGGTAATACTTGATGTTTCTGTTCTATTCTCATTTTATTAAATATTATTTTTCACTTATATATTTAATCCATGAGTACCATTTTCTATTTTTTAAATAATTTTCATCATTTGCATTACTATAAGCTTCTTTTTCAAAAGAAATATTTATATATGCTTTTTTTCCTTGAAATAATTTTCTAATTAAATATTCAATAAGATATAAAACATAAAAAAATATTATTAATAATTCACATTGTTGTTTCCAATGTATTTTTTCGTGATTTATTGTTTTTTTATTATTTAAAACTTCATCATCTCTAACATAAATACCAAAAGGGGCTAATGTTATGCCCCTTATGTTATCATTTAATATAAATTTTAAAAATTTATTATATTTTTTAATTTTCATTTTATGAAATTAAATCTAACCAATTTTTATATTCTTCTTTATCAGCACCATTAACAAAAGAATCTACATTTCTTGCATAATTCCAATCATGATTATTGATTTTTTCTCTTATTTCATCTTCTGTTATACTTTCACTATCTGAAACAATAAAATATTTATTTCCAGAATCATCTGTATAAAATTCATAACTGTATTGTAAAAAACCATCTTTCATTTCTTTATATGTTGGATATTCACTCCAAACATAAAATAATGGATTGTCATCAAAATCTTTCCAAGCATCTACAATAAAAATACCATTTACTTTATTATCATGGTTAACATATGCTTTTTTTTGTTCTTCTTCAAAATTTTCAAATAATTTTACGTGTTTCATATTTGTGTTTTTATTTTTTATAGATATTCAGCAACTAAACCAACTAATTCATTTTTAACATCAGATGAATCAATTTTATACCAAGTAAAACCTTCGGCATCTTCACCTTCTGGTTCAGTTGTTATTACTTCATCAGTATCATAACAATAATATAAATCATATATATCTAATTCATCTAATAAATCTCTTAATTCATCTAAAGTTTTATCAAAACCTTTATAATCTTCAAATTGTGATTCTGCATAAATATCACCTTCTCTTAAATCAGTATTTAACATAGTTTTTAGCTTTTTAACTTTTTCAAGTTTTTCTTTATCTAATGTTTCAGAAAAAATTTCAACAGCTTTTTTAGCATATTTATTCTCATTAAGAGAATTAAAATCTTCGAATAATTTTAAATGTTTCATATTTTTATATTTTTTTTAATATTTAAATGTATCATAAAAAGGTTAATTTTGTTTTCTATATACATTTCTTCTTCTTTTTATTTCTTTTCTTTTATATTGTTTTTTTTCTTTTCTTATTCTTTTTTCACTTTTTACATATTCTATATATCCTTTTTCTGTTGGGTTTGTATATATTTCAATTGAATAACAACCAGAAAAAAATATAGAAAAAATAATTATAAACATATATATTAATATTTTTTTCATTTTATCTGATTATCTTTTTTTATTTCTTCATTTTTTATATATTTTAATTTATTTAATCCATAATAATAATCTAAAATTCTTGCTTTAATAACACCCATCGTTGTTTGATTGTATGCTGTTGTAGTGTGTGGTTTTTTGAGTAAAGCTGTTAACCATATAATGTCACCTCTTTTAATTTCTTTAACTGATAAATCAGTTGATAATTGAAAACCACCTGATGCTTCTTCTAATTTTTTTATTTCATCTTTATCATTTATTACACTAAGTATTTTAACAATTTGAAAATTACCAGAAGCTTTAGTATATTCACCATTATCTAATTTTCTCAAAATTTCAATATCTGATGATAAATTTTGTTCATTATCAACATTAGATTTCTTATTTAAATCTTTTTGTTTAAATTCATGAAACTTTTTAGTTATTTTATCTTCTTTATTCACAAACAAAATGTATTTTTTTGTATATATAAAAAAATATAAATTAAAAATATTTATTATGAAAGATTTGATAATTTCTGGTGAATTAGAAAAAGTTTTTTATAAACAAAAAAATATTGTTTTATTAATTGCATTTTTAATACATTTATTAGTACCATCTTTTTTGTTATTATTTAATTTTTTTAATTCAAATGTAATTTTATTTATATTAATTATCTTAATTTCATTATATAATTTTTTATCATCATTATATGTTTTTAATACAAACTATAAAGATTGGTTAGTATTTACAAACATATCTATGTTAATATTTGTTTTTTTATATTTCTTATATTATTATTTATATTTATCAAAAAAATATACAACATCAAGCGATCCAGAAATTATTAAAAAATATGAAAGACGTAGAAAAATAAAAAGTATATTATGAATTATATTAACACACCTTTTAATTATACAGGAAATAAATTTAAATTATTAGAACAATTATTACCAGAATTTGATTACACAAAGAAAACTTTTGTGGATTTATTTTGTGGTGGTGGTTCTGTTTTCGCAAATGTTATAGATAAGTATGATATTGTTATTATAAACGATATCATTAAAGAACTTATAGATATACATCGTAAGTTATTATTTGATACAAATAATTTTATTGATGGTGTTAAAAAAATAATACCACTAAAAACAGATCAAGATGGTTATATAGAATTAAGAAAATCTTATAATGAAAAGAAAACTGCTGAGAAATTATTTGCTTTAATTTTATCTTGTAATAATAATATGATGAGATTTAATAAAAAATTTTTATTTAATCAAACATTTGGAAAAAGGTCTTGGAATGATAACACCGATAAAAAAATTTTAGAATATGTACAAAAATTAGAAAATTATAAAAATAAAATTAAATTTTATTCGAATGATTTCAATGAAATTATTATACCTAATAATAGTATGGTATATATTGATCCACCATATTATAATACTGATGTAGGTTATAATCGTTATTGGAAAAAAATAGATGAAGAAAAATTATATAAATATATTTTAAATATAAATAATATTAATAGTAGTTTTGTTTTAAGTGGTGTGTTAAATCATAATGGCATGGAAAGTGATTTATTGAAAAAACTTATCAATTTTGGTTTTAATTATAAATCTTTAGATTTTAATTATGATAAAATAAATAAATTAAACATAGACAAAAAAACACAAGAAATTATAATTAAAAATTTCTAAAAAATAATCCAATATATTTTGAAATTAGTAATATCCAAAATTAATAATCTTTTAGATTACATAGAAACAACTCATACGGAAATTGAAGAAATGTTGTCTGATGAAACTTACATATCTAATAGTGATAAAGATGAAGATACGGAAAATAAAATTAGATTTCCTATGTTCAACATATCTTTTTATAGTTTTATTGAAGAATTTAAAAAGATTCCAACTCAAAAACAATTTGTTGATTATTACCTTTTAATTAATAAAGATAATTATAATATTAAAATATATAATGAAGATGAAAGAAAATTACATTTTTTAAAGTGTAGATTATATAGAACTTATCCATCACTTGTCAGAGATATACATTTTAGTCTATTTATTAAAGAACACACAAATGAAACTAAAAATAATTTTGTTTTTTATGATAAACAAATGGATTTAGAAAATGGTATTGATGTTGGTATGGTTATAAAAGGAAAAATATATGGTGTTGCTTTATTTGTTGGTTCTGAAAGGTCATATGAATTTAGAAAAGAAAAAGAGAAAAATAGAGTGAAATTATTTGATAATGTTAATTATATAGAATTACCAAAAATTATTAATCATACAAATAAGAAAATTCAACTTTATGATAAAGAAGATTTAAAAATGTTGATAGATAAAATAAATAAAAAAGATTTTAAATATTAATTATTATGAAATTAGCAATAGTTGGTAGTCGTGATTTTAATGATTATGAATTTTTAAAAAAATCATTAGAACCAATTAAAAATAAAATTACATTAGTTGTGTCAGGTGGTGCAAAAGGTGCAGATAGTTTAGGTGAAAAATGGGCTAACGAAAATAATATACCAACAAAAATATTCTTACCTGATTGGAATAAATATGGAAAATCTGCTGGATATAAAAGAAATATTCAAATTATTGATGAATCTGATTGGGTTGTTGCTTTTCAAATAAATAACAGTAAAGGAACACAACATTCGATAAATTTAGCAAAAGAAAAAGGGAAAAAGGTGAAAGTTTTTAAATTGTAATTTTTTAAAAACCAAGTTTTTTTAATTTTAGAATTCTTGATGTTTTTGCAAATTCTTCTTTGCTATCAATATAATAACCATATAAATAATACATTTCACCATAAGTTATATCAATTTTGGCAGGGCCATCTAAACGATGTAACCAACCATGCCAATAATATAATTTATTACCACTTGGATATATAACAGCAGGTTCATCATCATTATGTAAAAAACCTTCGATATCATAGTGTTGTTCATATGTACTACCAATAACTAATTTTCTTTGAACAATTTGATCTAAAACGTGTTTAGGTCTATTTTTATATAATTCATTTATGATATCAATGTTATCCATATCTTTTTTAAGATTTTTTTGTGATAAAATCTTCCAAACCCATAGTAACGAGTTTTTTATTACTAATCATACCTTGTGAATTACATTCAGTACAATTTTGCTTACCCATATTGTTTGGCAATAATGGTAAAGTTTTTGTTCCACCACAAAAAGGACATGTTGACTCACCAACAAATTTTTTTAAAAATCTCTGCTCAGATTCATATTGATCAACAATCATTTTTGCCTTTTCATAATTTTCTTTTGTAATCATAATATTTTATTTTTTTATTATACAAAGATAATAATTATGTAATTAATAAAAAAATTAAAACATTCAAAATTAATATATAAACATATAAAAAATATATAATTCATATTAATGGAAATAGATAATACATACAATTATGACGATCAATACTTTAGAATGGTAAGTATAGCTTTGGCAAAAACACTATCAAGGGGTATTAGATGGATAAATAGATTTCACGATAAAAAAATAAGAGTTTTAGTACCTTTTTATTTAGCTTTAGGTGGTGATGAAAGAATGGTGTTAGATGCTTTTGCTGATGATGTTGTAGATATGAGAGTTGAATTAAATACAGATCAAATACCAAGAGGTGTTATAACTTTGAATTCTATTTCTACATTAGGTGATGAATTTGCAAATCCAAACCAATTTTTGGCTAAAGAAGTTAAAATAGATGAAAAATATAGAAAGATTTTTTCAAAAGTTAAAGCAATACCTATTAATATAAGTTATGATATTAGTATTAGAGTTGATACTGAGATAGATGCATATAGAGTATATGAGAAAGTTTTGAAAGTTTTATTTAACTATATGTTCTTTAATATTGAATATTTTGGTATGAAAATAGATGCTGTATTATCTTTACCAGATGATAAAGAAATAAAAATAGAAAGAGAACAAAATTTAACAACAGATACAAAGAAATTTGTTAATTTTTCTTTAAATGTTAAATCGTATTACCCTGATTTTTTCATAGACACAGATGACTATGAGTCTTGTGATAACGATAATGAAATTAATTGGCAAAATCTTGGTGAACTTCCACCATCACAAAGAGGTGATATACCAACTCTTAAAAAAGTATATTGGGAAAATTTTATATTTAAAAGTAATATAGAACCAAATCCTAATGATCCAAAAAGAGAAAATACACCTAAAGAGAATTTTTAAAAAAATATATAAATAAATGAAAACAAATTTTAAATCATTTTTAAATGAAGATTATAACGAAAGAGGTGAAAAAGTTAGAGAAATTTTTAAAACCACTAAGATTGATAATCAAAGAAGAAATAAAATTAATAAAGAATTAAATAAACTTTTAAAAATAACATATTTTACATCTATACCATTAGATGAAATATTTGATGTTTTAAAACAAAATGATATAGTTCCATTACAAGAAGATAATACTGAATGGAGTGGTTTATTGTGTGGTCGTGAGGGTAGAATGAGTTTAGAATTAGGTGATGTTATGTCAAAATATAAAATTAATGATATAGATACATATACACCATTAGATAATACATCATTAGTTGTAACGTGGTATTATATGGGTGATAATTCAAAAAAATATGAAGTTATAGCTTATGTTGCATAATTTTATAACATTTATTAATGAAAGAAAAGTTTCTTCATCTGAAAAAGTTGATATTTATAGAGATGAAAATTATATTGTAGTTGAAGTTTTATCTCATAGAGCATCTTGTAAATATGGTGCTTTTACTGGTTGGTGTATTTCAGTACCACATGATTCTACAGCATGGGATGTGGGTAAAGATAAAGATGATTTACATATAATTTTTATTATAAATAAAAATTTCAAACCAAATGTTAAAAAAATTGAAAAACTTTATAATTTAAATAGCAAAAAACAGAATGGTGAAGCAACTGAAAAAGATGAAATAAATTTTCAAAAATTAATTCAAGATATTGAATCACACGATTTATCTAAAATTTGTGTTATCAAAAGAAAAAATCATTGTGAAATTTGGAGTGCTGATAATATAGATTTATCTGATGTATATTATGATTATAGAAATTTACCTGTTGATGAAAAAGTTATAAATGCTATTGAACAATATTTAAATTAACAAATATGATTAAAAAATTTGAACAATATAACAAATTAAATGAAGGATTAAGTAAAATATTATATCATTTTACCTACATACCTTACTTAATAAACATGTTGAAAATTAATAAATTTTCTACATCTTCAAATTTGGGTTCATCTGCAGATTCAAATATAGATAATGGTAAATTTTTCTTTTTTTCTACACAACGTACAAATGGATTATCTGGATATGGTAAAAATCATGGTAATGTAATTTTAGTTCTTGATGGAGAAAAATTAAATCAAAGATATAAAGGATTTCCAATTGATTATTGGAACTGGTCAAAAAATCCAAAAGATTATGATAGTGTTTATGCATATAAAAATGCATTATTATCAAGTGAGTTAGAAGATAGAATTATAACTGATAAACCATATATTGATAATGCAAAAAACTATATTTTAGAAATACATATTAATATTAAATTTAGAGATAATATTGTTTTAAATAAAAGCAAGTTTGATTTTATAGTTAATTCAATAAATGTTCCTGTTTATTTTTATGATGATGATTATAATTTTAGAGCCTTAAATAAGAAGAAATCATTATCAATAGAACAATTAAATTTACCAGAAAATGGTGAAGAAGAAAATACAGAAAGAAATTTAATATATGAAATAAAAAATATTGCACCTATTATAATATTTGGTAATGAGATAAGTGATGAACAAAATAAAATATATGATATTATAAAAAAATATCTTTATGATTTAGGCGAATCTGAAAAATATAATGAAATTATATCAGAAATAGAAAATAAAACAAAAAAATTAAAATCTTCGTGGATATATTTAGATGATGAGTACGTTACAATTAAATCACTTATTCACAATAAAAGGGGAAATGCTAATATTTATTTTAGAGAAATATTAGATATGTTAGTTAAAGATATTAAAAAATTTAAAACAAAAAATCTAAAAGAATATTTTGATAAAAAATTCAAATCTAATATTAAATAATTTCAATATTTAATTGTAATTCAAAACGATAGCATATTTTTTGCACAATTGCATGAACTCTGAAATCATGCATTTTAAATATTATTGTATTAATAATCAATATTTTTATTAAAAATAAACTTTTTAACAATATTTTTATATAATATAAAAAAACTTTAATTATGATTCAATATCCATCAGAATTTAAAGAAGAAAAATATTTTTATAATATTTTTAAAGAAAATGGACTTTTAATGGGTAGAATGATTTCTGGTTCTAAATCATATTATAGAGAAAGATTTCCTAAACATTTAGTAATATTTAACGCTAATATTATAATAATCAATGATAAAAAAGTGTGGCATGGTGATTTAGATATCACGATTGATGAAAATAAATTAAAAAATGTTGCCAAAATTTTAAATCAAGATTTATATATTTTATATGAATATGATGCACGTTTTGGTAATGAAGATAAACCTATTGATGAATTAATAAAAAAAGCTGCTTATATTATTAAAAAATGATTTCTGTTAATGAAAAAAATTTATTTAGCTGGCCCTGATGTTTTTAGAGATAATCCAAATGAACATTTTATTAAAATGAAAGAACTTTGTCAAAAATATGGTTTTATTGGTTTATCACCTATTGATAACGAAAACGATTTTGATGGTGAACCACTATCTAAATTACATAGTATTCATATATTTCATGGTAATTTAAATATTATTAAAAATTGTGATATTATAATTGCTAATTTAATACCATTCAGAGGCTCTTGTGTTGATGATGGTACTGCTTGGGAAATTGGTTGTGGATATTCTTATGGAAAACTTTTATATGGTTATACACCATATTATAATAAAACATTAACAGAAACAACACATTTTACATATAATTTGAATAATCAGTTAGAATTCACTAAAATTGAAAAATTTGATAAAAATAGTGTAAATTTAATGTTACAAGAATCAATTGAATTAAGCGGTGGAAAGATTTTAGAAACTTTTGAGGATTGTTTAATTGATATAAAAAAAGCCACTCTTTTTTAAGTGGCTTTTCTTTTTAATCCATTTTATGATAAAGACAAGAACTGACATAATTCTTTTGTTCTTCTATATCAGTAGTAGTCCACCCACCAGTTCCAATATGACTAACTGAAAAATTATAAGAACCATTTCGTGTTGTACATTTTACCCAAACTAAATTAGTACATTTTGGATGATTATATTTTATCATTTCAATATCTTGAAGTAATATATCTCTACCCCAATCTCTTTTTAAAATATGTTCAAGAACAAAACGTTCACCATCTGTCGTAATACCCAATTTTACAATATATTGATCTAATTGTTTTTGTTGTTCTGTATTTATTTGTGCGTAGTGTATCATACTTAAATATTTAATTTTTAGATTATAAATGTAATTTATTCTTCTTCATTTTCAATCTCACTGAAAATTTGAAGTATTTTATCTTTTCGTAAATCTTGTAAAGAATATGTTAATTCTTTGAATCTATTCAAAAAAATCTTTGCAAGATGTGGTGCTTTCAATTCTTCAGAAACAAGATAACGACCAAATGCCTTATCCACTTTTTCAATTTTATCTGCCATAGTTTTGGCAAGTTTACACTGTTTTTCTGTGTTAAGTGGTGCTTTCTTATAAAGAATATCAAGCACACGCATTTTATGATGCTCCAAATCTGAATATGGAATATCAATAATTGATTTAATTCTTGTATATTTCATATTTTTATTTATTTCCAAAGTTTATAAATTAAAGCTTTCATTGAGAAAAAATAACCAATTATTATAGTAATAAGCATAATGTAAATAATGATATAGAAAATTTGTGATGGTGTTTTACTAATCATAAAAATCCAATTCCATTTTGAACATTTTGCAACAAAAAACACAAATGGAAATAATAATGGAATAGCCATAAAAAATCCAACTATTAATATAGTGCTATATTTTAAAATTATTTTCATATTCAGAATTTTATTTTATTCTTATTTTGTAATATATTCTCAATTTTTTCATTTTCAAGATGATTAATTTCTTCTTGCTCAAAATATACATTCATCTCTTCTTCAATAGCTTCTTGTTTCATTTTATCAAAACAACCCAACTCATATTCTGGCATATTATAATCCCAAAAAGCTTTTAATTTTTCATCTTCTGTTGGATTATGATCAAATTCAACAAAAACACCACCTTCTTCATTGATAAAATCCAATTCTTCTTTTTCATTATTAATTTGAAAAACAGAATTATATTTAGGCTTTAATAACCAAATTGGATAATTTTTTTGTGTTTTTTCCATAGTTTTTTGTTTTAATTTCTTTACAAAGATAATAAGAAAAAAATTAAAAAAAAAATAAAAAATAAAAAACTAAATCATATGTTTACATATTTCATTTAACCATTTGTTTTTTCTTGCTACTTCATAAGAACTATGATTAGATTTTTGATATGTAGTTCTTGTTTTATATTTTAATGCTTCTTCATAACATTTTTCTTTTGTCCAATAACCATTTATTTTTCTTTTTCCCATATTAAATATTATTTTTTAGTAAAAAACGACTTTATTTATTAAATATATAATAATGTCAAAGTACAATAAAAAAAATAAAAAGGTACAAAATAAGACATAAAAAATAATAATTAAAAAATGAAAAACTTTAAATTAGAACTTTTCAATTTTAAACAAAAATTAACAATTGATCAAACAGACATTATGAGAATTGTAGAAGGTCACATGAACGCTTGTGATAATTATTCTGAAAAAGAAGTTTACAATTCATTAAATTTAAAATTAACTCCTTTTGTTTTTGATGCAGAGGTTAAAGATTTGTTAGAAAATTTAAGAACTGAAATTGAACAAAATTCATTAACAGCAGACTTAAAAGATTTGTATAAAAGAGTTGAAAGAAAGAATCACTCACATATGTACAGACAACCATTAAATACAATTCTTAGTATCATAACTAAAGAAAACGATGAAGCTAAAATGGAAGCCGTTTTAAATGAATTATCTATTCATGATTGGGTTCCAGAAATTAAACGTTTTATGATTGATGTTAAGAAAAATCCGATTGAAATCCAAAATTATAAAAATGCAGGTAATGGTGAAAAAGTTTTCACATTAGTAGAAAAAGTTGAAGGTGGCTTCTTAGCATATGTTGGTAACAGATGGTTTTTACTTTCAGAATCAGAAATAAAACAAGTTATTCCTGATGATTATATTAAAGATGAAAATAAAATTAAACAAATTAGAATTTTAGAAGAAGCTATTAAACGCTCAGAAATTACAAACGAAAAAATTTCATTTAAAATTGATGAAAATTTAAAAATTAGTATGTCAACTAAAAATGGTAATCTTTTCTTAAATGAAGATAAAGCTGATGAAGGTTCAACATTAGAAAATATATTTGATTCTCCAATTGTTCCTTATTTGAAAAAAGATTATTATATGATTCTTAAAACTGTTAATGAAAATTTAAACAAATTTGTTGAATTAGATATTGCTATTAAAGTTTCAAATCAAGTATTACCATTTTTAGAATCGTTTGCATTCAATTATAAAGATAAAATGTATTTATATAATATAGATAAGAGAACTGGTTCTTCTTTCTTTCAATATGAATCAGTAAATAGTTTAGTTCTTGATGTTCAAAAAAGTTTAGACTATGATTTAAGTTATTTCTTTGAAAATAAATTATCAAAAGAAGTTAAACATTTGAAATCATTAGAAGATAGAGAAAGAAAAATTAATTTGAAAATTAAAGAAACTAACGAAGCTATTGCTTTATTAGAAGATGATAAAGATTTATTAAATGAAGATACAAATTTGAAAAAAGCTTTTGATAATCTTTTAGTAGTTAAAGAAAATTTAACAAAAGAATTACAAAAAGTTGTTAGTGATAAAAAAGAAGCCAGAAAATTAATAAAATAATTTTTAATTTATAAAAAGGAACTCATTTTAATTTGAGTTCCTTTTTAAAAAATAATATTTTAAAATGAAAACTTTTAATAAATTTTTTGAATCAAATTTTAATTATAATGAATCTGTTAAATTAGATAGAGAATATGAAACTTCTATGATTGAAAAAGAATGTTATATTAATTTTTTTGATGATTATAAAGATATTAATTTTAGTCGTGTAATTGTATATTGGGGTGTTGTTATAGATGAAGAAGGTAATTTTGGTATTAGTAATTTAGATATCATTGTTAAAAAAGTTGAATGTGAATTTAAAATTGAAATTCTTAATGATGAAAGTGATGTTATAGAAGAAAAAACTGAAAATGTTACTTATGAAACAAAAGATATAAAAATAGAAAAAAATTTTCAACATAGAGATGATTTTGAAAGAATTCCTATTTTTCCATCTGAAGTTAATATAGATTATGCTGCAAAAAAATGTGAAGTAATATTTAATTAAATTAAATATTTATTTTTTTATAAATTGCTCTGTATTTTAATATGCAGAGCAATTATTTTTTAAACTTTTTTGTTAAATTGATATATAATATTTATATTTATACTTATATTGGCAATTTTTTTCCTTTTTAGTTTTAAAGCAATCTACATTTTTTACAGCATTTATTCTAAAAATAAAATTATTAAAATTTTTTAATAATTATAAAAAATAATTTATAAATATATTTATGGCTCAATATATAAATGATTTAGATTTATATTATGAAATAGTAGTTTCTAAAGGAAAAGGTAAATTAACAAAAAAAGCTGAAAATATGCTTATTTTAATAGCTAAAAATACAATAAGGAAAAAAAAATCTACATATAAAAATCAAGAAGATATGGAAGATTGTTTACAACAAGGTATTTTGAGATTATTTGAAAATTGGAAAGGTTTCAATGAGAAAAAATATACTCAATCTCTACCCTACTATACCGAGATTTTCAAGCGAGGTATAGCTGATGGGCACAACCAAATTTATAACAAAAAAAGTTATAATGATGATAATATAAAATTAATAAGTCTTGATCACTCAAATGAAGGTAAAGGACTTCATAATATTTAAAAATGAATATTAAATATAATGAATAATATCAGAAAACCAAGAGGTTATTGGACTAAAGAAAGATGTCAAGAAGAAGCATTAAAGTATAATAACAGAAAAGATTTTAATATATATTCAAAAAGCGCATATCTTAGATCAATAAAAAATAGATGGATAGATGAGATATGTTCTCATATGATAGTATCAGGTAATAAATATAAGAGATGTATATATTCTTATGAATTTGATGATAATTTTGTATATGTTGGTTTAACTTTCAATATAAATAAAAGACAAATTAATAGAGATTATGATATAACAGACAAAGTAACAAAACACATAAAAGAAACAAGTTTACAACCATTAAGAAAACAGTTGACAGATTATATTGATGTAAATGATGCTATTAAAATGGAAGAATATTTTATAAATTTTTATAAAAACAACGGTTGGTTTATTTTAAATAAAAATAAAGCTGGTGGAATTGGTTGTAAAATATCACCTAAATGGGATTTTAATAAAGTTAAAGAAGAAGCATTAAAATATAAAACAAGAACAGAATTTAAAAATAATTCAAGTGGTGCTTATTACACAGCTATAAATAATAATTGGTTAAATGATGTTTGTTCTCATATGATATATAAAACCAAATTAATGAATTATTGGAAAAATATTGATAGATGTAAAGAAGAAGCTTTGAAATATAATAAAATAAGTGAATTTCAAAAAAAATCACGTGGTGCTTATGTTTTTGCTAAAAAAAATGGTTGGTTAGATGAAATATGTTCTCATATGATAAAAAAAACAAAACCAGCATATTATTGGACATTTGATAAATGTAAAGAAGTAGCTTTAGAATGTGAAACAAAAAAAGATTTTATAAAATTATATTCTGGTGCATATGATGCTATTCTTAGAAATAAATGGTTATATGAAATATTTCCCAAAAAATAATTAATTAATCTTATGGGATATAACGCAAGACCATATCAAAATAAAGCAGCAACAAAATATCACCAAGGATATTATAAACCATTACATCCAGAAAAATATTTAGGTAAAGTTGATGCTATTGTATATAGGTCTGGACTCGAACTTAAATTTATGCAATACCTTGACACGAAAGATCATATAATAAAATGGAATTCAGAAGGTATAACTATTGTATATCAAGACACTACAGGAGCATCTCATAGGTATTACCCCGATTTTTATTATGAGAGTAAAAATCCTAAAAATTCTAAATTAATTGATAGAGTTGTTGTAGAAATTAAACCATATAGTGAAACACAACCACCAGTTAGACCAAAAAATGAATCAGTAAAAAGTTTATCAAATTATGAATATTCTTATAAAACATATTTAAAAAATAAACTTAAATGGGGAAAAGCTGTTGAATTTTGTGAAAAAAGAGGTTTAAAATTTATAATAATAACAGAAAAACATTTAAAAAAAGCAAATATTAGTTAATGAATTTTAGAGAAAATATATTAGCTTTAAAAGGTCAATATTATGATAATTTAGAAAAATTAACATATGATTCAACAGAAAGAATTTTTTATTTAAGAAAAATTCAAAATAATGAATTAAAAACAACATCTATAAATAAGATAGTAATAGGTAAATTTTATTTAATAAAATATAATTATAATGGTAATAAAATTTATTGTCCAATATTTCCATTAGAATTTAAAATTCATAAAAATAAAAATATTTTATATGCTGTTAATTTAGATTATTTACCTTATTTATATAAGGTAGATTTTTTTTCTAAAATATTTGATATTTATGATAATATTTATCAAAAAAACAAAGATATAGCAAGTGTAAATGATGAATTACCTTTTAATAGTATAACATTTGAAAATATTTATAAATTATTAAAAGGTAATGGTGGTTATGAATATTCTGTTACTGCTTTTGATCTTTTGAAAATAAAAGAAGTTAATGTAATATCCACAAATATTGTTCATAGATTTTTATTTTTAAATACTAAAATTGTTAATTCAGCTATGATGAAAGAATTGTTAACAAATACAACAGTAGACGAATATATAGATAAATTAAAAAATATTATTAATGAATATGATAATTTAAAAATATCATATGATGAAGATACTAAAGATTTTTATAAAAGATTAAGGAATTTTGAACAAAACTTTAAATTAATAGATATTTAAAAATAAATAGACCTTAATTAATTAATATATAAATAAAAAATAATATTTAAAAAGTGGCGGGTTATAGCGATTTAAAATATACTTCTCAAACTTCTGATGTTTATGCAAGTGGGTTTTTTAATAGGGTTTTAAGAAGATTGAGTTCATATGGTCAAAATTGGCAAGAACAAGTTGTTAGAAATTCACAACTTATTGGAGCACATGAAAATCCATCTGATGTTACTAATTTGGGTAGTGTTTCTGATGGCCCAACATCTATGTATGATCTATTTACAAAAAAAGTTATATCTAAAATATTAGAAAGAAAATCAATAGCATATTTAGATAGGTCATATTTTGATAAAAGAAAAATATTAAGACAATATTCTATAAAAGAAGAAATAAAAGATTTTATAAATCAATTAGCCGATGAAGTCATTATTTATAATGATGATAATTATTTTTGTAAAATGAAAGATTTATCTGAAGATTTTTCAAAAACAGTTAGAGAAAAATTACATGAAAATTTTAATAAATTATATCAAACATTTGGTTTTAATGATGGTACTTTAGCATGGAATTATTTAAGAGATTTACTTATTGATGGTTATATATGTTACGAAGTTGTCTATGATAATAGACAAAAAAATATTATATCTTTAAATAAAATAGACCCAATAACTATGGTTGTTGCTACTGATCCAGCAACTGGAACTATTGTATGGGTACAACATCCAGATAATCCTCAATTAAGAAGATTAATATTAGATACACATATTATATATATTTCATATAGTAATAATAATGATTATGCAGAAACATCTTATGTTGAATCTTTAATAAGACCATATAATCAATTAAAATTATTAGAACAAACAAGAATATTATATAATATTAATCAAGCTGCAATATATAAAAAATTTATTATACCTACAAATGGTTTAACAAGAGTTCAAGCAGAACAACAAATTTATCAATTAATGTCAGAATATCATGAAGATGTTCAGTGGGATGATAGAATGGGTACTGTGTCAATAAATGGTAGTTCTAATATACCACATAGTAAAGATTTTTGGTTTCCTTCATCTGAGGGTAATACACCTGATGTTTCTATTGAAACCCCAAATGGTGCTAGTTTAAATGAAGATCAAGTTTTGACATGGTTTTCAAATAATTTGAAAAAATCATCACGTTTACCTTTTTCACGTTTTGATATGGAAAATGGTGGTGGTGTTGTTTATGGTGTAGATTCTTCTGATATAACAAGAGATGAAATTAAATTTAAAAATTTTGTTAATAGAATTAGAACAATTTTTAAAGAAATAATGGTTAAACCATTAAAAATTCAAATGATATTAGATTTTCCTGAATTAGAAAATGATAATTTATTTAATTCACAAATAAGATTAATATTTAATTCAGATGAATTATTTGAAGAATGGAAAAAATTGAACAACCTTGCTAAAAGAGCCGAAATTGTTTCAACATTAACATCTAATTTTACTGATTCAGAAGGAAATTCTTATTTTCATCCAGAATGGTTAGCAAGAAATATTATGAAATTGACAGAAAAAGAAATTGAAGAAAATAATAAATATAAAATGATTTCAAGTTCTGGTGCTGCAGGAACAGGTGGTGGTAGTACAGGTGGTGGATCATTGGGTGGTGGTAGTGATATGGGTGGTGGTGAACCATTTGGTGGTGAAACAGCCAAAACACCAGAAGCTGGTGGTGAAACAGCCGAAACACCAGAAGCACAAGCAGGTGGAGAAGCACCAGAAGCACAAGCAGGTGGTGGAGAAGAACCAATATTTTAACATAATTAAAACCCGATTAAAAAAGTCGGGTTTTTACATATAAATATAATTTTTATTAAATGATAAAATGGAATTATGAAAAATGTAAACAAGCTGCTTTAATGTGTAAAACTAAAAATGAATTTAAAAAAAAGTTTTATGGTGCAGTTAAATTTTCTAAAAAGAATAATTTTTTTAATGAAATTATATCACATATGAAAATAATTAAAAAAGAGTGGACAAAAGAAAAATGTTATGAAGAAGCATTAAAATATACATATAAAAAAGACTTTTTTAAATATTCTAATGATGCTTATACATACGCAAATAGACATAAATTTTTAAATGAAATTTGTGAACATATGAAAGTTTTAAGAAAACAAAATGGTTATTGGACAAAAGAAAATTGTCAAGAAGAAGCATTAAAATATACATATAAAAAAGATTTTATAAAAAATAGCAATTCTTGTTATAATATTTCATGTGAAAATGGTTGGATTGATGAAATATGTATACATATGATAGAAGTTGGTAATAGATATAAAAGGTGTATTTATGTTTGGGAATTTGAAGATAATTATGCTTATATTGGTTTAACATATAATTTTAAAGAAAGAATAAGACAACATAAAAAAGATAAAAGCAGTTCTGTTTTTAAACATTTAAAAATATGTAATGGAGTTTGTAAACAATTAACAGAATATTTAGATGTTGAATTATCTAAAGAAAAAGAAAAAGATTTTTTAATTTTTTATAAAGAGAAAAATTGGAATATTTTAAATATCGCAAAAACTGGTTGTGTTGGTTCTGGTATTAGAAAGTGGGATTATGAAAATTTAAAAAAAGAAGCATTAAAATATAATAGAAAAATTGATTTTAAGAAAAATAGTCAAGTTGCTTATGATACTGCTATTAAAAGAAAAATTATTGATAAAATCTGTTCTCATATGAACTAATAATTAGTTATTAACAAATTACTAATAATATAAACCCGATTAAAAGTCGGGTTTTTTATTTTTATTAAAAATGGAAAAAATAGGCTTTTGATTATAAATATATATTAACAAATTGTCTATTAAAAAATAATAAAAATAAAATGGAAAAACTTAAACCAATTCTTATTGTAGAAAATTGTTTGAGTGGTTTGGTTAAAACAAATGAAAGTGTTGTAGATAAATCAAAGAATTATATTCTTTCAGGAACATTTACTGAATTTAATATAAGAAATAGAAATGATAGGATTTATACATCACAGAAATTTTTACCACATTTAAATGAACTACTTGAAAGAAAAAAAGTATTAGGCGTAGTATATGGAGAATTTGACCATCCTGATGTTTTCGATACATCTTTAAAAAGAGTTTCACACACAGTTGAAACAGCAGTTTTTAATCCCACAAAAAATATAATAGAAGGAAGTATTAGATTATTAAATACGACTTGGGGTAAAGAAGCTAAAGCTTTAGTTGATGATAATTGTCCTATTTTTGTATCATCACGTGCTGCTGGTGTAACAGAAAGCAATGGTGAAGTTACAATTAAAAAACTTTTCACTTATGATGCTGTTGCTGATCCTGGTTTTTCATCAGCAAGAATGGCATTAAATGAATCACTTGGCTTCAACGAAAATACTAATTTTAGAATTTATGAAGTTGATGACGAGTCAAAAATAAATCAATTATTTAATATGAATAACAATGACATGGTTACAAAAGGACAAATGGAAGAATATTCACAATATTTAACAACAGAGATTGTTAAAGTAAAAGAAGAACTCCAATCCGCATTAAAATCTGGTAAATATGAACCAGAAAAAATTGAACAATTATCAGAATATTATTCTAATTTGAATTCATCTTTTGATAAAGTATCAAGTTATCTTGATTACTTAGCAGAAAATATTCAAATTTTAGTTAATGAAAATAAATCATTAAAAACAACAACTGATAATTTGGTTAAACATAATGATTATTTAGTTGAAAATTTAAATAAATCAATTAAATATTCAGAATATCTTGCTGAAAAATTAGATAAAACTATTGATTATTCAGAATACATTGCTGAAACTTTAAGTAATAGTATTGATTTTTCAGAATACATTGCAGAAAATGTTGATAAAAACATTAAATATTCAGAGTATCTTGCAGAATCAATTGATAAAACTATTGATTATTCAGAATACATTGCTGAAAGTCTTGATAAAAACATTGCGTATTCAGAATATCTTGCAGAAAATATAGACAATAATATTGCATATTCAGAATATCTTGCTGAAAATCTTGACAATGATATTGCATATAGTGAATATCTTGCTGAAAATCTTGATAACTCTATTAAATATGGTGAATATATTGCAGAACATGTTGATAATTCAATAGCTTATGCTGAATATATTGCTGAAAATCTTTCAGATACACAAGCATATAATAATTATATTGCTGAAGGTTTAGATAAAACTATTGAATATCAAAAATATTTAGCTAAATCTATTAAAGAAACAAAATTAAACGAAAGTTTAGAAACACCAGAAGAAAGAATAGGTGATTTAAGAGTTGATAATGTTGATGTATATTATGAAGAAGAAGTTCAACCAGAAGAAACCATTCAAGTTCAAGAAGAACCTGTTGTTGCTGGTGAAGATACACAAGTTGATACACAAGGTCAAGCACAAGTTGACACACAAGTTGACGCACAAGTTCAACCAGAAGAACAACCTTCACAAGTTGATACACAAGCACAAGTTCAACCTATTGCTGAACCTGTTGCTGATACACAAGCACAAGTTGCACCAATTGATATGACTTTCATCCCAGGTATGTTTGTTCAATTAGATGATAATACATCTGGTGAAATTATGGCAACAAATCCTCAAAATGGTATTATAGTTGTAAAAGTTGAAGGTGCAGAAGATTTAAAAGAAGTTCAAGAATCTAAAGTTGTAAAAGTATTAGATACTGATAAAGTTTTAGAAAATGAACAATCAATTTTAGAAAGTATTAAAACACTCATAACTGAAAGCAAAAAACGTAAAGCTTCAGAAGAAAAAGAACCACATTTCTTATTATTTTTGAGTGAATCAAATAAAAATAATTGGCTTAATTTATCTGATGAAGATAAAGAAAAGGTTATAATTGCAATGAACGAAAGCAAATATACATCCGAAGCTGATGTTATTAAAATTATGCAAAAGGCATTAACAGTAAATGAAAAAGCATTTGTTGAAGTGTTAGTTGAAAAAATCCCTGAATCTTTAAAACCAGTATGGGAAAGTTTGGACATTAAAGTACAAAATAGTGTTCTTGCACAATCAAAACTTTATATTCTTAATTCAGATGAAAAAATCGAAAGTTTTTGGAATAGTAGAGGTTTAAAAGAAGTTGGTGCAGTAAATGAGAAAAAACTTTTAAATGAAAGTTCAAGATTCGTGGATAATAGTAAACTTTCAGATGTAGAAGCTGAAAAATATATTTCAGTTCTTAAAAATTTAAGATAATATAAAATAGTGAAAAAATGGAAAAAAATGACATTTTAATCTAAATATATATTATTAAGAATTTTACAAAAAATAATAAAAAATAAAATGAATTTTATCGTAGATAAAGCAAAAGCAGAAAAAAAATGGGCAAGAGTTCTTGAAGAACTTAAAGTCACAGATCAAGAAAAAAGAGAATGGATTTCTGAATATGCAGAAATGCATCAATTAAATGAAAATGTTGGTTATTCAACATTAGGTAACTTAAACGGTATGGGGCCAGTTGTAGCTCCACAACCATCAACAACTCCAGGTCAAGTTTGGGGTGATTATGGTATGGGTACAGCAGGTGGTATTGGTTCAGGTGATATTGGACAGAATTTACTTCCTGTTTCAATGAAAATAGCTGCTCAAACTATCGGTTTAGATTTAGTAGCTGTTAAACCAACTGCTTCACCTAAAGTAGATTTGTTATTCGTTGATTTTAAATATGATAACGATACACAAGATTTACAAAAACCTTTAGTATTCAAACTTAAATCAGTTGTTGAAGGTGACATCGAAGGTCTTAAAGCTACATTAAAAGCAGCTATGGTTGCTAATACAGTAGTAGAAAGAATTGGTGGCTTAGATAAAAGAATGTGGTATAATTTTGCAACTAATACAGTTTTAATGACTGAACCTGCAACTAAAACTAATGTATTAGAATTTCTTGGTTTTTCAAGAGTTGATGGTGATGTTATGTTCAGAACATACAGACAAGTTTCAGTTCCACAATTAGGTGGTGTTGAACCAATTTTTGATGCAGCTAAAAATACATTCGCATGGGATGTAACAGTAACTGTAGCTCTTTCAGCTAACACTTATTTAACAGGTGGTACTGAATTATCATTAGTTTCTTTGATGGATGATCATATCCCAGGTTTCTCAGCAGCTTGGAATCTTAACACAGGTATGAACAGAGATCAAGATGAAAAAACCTACCCAGGTGTTATTGGCCCAGATGTATTCACAAAAACTGTACAAGTTGGTGATATCGAAATAACATCAGCATTAAAGAGAACTCAAATTGAAGATATTAAAGCTTCAACAGGTATGGATATAGTTCAAAAATTAGAATCAGTTTTAGTTAACGAATTAACTCAAACTATTTCTAAACAAATTGTTGCTAAAATTACAGAATTGGCTGAATTAGCAAGAACAAGAGCAACTGTTCCAACTAATAAGTTCGATTATAACGTTGATACTTATTTTGCAACCGTAGCACCAGGTGGTGAAACAACTCACTCAGCACAAAGAAAACTTGTTGCTAAAATCAATAACGCTTCAAACTTTATTGCTACTGATGGTAGAGTTGGTCCTGCTCAATACTTAGTTACAAATGGTAACTTAGCATCTGTTCTTCAAGATGTATCAACATACACTTTGAATCCACCTGCAACATCTAAATTAAACACAAATGGTCAATTGTACCCAATGGGTAATTTAGGTCAAATTGCAATTTATGTTGATCCTTATCAAAGATGGGATGATAACAGAATTTTCTTAGGTAGAAAGAACTCAGTTGATCAACCAGGTCTTCTTTTCCTTCCTTACTTAATGGCTCAATCAATCAGCTTAATCAGCGAAGCAACTTGGGCTCCAAGAATGTTAATCAGAAGCCGTTATGCTATTGCTGACGTAGGTTTCTTCCCTGAAAAACAGTTCATGGCTATCCACGTTACTGATACTCATGGTTATTTAATTTAATCGTTAAATAATTTATAAATACAAAAAGAGGACTATTTTAGTCCTCTTTTTTTGTTTTTATATAGAAATAAATAAACTTATTATTAAATTTACAATATATAAAAGTTGATATGTCAAAAAAATACACATTAGAAGAAGTAATATATAAAGCTAATTTAATTCATGAGTTTAAATATGATTATTCATTAATAAATACATATAATAATATGCATGATGTCGTTAATATAATTTGCCCTAAACATGGTGAATTTAAACAATCATTCCATCATCATATTAATAAAAAAAGAGGTTGTAAATATTGTGCAATTAATAATGTGACAAGTAATACGGAAGAATTTATTAAAAAATCTAAAAAAATTCATGGAGATAAATATATTTATGATAAAGTAAATTATATAAATTGTAAAGAATATATTATTATAACGTGTCCTAAACATGGTGATTTTCTTCAAAGAGCAAGAGATCATATTTATAAAAAAGAAGGATGTCCAAAATGTAATAATTTTAACAATGAACAAATTATCATTAATATTTTAACAAATAAAAATGTAAATTTTGAATATCAGAAAATGTTTGATTTATGTAAAAATAAAAGAAAATTAAAATTTGATTTCTATTTACCAGATTATAATTTATGTATAGAATATGATGGTGAACAACATTATAAGATAGTTGAATATTGGGGTGGTGAAAAAGGATTAAAATATAGGAAAAATAATGATATAATTAAAGATAATTATTGTAAAGAAAATAATATAAATTTATTAAGAATATCGTATAAAGATTTTAATAATATAGAAACAATATTAAAAAATATTTTAGATGTTTAATGAAAAAATTATCAAAAGAACAATTTATACAACGAGCGAATATTATACATAATAATAAATATAATTATGATTTAGTTAATTATATAAATTCTCAAATTAAAATTAAAATATTATGTCCTATACATAATGAATTTGAACAAAGACCTAATGATCATCTTCAAGGTAAAGGTTGTCCTTATTGTTCAAATAATAAAAAAATAAATACTGATATTTTTATAAAAAAAGCTATATTAATTCATGAAGGAAAATATGATTATAGTAAAACAATTTATAAAAATAGTAAAACACCAGTTATTATTATTTGTAAAGAACATGGTGAATTTAATCAAATTGCACATGAACATTTAAAAGGTTCAGGTTGTCCAAAATGTTACAAATCATATAAATTAAATACAGATTTATTTATAAAAAAAGCAAATAAAAAACATAATTTTTTATATGAATATAAAAAAACATATTATAAATTTTCTAAACAAGAAGTTATAATAACATGTAAAACACATGGTGATTTTAAACAAAAACCATATGCACATTTAAATGGTCAAGGATGTCCAATGTGTAATAAAAGTAAAGGAGAAAATATTATAATAAATTTTTTAAATGAGAATAATATAAAATATGAATATCAAAAATCTTTTGATTTATGTAAAAATAAAAGAAAACTGAAATTTGATTTTTACTTATCAGATTATAATTTATGTATAGAATTTGATGGTGTACAACATGATAATAATATTGAATATTTTGGTGGAATAAGAGGTTTAAAATATAGAAAAAATAACGATTTAATAAAAAATAATTATTGTAAAGAAAACAATATCAAATTAATTAGAATTAAATATAATGATAACATAGAAAATTGTTTAAAAAATAACATTTAAATTAATAATTAAAAAATTATATAAAATAAAAAACGTGCATTTCATTTGAAACACACGTTTTACATTTAAATGTTATAATTGTATTATTCTAACATTTTTTCTTTTTCTTCATCTGACATATTTTCCAATTTAGTTTTAACCCTATTATCTAAGTTTTCTTTATTAATTCTTGTTGAAACAACATTAGATAATGAATCTACTTCAAATTGTTTTTGTGTTGTTTTAAAATTTAAATATAAATTATCAAAAGATTCTATAAAAATTTCACCTTCACTACCTGATGTGTATGTTAATTTAACATTATCACCCTTACAAGTAACAGGCAATTCATTAGATAAAACAGATGTACCAACAAAAAGAACATCAGTTTTTTCAAGTAATATTATATAATAATATAATTGACCATCTTTCATATCATTACCAATTCTATGAACTTTTCCAACGAAAGATTCTTTATTATTTTCTTCTGATGGTGCAATGATACCACCTTTACTATTAAGTGCTGCCTTGTAGTTTCTAATAGCATCTTGAATATTATCACCAATACCAACAACTTCATAATTAGCATATGAAACAAGTCCAATGTTTTTAATAAGACCTTCATTATCTTTTAATGCCATTACATATGTCCACACACCATTAATATTATATGGTCGAGGCCAAGATGCGATATAACCTTTTTCTTGAACTTTACCTTGTGCTGAACTTTGTGCTGCAGATTCAATTGCACCACTTGAATAATAAAAAGTTGTTTGTTTTGTTCTACAATTTGCTAAAATAAAACCAACACTTGCATCATCACCACCAACAGATGTTACTCCACTAAATAAATAACATTTTCCATCAGTACCATACACAAGTTGCGTACCTTGACTTAATTGCATTTTATCTTTATTACTCCAATTAAAAACACCATGAACAAGATTACCCCAATTATTAAATTGTTTATTAATTAAATCTTTAGGATAAACTCTATCAACCCATTCAGGTACATTCTCAATTTTATATTCATCAATTTTTCCAGTTTCTGGATTAACAAGAAGAACTTTTACAATTTCTTTTCCACCATAACCTATTTTTTTATCATACATAGGAACAACATAATAAGGATTGAAATTATCATCAAGTTCAAATTCTATTTCATAAATACCAAGATGTTTATAACCATTTTGATAAATATGTCTTGGTAGATAATTACTAAAACAACCACCTTCTTGATATTTCAATTTAATAGGTTTTCCATTAATTTCTTTAACTAATCTAACATCTTTTTGATTATGAGCATTAACTATAATATACCCAGGTGTACCTTTCTTATTTTTTCTCCATTTCCAATATCCACTATGATTGATAGGTGCTACATAATAAAGATCATCTTTAATTTTTTGGTGTGTATATTTACCAATATTAGTTTGACTACCAAGAGTCATATCATCTGATACTAATCTTTTATCGCCTAATTTTGCAGCTACATCATAATCAATGATAACCATACGTGATGGATCAATTGGACTTATATCATTGGAAAAAGTTTTTTCTTCGACTGTACCTAACATATCTCTATACTTAGATGCAAAAAACAATGGAGAAGAAAAAAACGGTAATAAAATAATAAAAACAACAAGAGATGTGATACTTATACCAAGTCCAAATTTAGATTCCCATGAATCGAATTCAGTATCAAACAAAATAAAAATAACACCAATAAAAAGTGTCAAAAAAGGCCAACCAACATATCCATAATTAAATGTTGGCATAAAGAAATACATACAGAACCATGTAAAAAATACTACGCTAAGTAGTAAAAATAAATGTTTTAATTTCATATATAAATAATTTTTAAATTAGATTACAAATATAACATTTTTTATTATATTCACAAAAAATTATTTATAAATTATTTAATTTTTTTAGAGAAATAAAATTAAAGAATTTTTTTAATTTTTTCTTTTCTCATTTCTTTTTTATCTGTAAGTTTTTTAAGTATATTTTTAAGAGATGTTATATTACTTTTTTTACCATTTTTTAAAATTTCTAAAGAAAAATAAACATTTTTTGCTGATTCACTATAAGAAAAATTAACATTATATTTATTTTCATCAAATTTAAATTCAAAATTTGGATAATTTTCTTTAAATTTTTTCTCATTTCTCCTTCGATTATCAGCAGATGATGCTGAATTCCAAAAATAAGAATGTTTATAATGTTCTGCACATTTTATTGTACTTTCAATTTTAGATATTAAATCATCATCACTATTTGTTTTTTCTAATAATTTTGGTGTATTTAATAAAATGTTATTAAGTTCTTCTGAAAATTCAATAAAATTTTTCATAATATATGTATTTTTTTTTAATTATATATACATATATATAAATATAAAATTTTTAAAAAATATTATTTATAAATTATTAATTTATCATAAACATTAAATAAATTTAACTGACCTTTAACTGGAAATTGTTCTATTTGTCTTATGTTTTCTAAAAACCATGAATAAGCTCCATCATATATTTGACAACAAGCTAATTTTTCATCTTCTTTTTTCATTGGTTGAATATCAACTAAATTTACAACACAAATAGCATAACCATAGTTTATTTTTATGTTATTTTTAGTATAATAATTTAATAATTTCATAGATTGCACAAAATCTTTATATTTAACACCACCATCATGTTTAGATAAAGATGAACAAATAAGTAAATCACCTCTATAATTAGTTTTCCATTTTCTTGTTTCAATTGTTTTAGAACCATTTCTAATAAGTTCCGCATATGGTTGTTTTAAAGATAAAGCTTTCATTTTATTCAATTTTTTTTTATTTTCTTTATATTTACTGTAAATTGTTTTGTTTCATCATCACTTTTTTCAGTACTTATAATACAATATCCATCTATTGTTGGATGATATGATATAAACCAATATTGATATTGTCCACAATCAACTTTATCAAATTTTGTATAATTTTCTGCTATCATAATGTTTTAAATAATTTTTTATAAATTTTTTATAATTTTTGTTTATGATTATAATATAATTATAACCATTTTTAATAACCGCTTTTTTTTCTAAAATATATTTATCCCTTTTAAATAGATATTTATTTTTTATTTCTATGATTAAATTTAAAGATTCAATAAAAAAATTCGAAAAATAAATTCTTTGTTTATTTTTATAAAAATATTTAAAAGATTTACCACGTTTCATATCTGGATATAAATTATAAAAATTATCTAAAAAAATCTAATTCATAAGAACTTTGATAATATATTCCAGAATTCTTATAATAAGATATTTTTAATGAATTTTTTAATCTTTTTTCTACTATATTTTCAACTTGTGATGGATAATCTACATTATATTTTTCATTATAGTTATTTTTTATTTTATTTTTAATGTTTTCATTTTGAAAAACGTTTTTGAAACCATATTTTTTCAAATTTGTTTTTTCAGATTTTTCTTTTACTATTTTATTTTTTTGAGGATTATCAACACCATATTTATTTAAACATGTGTTTTTTCTTTTTTCTTTTACAAAATCAAGTTTAGAAACATTATCAACACCATATCTATTAATTATCGTATTTTTTATTAAAATTTTTCTACAATCATAACAAACATATTTTTTATTTTTATTAATATTAATCAAATATTTAATATATGATATTTTATTTTGCTTACCACATATATCACAAATACACTCTACTTTTTGTTTATTTGTATGATTAACAAAATTTATTGGTATTTCAATTATATCATTAATATTAATATTTTTATTAATATTTAAATATCTTTTAATATTTCTATTATTTATTTTTATTTTTAAAAATTTTGTTAATAACATTTAATAAAGAATATATTTATTTTTTATTCTTATTTTTATTTTTTTTTATTTCATCACCAAATATTTCATCTATTTTTTCTAATCTTTCTTGTCTTTTCTTCATTCTTAAATATTCTGGTAATTTCTGTAAATCTTCAAGTATTTTTTTATCTATTGTTTTTGTTAATTCGTCAACTAAATCTTTTTCAATTTTTATATTTAACAATAAATTCATCTCCTGAGTTAATTCTTCAGCTAAATCATCCTCAATTTTTTGGGTAATATCATAATCTAAAATTTTAAAATTATATTTTTTAGCCATATTAAAAACCTCTAATTTCTTCTTCTAATGTTTCAAGCTCTTTTGTTAACTCATCAATATCATGATTTGCTGAAATCATTTCTTTTTTATATTTTTTTCTATTTGAATATATATCACCCATAACTTGGGTTACAACACCCATTTCATTTTTAAAAACTGCACCATTTAATGTTATAATATCTGTTGGTTCTATTGGTATCTTCATACCGTTAAAAATAGAAAACTCTTTGTTTTTCATTATTTGACCTTTATAAGAATCCGCAGATATATTGAACTCCCTCATTGTTGTGGGATACAAACTTGCAAAGTCATAACAACAAATCCATGTTTTCATACCTTTGAATGGTTTTTTAACCCAACCACCTTTAACAGACGGACTTGAATTTTGAATTATATTTGGATCAATGTAACCATCTTGGTCATCCAATTTACAAAAAATTATATTTTTTTGTTCTTTTAATTTTTCTCTTAATATACCTTCTGTTACAGCTAATGTTGAAAATGAATCTAAAACTTTAATTTTAGATAATGTTGATATACCATAAAGAATATCAATATATTTCATTTTTTCGTGAATTTTCTGAACAAGTATACTATCTACCGCATTATAAAAAATAAATTTTTTATAATCATCTCTGTATAATATTTTAAGATTACCTTCATAATTAACTTTCTTTAAATTAAGAAGTTTTTCGGAAACAAAATCAAGAGATGAAGATTCTTTAACTTTTACTTTTGTATCCCACTTTTCATAGAGTTCCATATAATCCACAACAACTCTATGTGCTGGCAATTTAACAAAACTTTTTTCTTTATAATCTTCCCTTAAAACATTAGTTGGAGAAGATATTTTTGGGTCTAAACCTAATTTTTCTGCTCTATTAACAAGAAAAACCCAATCGTAATTGGTGAAGTTCCATCCTGTTATAACAGCCATTTTTGATGTTAAACTAAAAAAATTAAACAATAAATCTTTTTCGGTTTTACACAAAACAAATTTAAAATTAAATTCAACATTATATTTAGCAAAATAGTTATTAATATCTGTTTTAATTGAATCAATTTCATCCATAGATAATGTTTTAGTTCCTAATACCATAACATTATTTTTATTTACTATTGATATACTTTGAACAGCACTATCAGCTAATTCTGGCTGCGGTTTATGATCAGTTATCTCATTCTCTATATCCACGAAAAAAATATTTGGTTCTTTATATTCAAATAATAATTTTTTTTCTTCATCATTTAAACCATCTAAATAATTATAAATTGAGTATCTATTTGGATATCTTGCATAAACTTCTTTTACACTTCTACCATCCCATGTAATAAAAAATTCATTTTTATTTGGATCATTTTTAGAACATGTTACAAATTTAGTAGGATTATCCCAAGGATAATATTTTAATTTAATATTACCATTTTCATTGATATATGAAACGATTAAATTTTTATTTTTATATTCGTAATCAACTAACATAATATAGATTTTTATAATTTATATACAAAATATAACTAAAAGTTTTAAATATTTTTTGATTAAAACTAATAATATATTATATATACCAAAAAATACATTTTGTTTAATGAAATTAAAAAATGAAAAAGATGTTGATGTATTTATCAATAAATTAAAAGATATTCATAATAATTTATATGAATATGATATAAAAGTTGGACAAAAAATAAAATATATTGATATTATTTGTAAAATTCATGGTAAATTCACACAAAAACTATGTCATCATATAAAAGGTTCTGGTTGTCCAGAATGTAGTAGTAATAAAAAATATACTAAAGAAAGTATTATAAAAAAAGCAAATATTGTTCATAATAACAAATACAAATATATAATTTCTGATATTAAAAATGCTCATAGTGAAATAATTATTATTTGTCCTATACATGGTGAATTTAAACAAACAATATCAAATCATATAAATCAAAAAAATGGTTGTCCTATATGTAAAAAAGAAAATAGATTTTTATCAAAAGAAGAATTTATAAAAAAAGCTAATATTGTGCATAATTTTAAATATAATTATGATAATGTTATTTATATTGATAATAAAACTTATGTTAATATAAATTGTCCTATACATGGTATGTTTAATCAAAAACCATCTAAACACCTTTTAGGTCAAGGTTGTCCACATTGTAATAAATCAAAAGGAGAAATATTTATACGAAACTATCTTATTGAAAATAATATTAAATTCGAAGAACAAAAAATGTTTAATAAATGCAAAAACATTAGAAAATTAAAATTTGATTTTTATTTACCAGAATTAAATATATGTATAGAATATGATGGTAAACAACATTATGAAATATCTGATTATTTTGGTGGGTTTGATAAATTAGAAAAACAAATTATTAGAGATAAAATTAAAACAAAATATTGTTTAGACAATATAATAAAATTAATTAGAATAAGGTATGATGAAAACATAGAGGAAAGATTGAAAAAAATTAATAAATAATTTTAATTATTATGTCAAAAAAATTAACACAAGAAGAAGCAGAAAAAAGAGTTATATATAAATGTAAAGAAAAAAATTACACTCTAATAAAAAAGTTTACTTATATAAATTCTAAAACAAAAATTCATTTAAAATGTAATAAAGATGATTATGAGTGGGTTTCAATATATAATAATTTTGTAAATCAAAATAAAGGTTGTTCAAAGTGTGTTAATGTGTATAAACCCACACAAGAAGAAGCAGAACAAATTGTATTAAAAAAATGTAAAGAAAAAAATTATACATTAGTTGAATCTTTTATTTATATTAATGCAAAAGAAACTAAATTTCATTTAAAATGTAATAAAGATAATTATAAATGGTTTGTAACATATGACAATTTTATAAATAATGACACTGGATGTCATAAATGTGCTGGTGGATTAAAAATAACACAAGAAGAAGCAGAAAAAAGGGTTATAGATAAGTGTAAAGAAAAAAATTATACACTATTTCAACCATTTATTTATATTGATGCAAATAATACAAGATTACAATTAATATGTAATATTGATAAATATAAATGGTCAGCTACATACAATCAATTTATAAATTCAAATTGTGGTTGTAAAAAATGTGCTGGAACATTAAAAATAACACAAGAAGAAGCAGAAAAAAAAGTTTTAAATAAATGTAAAGAAAAAAATTATATATTAGTTAAACCTTTTACTTATTTAGGTAATAAAAAAACAATAATACATTTAAAATGTAATAATGATAATCATGAATGGTTTCCAATATATAATAATTTTATAAATAAAAATCGTAATTGTTCAAAATGTAGTAAAAAATATAAATCAACTCAAAAAGAAATAGAAGAAAAGGTATTAAATAAATGTAAAGAAAAAAATTATGAATTAGTTGAATCTTTTATTTATACTGATGCAATCAATACAATTTTACATTTAAAATGTAATAATGATAATCATGAATGGTTTCCAACATATAATAATTTCATAAATAATAATAGATGTTGTCAAAAATGTGCTGGAACATTAAAAATAACACAAGATGTAGCTAATGAATTAGTTTTAAATAAGTGTAAAGAAAGAAATTATGAATTAGTTGAGCCTTTTATTTATATTAATAATGAAACTAAAATACATTTAAAATGTAATAAAGATAACCATGAATGGTTTCCGAAATATAATAATTTTATAAAATGTAATAAAGGATGTCCAATATGTAATGAATCACGTGGAGAATATAAAATATCTAAATTTTTAAAAAATAAAAATATATTTTTTAAAAGAGAATATAAATTTGAAAATTGTAAATATAAAAAATTATTACAATTTGATTTTTATTTACCAGATTTAAATATATGTATAGAATATGATGGTCAGCAACATTTTGAAATTGTTGAAAAATGGGGTGGTGAAAAAACATTAAACGACACTAAGATAAGAGATAAAATTAAAACAAAATATTGTTTAGATAATAATATTCAACTATTAAGAATAAAATACGATGATGACATTGAATTAAAAATGAATGAATTATTCACCAATTTTTATTAAACAATTTGGGTATAGTGGATAATCAACAAATCCATATTTTTTAAAGAAATTAAAAAATCTATCTGTTAAAACGTTTTCAACATAAAAATTAACATTTTTATATTTATCTAAAATTTTATTTAGAATTATTGTAAATAATCCAGTTCCTTGTTCTTCTGCTTCAATTGTAGCTAAATCAACACATTCATAAACAGTATTGTTAAAATATCTTTTAGATTTACGAACATACATTTTAAAACCATCAACTTCCAGCCATTTATTTTTATCTTTTGTTTTTAAAAATATATCAAATAATATTAAAAAATCATCAGCTACGGTCATAGTTGATTCATTAATACCATGTGATAAATTATATTCATTAAAAGCTTTTTTAACTGTATATTCATTAGGGTTATCAATTTTATTACCATTAGGTAAAAAAGCGTTATGGAAGGTTGTAGGATATGTATAAAAAAATGTACCCAAATTACTAAATTTGCTTACTATTTGGTTTCTAATAGTAAATTTTGAACCATCATCAAATTTGAATAATATATCATTAAAATAATTATTATATGATAAATAACCATCAACATGTTCATAAGCAAGAACTGTTGCTGTAAAATTTTTATTTAAATCTGAAATAAAGCCACCTAATTTATCATACATTTTAAAAGTAAAAGTTAATATTTCTTCTTTACTTACATTAAAAGCTATTTTTTTCAATATTTCATCATAATTATCAAGTAAAATATAATAATCATTTTCTTTTTTATAAATTTTAAATTTATATGTAAAATTTAATTTTAAAAAATCTGTAACTGATAATGTATTATTATGTTCTTTTTTCAATTTTTCAACTAAATTAGTATAACTTTTATATTCTTTATTTTCAATTATTACTCTAAAATCTTCTGCTATTTTATCTATTGCTTCTTTGATTTTAGGATTAACTCTCCCTTTAATTACTTCTAATTTTTTCTTTTCTTTTTGTTCTTTAGTTGGGTTTAATATAGTTCTAATTTCTTCAATCCTATCATAAATAAATTTCCAATATTCTAAATTTGGATAATATTTTTCTATCCAAATTTTTTCTTCATCTGTTAAATTATCTTTAATTGAATTAATTTTATCAATATTTCTTTTAGAATCTACTAAAGAATAAGTAAGTAAATTAGCTAATTTACTTAAAACTTCATCTTTTTGTGTATCATAAGCTGCTTTATAAAGGCTGTTATAACCTCTTTTTTTTGCAAAAATTTCTAACTCATCATTTTTCACCTCTTTTTTATCTGAATATGTACCATAATAAGTACTAAAAGCATTATTAAAATCATTTACTAATTTAGTTAAACCTTTTTTATCAATTAATAAATTATCTTCTGAGAAATTATCTAAAATATTAAAATAATTTTCAAATTTAGCTTTTGATGGTTTACTTTTAATTAGAGATAATACAAAGTCTTTAATAATAATATTATCATTTGAATATGATTCTAATATTTTTTTATTTATAAAATTTTTAAAAGAAATCATGATAATTAACTTGATATTTTTAAGCCTCTATCGTTATATTTTTTATATTTCTTAAATACTTCAACCATAGGCACTTTAACAAGTTCTTTTCCAACTTCTATAAAAACATATTTACCTTCTATTTTATTAATAATACCTTTAATATCACCTAAATCTAAACCTTTACCAACTCTTAAAATATCAATATTATTATCTTCATTTATTAAAATATGTCTTAATTTTTCTTTTGTTATTTTTAAAGTTGAACCATCATCTTTTAATAATTCGATGTGTGTGTTTTCTTTAGAATCAAAATTATCTATCACTTCTACATCTTCTTCTTCACCATCACGATTTTTAATTTTAATAGTTTCACCTTTAGAGAAAAAATAGTTTGCATCTTCTTTTATTTTAGTTATTTTAGATACTTTTTCAACATTTAAAATTGCTGATTTTGGACAATTTTCAGCAGCCATAATTTTTTCTTTAGCAGCATCTTCACTACTTGCTGTTGTTCTTATAGTAATAATACCATCATCATGTTTAACTTTAACTTTATATTCATCTATTTGAAAATTTTCATCTATAACTTCTCCACCATTTAAATAAGATTCATCCATAAATTCTTTACCATCTAAAAATATATCATGTTGATTGCAATAAATTTCTGCATGATAAAACACATGAGATATTGCACTTTCATCACCTTTTAATGAATCTATATCTTCATATTCTGGTAAAAGTCTATTTTCTTCACACCATTTAATATAATATTCTAACCAATTTTCAAGATAAAATTCTGGTATTTGTTCTACACCTTGTGGAAAATTATAATATGCTTCTTCATTAATTTTAGTCATTCCATCAATAATTTTTTCACATTTTTTTATTGAAGATATACGATCTTCCAAATTTTTAGAATCTTTAAAAATAGAATATAAATATACACCATTTTTATTTATTTTTATAGTATATCCTTTATAATTTTTAATTGTTTTATATTGAATATCACTATCATGTAATTTAACAAATTCATCTAATTCTATTAAATATTGTCCATTTTCATAGTGTAATATTTCACCTTCTTTTTTAATAAAATCAATAGCTCCTAAATTCTTAGCTTTTGTTTTGAATTCTGATAAACCTTCTTCTAAACTTTCAATCTTAGCTTTTCTACAATGTTTAGTAATTTCACTTTTTATATTATTTTTAAATATATCTGGCATTTTTTGACCATCAACTATTTCATGAGCTTCTTTTTCAGTGATTTGATTATTATCTAACATTTTAATAATAGTTGAATAAATGTCATGTTGTTCAAATGTTCTTAAATTTTTCATATATTTTGTTTGTTTTTTATTTTCTTTAAGTTTTTCAATATTACCAGTAGAATAATTGTCTTCATAAGTATCAATTTTAATATCAGAAGGATTTCTCATATAATATAAATTTGGAAAAGATTTTTCATCTTTACTTATTTTATCAGCAATATCACCACCATCATTTTTAACAATATTACGAATTTTTTTTAATTGTTTTTCGGTTGATCTTCTCATTAACGCCATAATAATAAATTATTTTTTATTATATATTAATTTTTAATTATTTATTTTTTAATATGTTTATTAATCAAATTTAATAATTTATCTTTTTTTAAAGGTTTTGATATATAATCATCACAACCACATTCAAAACATTTTTTAATATCTTCTATCATGGCATAAGCTGTTTGAACTATTATAGGAACATTTTTAATTTTTTTAATTTTTTTGATAGCATCATATCCATTAATTATTGGCATTTGTATATCCATTAAAATTAAATCTATATTATTTTTATTTTTTTTAAATAATTCTATTAATTCTTGACCATTTTTAGCTCTTATAATCTCTACTTTTGTGTTTTTTAATATTTCATATAATAATTGATAATTAATATCAACATCTTCTGCAACTAGAAATGTATAAGAATTCCAGTTAAATTTTTTATAAACAACATCTGTTTTTTGATATATTATATTATTAGTTTCATTATATGGTATTGTAAATTTAAAAGTTGTTCCTTCACCTAATTTAGATTCAACGTTGATAGTTCCACCTAACATTTTAATAAGACCTTTTGATATAGATAAACCAAGACCATTACCACCATATTTTTTTGTTGTAGAATCATCAGCTTGTCTAAACCTATCAAATATTATTTTTATTTGTTCTTTTGTTAAACCAATTCCAGTATCTTTAACAAAAAATTCCAAAAAACTATCTACTTTATTATACCCAAAATCAATTTTACCTTGATGTGTAAATTTTATAGCATTATTTAATAAATTTATTAAAATTTGTTTTAATCTTAAACCATCTGTTAATATAGTATCCTTAAACTGTTTTTTATTTTTTATTAAATTTAATTTTACATTATTTGCTTTTAAATTAGGATGCTCATTTAATATTAAATAAATTTCAAAAAGTAATTTATCAATAGAAATACTTTCTAATTTTAATTTCATTTGACCCGATTCCATCTTAGCAATATCTATGATATCATCTATTAATTTTAATAAATCATTTCCAGCATTTTGTATGATATTTAAATAAGATTCTTTTGTGTCTTTATCAATATAATCTTCTGATAATAAATCAGAAAAACCTATTATAGAATTCATAGGTGTTCTAATTTCATGTGACATATTAGCTAAAAAAGAAGATTTTAGTTTATCAGATTCTTCGGCTTTTTGTTTAGCATAAATAAGTTTTTTTTCGATTTTTTTAATTTTTGTTATATCTGTGTATGTTTGAACAATACCAATAATTTCATTATTATCATTTTCATATGGTTTAGATGTTACTAAACAATTAATATATTTATCTTTTTCAATTTTTGTTGTACATTCAAATGTATATTTTGAATTTTTTGTTGTTATTTTTTTAAGTGGACATGAATCTTTACATAATTTAGAACCAATAACATCATAACAACTTTTACCTTGAACATCATTAATATCTTTTTTAAATAATTTACAATATGAATCATTCACTAATATTATTTTTTTATCATTGTTTATAACACATAAAGGTGATGTAACATTTAATATTTGATCTAATTCTTTATTTATTTTGTGTACATTTTTAAATAATTCTCTATATCTATTTTCACTATCTATTAAAACTTTTTCTAATGTTTGTTTTTCTTTTTTAATTTTTTCTTCATTTTTTTTAATTCTTATTGTTATATTTATAAATTGTTTTAATAAATCAATATCAAGTGATTTTGTTAAACATAAATCAATATTAAATTTAGATAATAATATCTTATCATTATCAGGAATATTAAAACCTATTATTGGAATGTTCTCATAATCTTTATTATTTCTTATATTAATACAAATATTTAATTTATTATATTCTATTAAAATTATATCTATAATTTCATTATTTAAATAATTATAAATATCATTTGTTTCATTTACAAAATATAAATTTATAGTGTTATCTATTTTTATTAAAATATCTTTTATTTTATCTTCATTTTCTTTTAAATTGTCAATTAATAGTATATTAATCATGATATATAGAAAGGTTAAATAATTTTTTCTTTTATATATTAAATGAAGTATATTGAATAATATTTTTAAACAAAAAAAAACCACCAAAAAGGTGGTTTTTTTGACATTTATTTATTATAACGTCTAAATGAATTTGTAGTGATTAAATTATAATCGACTTTACCAATAAAATCTTTTAAATTTCTTTTATCGGTATAAGACATTGCACTTTTTAAGTAATGTTCAAAATTTTCAACCCAACCATTTAATGTGTATTCTACTTTTTTAAATGAAACTGTACCTTCTGATGTTTTAGGTGATTCACTACCTAATTCAATTTGAACCGATTTGGTACTCATACCTCTATACATTTTATATACTCGTTCACCTTTTTTAAAGGTATCTAAAGCTTCTTCATAATTTAATTGATAAGAACCATCATAATCTTCTTTAAGACAAGGTGCAGCACTTTCAAGAGCTTTATTAAATAAACCACCAATCATAACAAAATCAGCACCTAAAGCAAGAGCTTTAATGATGTCTGAATATTTTTTAACACCACCATCAGCTATAATTTTTGCTGGATTGTTTATTTTATTTTTTATTTCATATGTTTCTTTAATTAAAGAAGCCATAGGAAACCCAATTGACGTATTTTCAGTAGTGAGGCAAGCATTTCCTGCCCCAATCCCCAATCTTATAAAGTCAGCACCATTATCAGATAAAATTCGATAAGTTTCTGGATTTGCTATATTACCAACCATTAATGTTAACCTATTACCATATTTCTTTTTTGCTGTTCTTATTAATGTAATAAGTTTACTCATGTGTCCATTCGCAATATCAATTAATATAGAAGCTGTTGGTGTTTGCATTTCATTATTCAATAACCAATATTCAAATTCATCCATAGAATGGGCTGAAAATTTTAAACCAGAACCATTAAAAAAATATTGTTTATTCCAATTTGTTCTTGGATAAATACCATAAATTTTATTTTTAAAATAAATATCTATATTATCTTTATCTACAACATCAAGCATAGGTGCTGTAAATAAAGGTAACATACCATTTTCATCATAAAGATTGATTTCAGACCTTGAATCTATGTGTGTAACAGTAGCAGGTTGAATTAAAATGTCATCATAATCAAATTTTAAATCCATATTTTATATATTCTTTTTTAATATTTATATTCATTTTTTAGAAAAAGTTTATCAAAACTGAGTTTTTTATTAAATAAATTAATATATAAATGAGCAAAAAATAATAATTCTTAATGGCTATAAAAATAAAAGGTAAACAAATAGCAGATGCTACAATAACACAAAGTAATTTAGCAGTAACAACAGATAGTATAGTATCAGCAACAAGTGTTACAACAAAAGAATATGTTGATACATATGTTAGTGGACAAATAACTGGAATTACTTATGCTACAACAAATTTAAATATGTCTGCAACAAACACAACTGCAGGTTCTGGTTCACAATTAGCTTGTAATACAGCAATAGCGAGTATTCCTAATTCAAATGTAAAAGTTTTAATAAATGGTATTGAAGTTAATGTTGGTGGAACGTCACAACCATATGATTGTTTTTTCTCACCAAATGGTACAACAGTTAGATTGCAAGGTGAAGAACAAGTTGGAGATTATCTTTATTGGAATACAAATGATGCTAAATATCAATTAGAAACAACAGATGGTATAGATTTTATATATCTAACATTAATTAATTAAAAATAATATTTTAAATTTATTTAAATGAATAAAATAAAAGGTAAACAGATAGATGATTCAACAATATTACAAAATAATTTAATTGTTGAAACAAACACTATTACACATAATAGTGCCGTAACAAATTTACAATATTTACAAGAAATTGTAGATGATAAAATTGGTGATATAAATTTTTCTATGTTAAATGATAATATGACAGCACTTGAAACAACAGGTTCAGGTCAATTAGCTTGTAATAAACATATAATTGAATATCCAATATCTAATGTTAGAGTTAAAGTAAATGGTGTTGAAGTAAATGTTGGTGGTAAAACAACACCATATGATTGTTATTTTAGTTCAGATAGTGGTGTTACAGCTAAAACTGCAGGTGAAGAAGAAAAAGGGGATTATTTATATTGGAATGCTTTAAATTATAATCTTTCAACTGATGATGAAATAGATTTTTATTTTTTAGTTAATTATAAATATTATGATATTATTTCTGGTGGTACAATAACATTTAACACAAAATATGATAATATTGTTGTTGAATATGAAGGAGATAGTGGAACTACCTCAACTGTTGTTATAGATGGTGTTAATTTTACTGTTGGTAATGTTAACGGATATTTTGTTTTTGATATTGGTGGTTCTAATGAACATACATTTACTTATATTTTAGAGAAAATTACAATAATTGTTAACGATGAAGAGTATGATATTCTTTGGGATGGTTTTGGTTCATTGTTATTTAGTGTTGAAAAAAAGAAAAAAAGTCCAACAAAAAGATTAGTTTTATTAACAGATCAAGATTTTATATCAACACAAATTGATGATATATCTTATTATAATAATGATTTATATATTTTAAAAAGTATACAATCAGAAGCTTATACAAAAAAATTATATAGATTTTATTCTAATAATAATACTTGGGTTAATATAAACACACCAACTGGTTATAATAATGAATATGATCATTATGATATGTGTGTAAACAATAATAATTTATTTTGTACATCATTTTTTAAATTAGATGAAAGTGATAATAATGTTCATAAAATAATAAAATCAACTAATAATGGCACATCTTGGGATGTTGTTTATACAATGAATACACAATATAATGGTTATATGCCAAGTGTATTTTTTACAAGTTCAAATATTGGTTATACTATATTTAGAAGTAATTATGTAGGAAATTCTTTTTATTTTGGTGTTTTAAAAACAACAGATGGTGGTGATACTTGGAATATGTTAAATGATGATTCATTGTGTGGTACATATTTTAGATACACTTTTATAAATGATAATGAAATTTGGTTTAGAGGAACTTATAGTTATTATGATAATGGTTATAAAACGACAGAAAGATTATATAAAACAAATGATGGTTGTTTAACTGCAACATTATTAACAGAAACAAGCGGAATAACTAATTCTGAATATTTAGTTTTTATTAATTCAAATACTGGTTATATAATAAATAGAAATGAAAACGCATTATATAAAACAATTGATGGTGGTTATACATTTAATAAAATTGATATAAATATTGATTCATACAATTACACATTAAGAGGTTTAAAAACATATAATAATTATATTATAATACCATTATATGAAATTACCGTAGATGAACAATCATTAGCTTTTTTAATAATTAGTGATGATGATGGTTTAACTTGGACAAAAAAATTAATATCAAATGATTTATATGTTGATGATATAGTTATAACAGATAATAATCATATAACAGTTCATGGAAAATTTCAAAATTATTTTTATATGCCAGTTGTTTTTATAACAAATAATGGTGGTGATAATTGGACACAAATATTAAATTTAAATAATCAAGAATATTTTACACAATATAATTCTATATATTTTGTTAATAGTAATATTGGTTTCTTAATAGGTAGTAATGAAACATTATTAAAAACAGAGGATGGTGGATTAAATTGGGATAAGTATGATATGGGGTTATCTGCAAATACAAATTATGAGCTATCAGAAATATATTTTACAGATGTAAATAATGGTTATATTGTGGGTTATTATTATGGTGATGGTGTTTATTCTTATAATGGAATTATATTAAAATCATATGATGGTGGGTTAAATTGGGTTGAAATGGGTTTACCTGTTAATAATGCATGTTTAGAAAAAATATATTTTAATGGTAATATTGGTTGGATAACTGGCTATGATGGTGATACTAATGATACAATATTAATATATTCTAATGATAACGGTGAAACTTGGATAAAAAATGATTTTACATTAGAAACTTCATATTTTATGGATGTATTATTTACTGATAATAATAATGGTATTATATCTGGATATGAATATAATAACGGTTATGGTTTTTTATATAAAACAAACGATGGTGGTGAAACGTGGGTTCATGATGATATTATGTCAAAAAGTGGATATTCTTTTTATAATTTAACATTATGTGGAACAAATATATATTTAACTGCAACTGATGATAATAATGGATATTGTATTATATATAAAACTGTTGATGGTGGTAATACATGGAATGAAATATCAATAAATTTTGTAGAAGATAATACTGGATATATAGAAAATATAGAATTTTATGATAATAAAAATGGTATTCTTGTTTATGCATATGGTTCTTCAACTGTAATATATACAACATCTGATAGCGGTAACACATGGAATATTATAACATCATCTGTTGTAAATGGTGTTTATAATGCTATAAGTAGAAATTATGTTGTTGGTGAAAGTGTTGGAAAAACAATTTTATTATTTAAAATATTATAAAATTTCATATATCATAAAATATTTTGTTGGTACTTTATCAACAAGCCAAACATTATTTTCAGATATATAAAATTTATAACCATCATTATACATTTTTTCAGAATCTATTCTTAAAATAATAGGTACACCATGTCTACGACCAACATTTAATGCATTTTCGGGAGTATGTGATAAGTGTACATGGTGTCTTTTTTGTTTAGTTAAACCTTCTTTATTAATACTATCTAAATGATTTATAGCAGTACCATGATAAAGATATTTAGGTGGTATTTTTTCTTTAAAATTAATATTAACTGTTATACTATGACCTTGATTAGCTCTAATTTTTCTACCATTATCATCAAAACTATATCTTTTTTTATCATCATTTATAACAATATATTCTAATTCTTCAAGTGTTATATCAGTATTTTCAATTAATTCATTAACATCAACCCATCCACCATCTTCAATTGTTAAATTTGCAGCATTTGGATTATGTCTTAATATATAAGCTAAATATTTTCCTTTTTTAGTTAATTCTAATGATTTCATAATACAAATATAATAATTATTTTAATAAAAAACCACCTATCTTAAAAAAAGATAGGTGGAAAAAAGTGTTCAAACAAATATATGAATGAAAACCTATATTTTATTTTTCTTCTGGCTTAATCTGAATATCAGGTGTAATAGAAGTAGTCCAAAAATTAAACTCTTCATTAAGTCTATCTTTTAAAATATTTAAAGCATTAAACACTTGATTTGATTCACCAATTTTATTTAAAATATTTGCAAAAAGTTCAAATTGTTTATTAATACCATGTGCTTTATATTTAGCTAATAAATGATAAAGAAGAATAATGTTATTGATTGTCATTTCTACTCTCATATTATCATCTTTATTTAAATTTTTAAAGATATCAACAAAACTATCAAGACAATCATTTTTCAATTTAAGGACTTGAAAAATCTCATCTGAATTATATTCTAATTTTTGATTTAATGTTTTAATAATAAAATCAAATTCTTCATAAGAAAATGTTAAATTAATTAACATATCATTTAAATGTAAAGCAAATTTATTATAAAGAAAATTAGCAATACCATAAATTTTATCTCTTTCACCACCTTGTTCATTAGACATATTCTTAATTAAATCAGAATCTGCTGAATATCTTCTCATTAAATTTCTAAGATTTTCTCTTTTTTCCATAAACTTATCAATACTAACAGCATCAATATATTTAGGGCCAAGATTAGCTATTAAATTTTCTGCTTCTCTTGCTTTAAGATTCTCTCTTTCAACCTTGTAACCATTAACAACTTCGTATACTGAATTTACATCAAAATTTTCACTTGATGAAAAATCAAAATTTTCAATTTCATTAATTTTATTTTCTATTTCATTCATATTATTCTATTATTATTTTTTTAAAAAAAGATATTTATAACCAGCGTAAGCTAAAGATACAAAAATCCAAAGTCCTAATAATGTTTCTGCAACTTCAACACCTTTATTGTAAATAATTGAATAAGAAATAAAAATTACAAGATAATTTACTATAACCATCCAATTTTTCTTTAACCAAGGCCACACTTTTGTTGTAGCCCACAACTTTAATTGTTGTAATAATTTTTTTAATTTTTCTATCATATTTATTTATTTTATTTTTTTCCTTCTTTTGCTTTTTCATCAAGTTGTGCTTTTAAAGCTTTTTCACTTTCTTTTGCACTAACAACATTATCAAAACCATGTTTATTAGCTAAACCAGTTCCAATTTGAATTTTAGGTTTGGATAACTTTATAGCACCTGTATTCATGTTGTAAGTGATATAATCAATTTTTTCTTCAAAAAGAATCTTATTAGTTTGTTCATCAAAAGAATCATAATATAAAGGATTAATTTGTACTAATAAATCAGCTTTAACAATATTGATAAATTGTTCGGGAACTTTTGAAATTTTAATTAACTCATTTTGTTTTGTTACTGCCTGAAAAACATATCTAACAACAACTGGCATGTTGAATTCAGATTCTGTTTCTTTAAAGAAATCAATAATTTCTTGATCTAAATCTTGATATTTTTCGTTATTCATAAATTAAATTTATTTTGTTTTGTTTTTATATACAATAAAAAATGAAAAGTTTAAAATATTTTTAATTATTTTAAAATATTTATTTTTTATCTACATACCAAAATCATCATCACCTTTTAAAATATTTTTATATCTTAAATATATAATTATGATTAAAACAATAACACCTATTATAAAATGTGATGTTGGAATTTTAGGAGTCATAATTAACATTACGTGTATAAAATTTATCATATTTTTTAAAAATTATCATTTTTTTTAAAATAAAAATATAATTGAACCTATTATTAATAAAATAGCTGATAAAATTGATGTAATTATAAGTCTATTCATTCTTTTAGCTAAATTATAATGTTTATAGCTAATAACAATTCTAACATTAAAATTATCAATAACATCTAAATTAACAATACCTATAATTTCTAATAAACCTATTTTCATTATAGTTTTATTAATTTCAGCTAAATCTTTTTTAACTAATTCATTTAAATATTTATTACCATATTGGTAAATATTATATTTTTCTTCAATAGGAACAGTATATACTTTCCAAAGTCTATTAACCCAATCTATATTTAGATTATGATTATCTTTTAAATATTGTTTATTTTCTTTTAATATTTTTTTATATTCTTTAAATAAACGTTTTTTAGTTCTATTGTCAATAGATTTTCTCTTATTTTTTAAAACAAAATCACTCATAATATTAAAAATATTTTTTAATAATAACATAAGTTACTATTTACATTATAGTTTAAAAAATATTTTTTGTTTATTTTTTTTTTAATTAATTTGATACATTTGCTGCTCTTTCAACTTTTTCAAGTTTATTTGCAATTTTATCTAATTTAGAACTGATATCTTTTAAAACTTCAAGTTGTTCAGTGTCTTTTTTAGTTGTTTCTGTTGGTGTTACCACATTTGCACCTTTTATAGCTGGTGAACCACCCATGTTTGCAGAATTTTTAGCTGACATAATAGCATCAACTAAAGGACTACTTTTATCATCAAATATTACTGAAATTTCTTTTCTTTTATCATCTAATGTTTCTAATACTTCGTTTAATTTAGCTTGATCTATTAATGATAATATCATAACACCACCAGAAAGTTTTAATAATTTATCAACACTTTCTAAATTTAAATTATCTAAAGAAGATGATAATTTTTTAATAGCTGTTGATAGTAATAATATAGGTGATATATTTGCAATTCCCATTACTGATAATCTATTTAAACTATTTAATATAGAATTTAAACCATTTGCTTTACTTGAATCTGGTAAATCATTAAATATATTAATAACATCTTTTAAATTTTTTAACCACATTGCGTTTGGTTGTGAAAATAATGATGAATTTTTATTAAATATTTCTGCTATACCAACAACAGCATTTGCTATTAATTTAATTTTAAGAAAATCTCTTAAACTAAAATTCATATTAGAAATATTATCTGTAAATAAATATAAAGCTGAACTAACACCATTAACCCAATTTTGAGATGGATATTTATCAAATGAAGCATCTGAAAATTTATTAGATAAATTAACCATTAATCCAGCAATAGATGCAATAGCACCACCACCAGCTAATAATATTAAAGCACCAATACCAAGAGTTCCCATAATTAAAGTACCTAAAGCTATCATTGGTATCATAAAAGCTAACATTGATAAACCAACTCCTGCAGTCCATTCAACTGATGGATATGCACTAAAATTACCTTTTCCTAATATATGACTAACACCAACTATTACACCAGCTATTGCTAAAGTTGCAACAGAACCAAGTAATATGGCAGGTATTCCAATTCCAGTTGTAGCTAATAATCCTAATACAATTACAGAAGGAACAAAAGATAATAATGATAAACCAACACCAGCAGACCATTCAATTGAAGGATATTTACCATAATTACCTACACTTAAAATCCAACTTGATGCCATTATAGCAGTAGAAACAGCAACAATAGCTAATGTACCTAATGCTAATCCTTTAATATCTATTTTTGATTTTGCAATTAAAATAAAAGCTGGAACTAAAAATAACACAGATAAACCTATTGCTAAACTTGTAGTTATGATATCAAAGAAATTATTAAGTGGTTGTACTTTTTGGAATAATAAACTTGCACCATATACGGTTGCAGCCATAATTGGTACTGCTGTTGCTGCAAACAACATTGATTTCCAATCAACACCTTTCATACCTTTTACCATTAAAGAAAAAGCAAAACTAATTGGTATTAATGCAAGACCAACCATAATAGCACCCAACATTTGTGTTGTACTTAAAGGTTGTATTTGTTTAAAAATTAATGCACTTACAAGAACCCCACCAGCAATTGCTGGAATTAATGTTGGTATAATTCCAACAACCCACATATCTTTAGGTTCAAATTTTTTCAAAGCACTCATTATACCCCAAGTTGCAATACCTATAGAAACACCAATAGCACCTATTGTTAACATTTGCATTACATTTAAAGTTGGCATTGCTGTTAATATATAAGCTGATGCTAATAAAGCACCAGACATACCAACTAATATAGCACCAGCTAATAATGCTTTTTTATATGTTAAATCTTTTATTGATGCAATTTCTGAAAAAGCTTTTGCTAATAAAACCATAGCAATACTTAATCCAATTACTGATAAGAAATTTACTTTTCCAACTATTTTAAATGCAGCACCCATAGCCATAACAGCACCAGCAATTAGAACAACTGTTTTTACACCATCTACAATTTTCTTTTTATTTTTACCATCTTCTATTTTATCAAAGATACCAGCTTCTTTTGCTTTTCTTGCATTTCTAACTTCTGTTAATATTTTTTCAGTATTACTTTCAACTGTTTTAGTTCTACTATTTATCTGTTCTAAATCGTTTACAATTTTAGTTATTTTTTCTGTATCAAGTCCACCTAACATAGTATTTACACTATCTGTAGAACCAGCTTCACCACCTTTTTTATTTTGTTCTTGTAATAATTGAACAATGTTTTCTAAGGCATCACTAAATTTTTGTAAATTATCAATATATTTTTGATCTAATTTAGACATTTATAAAAAATTATTTCTTTAATTTATCAACCTCATTTTTAAAATTTGATATCATATTTTCAAGAGTTTTTATATCCTCTTTAAATTTATCTATTTTTTCTTTTAGAATTTTTTTATTTTCTTCTGAATAATCTGCAATTTGTAATTTTTCTAAAGAATCTATCTGTTTTTGTAATTCATCTTTCTTTTTAATAATTTCTTCTTTTGTTAAATCAACTTTTGATTCAATATCTTTTATATCTTTTTGTCTTTGTTCAATATCAACAACATCAGCTAAATTATCTTTTATTTCAGCGTAATTTTCTTTTATAAAATCATTAAATTTTTTAACCATTATTTCATTTCTATTTTTTGAAAATATGCTTTTAACTCATTTGCATATTTTGTTATTAAATTAGTATCAATATTAGGTTGATTTATATAATTATCATCAGTTTCTTCTTTAGTATTATATACAGAAAAAATTTCAATAATAATATTATTCAACGGATTATTATCTTGATCTTTTATTTGTTCTGTTAATAATGTTAATTTAGTTTCCATTTTTTGAATATTAGTTAATAATGGTACAAATAAATCAATTTTTCCATTAGAATTTAAAATATCAAAAATATAAACTGAATTATGTTCTTGTAATGTGCTAACAGGTAATTTCATTTTTGGTATAACAAAATAAGCTATTTTATCTTTAATACTTTTTGTTTCAAAAGTACCTTTATCTGTTACGAATTTATTTCCATATAAGAATTTTTCCAAAAATAAATCGCCATTATTTTCAACTTTAATACCTTCTTCAATATTATATTTTTCATAAAAATCTTTACTAAATGTATCTATTATGGCAAATACATCATAATCACCCATTTTAATATACTTAGCTGCAACAACAGATTTAAATTCTGGTTTTTTCTTTGTTCTATAATTCCATTTAAATGTCAATATAAAGTTTTTTTCTGAACCTTCTGTTTGAATATCTTTTACACTCCAAACTTTTTCATTTAAACCTAATGTTTTAACTCTACTTCTTGTATCATTTGCTAATTCTAAAGATGTAAATAAATTATTTTTTTCTTCATTTTCACTATTTCTCATAGAATCAACTTTAGTTTTATCTATTAAAAAACTTGGTGATGTTGGGTCTATTTTATCAACATCTAATAAATCTTTAAATTCTGATTTAATTGATGCTAATTTTTTCTGCCATGTTAATTCTTCTTTTTTATCTACTTTATTTTCTTTATCAGTATATAATCTTTCCGCAGTTAGATGATAAGTTAAGATTTTATTAACATCAACTAATTTTGTAGCTGCAGGTTTATCTATAACTTGCGCTATTTTTGCAAAATTTATTTTTTTTATATCAGTATCTTTAATATCTTTATTTAAAGTTTCTCTTTTATCTCTACTAAACAATCTTCCAACTTTTCTTGCTTCATTTAATGTTTCATAATCATATATTACCATATGTTCTTCAACTTTTAATATATCTTCTAATGCTTTTTCATTAGCTAAAATTTCTTTTTGAAGTTCTATTATTTTATTATTATTATTTACTAGTAAATTTTCTTCATCTTCAGATATAGTTTTTTCTTTCGCTTTTTTTTGTAATTCTGCATTTTTAGTTACAATATTTGATAAAACTTTTTTAGTATCTGTTATACCTTGTTCAATTTCAGATTTTTTCTTTTTTGTTGTGCTAATAATAACATCATTTTCATTTTTTAAATTTTTAATATCATCATCAATTTCTGGATATCTCTTTTTTTCTTGATTAGATGCTTTACCATTTTTAATTTTATCTTCAATAGTGTTTTTTTGTCTTTTTAAATTTTCAATACCAATTTTATTTTTCTGAATTATTTTTTGTAATTCAGTTATTGTTTTAATTCTATATTTATTTTCTTCTTCTGTAAATGTTATAGTTGGTTTTTCTTCTTCTGGTTTTTCTTCTACTGTCACTGTTTGTTCTGGTTTTACTTCATCTGTTATTTCTGTTTTTTTAAGTAAATTGGAACCTTCTTCTGGTAAACCAGTTTCTAAATTAACATTGTTTTTATCAGCCCATAATATAACACCTTTTAAACATTCTTTAACTATTTGATTTTTCAAATAAGCAAAAGAACCTCTTGTAAAACCAAAGTTAAATAATTTAAAAACACTTCTAAATATACCATTAACAGCTTTACCTAAAAGTGATTCATTCCATGATGTATCATTTACAAATTCTTTATCTTCTTTTATAAGTTTAAATTCATTAAAACTTGTTATATTTTTCATATCTTATTAATTATTTTAATTTTATTCTAAAACCCATATAACTATATTTTTTACTAAACAATAAAAAATAATCATCTTCAAAAGTTATAACAGCATTAGATTTACTACTATCATAAAGTTCAACACCATTATAATATATAATAAAATTTTTTCCTAAATAACTTTCATATTGTTTTTTATTACTATTATAATTTTCTAACACTAATGGTGTTGAAGGTTTATCTTTTATAATATTTACTGTGTTATCATTATATTTATATTGTTCAGTAAAAAGTGGTTTATTTTTATCTATTTTATTTATAATTAAATTAGTTTCTGGTTTTATTTCAGTTGTAATTTCTTCTTTTGGTTGTTGTTCAATTTCTTGTTTTTTAGATTTAGATGTTTTTATTTTTTTAACTTTTTTAACATCTTCTTCATCTTCCATAACTTCTGCTTGAATTTCAACCACACCATCATTTATAACATCATTTATACTATCATCTAAATTTTTAATATTTTCAATCATTTCTTTATTATTACTTTTTTCAGATACTTTAAATTCAACAACATTTTCAACATTTAATTCTTTCTGTATTGTTGGCATATCTTTAATAATTAGATTTCTATTCTCATCTAAAGCATAAACTGTTTCATTTTTAATTTTCTTTTTAATAATTTGTTTCTGTACAGTTTCTTTATTTATATTTTTTTTATTAGCCATAAATATATTTTTATAAGAAAATCTAATTTATTTTTATTATATATTAAAAAATATAAGTGTAGTTTTTTATATATATGAATGTATGAAGATTTTAAAATATAATACTTATAGTTTTTTATTTGATAATTTTGATTACTTAAAAGAAAGTAATTCAGAGTTTAATCAATATCAATTTGGTCTTGATCCATTTCCACTTGGCCCAGGATATGGTTTTGCCGTAGACCCACAATTATCTATATATTCAGATGATAGTTCACCATATCGTGATAATTATGCAAGAACAGCACAATCTATTAATGATATTGGTCGTGTTATGAGAAATCTTCAAGGTGATATAGTAACAACATTTAGAAGTAATTTGTTTGTTGAAGATGTAGATGATTACTCAAATTTGAAAATATTAAGAATTTTCGTAAATTCATCAATAAAAATTGATGTATATTTTTCATTTGATTTTAAAGGTGAAGAATTTTTTGCGGTGTTTAAAAATTTTAATGGTATAGAAAAACCACCTAAAATGAAATCAGAATTATTTTCTGATAATAGATATAGATATATTGATAAAGAATATTATTTAAAATTAAATAATTATTTATATAAAATAATTTATAATTGGTTCATACCTGATCGTGGTTTATATATGAATATGAAAGAAATTGTTAATTTAAAAGGTGATATGGGAGAAATATTTGAACTAAAAGAAGGTAAAACCATAGAAGTTATAGGTTATAATGTAGATAAAGATAATGATCCATATTTAGTTATTAAATATAATAATGAAAGTTATAAAATAATTAAAAATGATTTTTACTTTTTTAAATATTGGTTTGAAAAAGTATAATTATTGTATAATTACATTTGTATCAAAAACTACATAATTTCTTGAACCAGTTTCCCATTTATCTAAAAATGTATTACCAATATATCCTAAATTCTTTAAAAATAAAGATGCTTCTTTATCTCCACCTAATACATACGATAACCAATCATACGCTTGTTTATTAGTAACATCACCAAAATTTTCTGCATATTCTATATAGTCTGTTTTAAATTCTTCAATTTGATTTTCATCTATTCCCATATTTTCTAATTCTCTAACTATTTGATTTCCATCTTCAAGAATTGCATCAAGGTCAAAATAATTACCATCTTTTATTTCAAATTCACCTAAAAAACCATGAGTTGTTACATATCTTTTACTAACATTTTCATCTTCACTGAAATATATACCCCACCCACCTAAATTTTTACCATCTCCACTACCAACTTTACTCATATCAAATTTATCAAATTTTCTATCACTACCATGATAGACTTGAATACCTTCATTGATTTTATAATTTTCAGTTACTTTATTTTTTATTTTTTCTATTTCTTCTTGCACTTCATTGCAATATTCTTCTGGAATTAATAAACATTTTGATTCAGTCCACAATTCATTTTCTGTATAATATTTTGTTATTAATTCAGGGTAAGATAATAATTTAAAATTTTCTGGGTTTATTTCTTTTCTTAACCAAGAAAATATATCATCACCACCATCTATCACATTTTTTAATACAAGATTAACACCTTTATAATTATCATCTGTAAAATTTATTTTTATTTCATTTGTTAATAAATCTAAATCTTCTTTAAATTTATTAAAATCTGTTGTGTTTATATCTCTATTAATTATACTATGAAATATATTATTAATACTTTTAAAAGCACCATATAAATTTAATCCACATTTATCATAAAATATATTTTGTAATTCATAAAAAGAATATATTATATCATTTTCTGGACAAACACCAAAAACTGCACCATCAAATGGTATTAATCTGAATAAATTTGGACTATAATGATTAATTATATAATCATAATCACAAATACCTAATATACATTTATCTCTACGTGGATATTCAGACCATTCTGGTGTATTATTTATAAACACATTATGAAAATCAAAATAATTATTTTTTCTAACTTCTTTAATTGGATCAATAAGATAAAAAGTGTCAGTATCAAATCTATTAACACCTCTCCAAATTGGCATATGATTAAAATCAAAATCTTTACAATTTTCTAATATAATTTGTATAGCTTTTTCTTCGCTTATAATATTAGTACCTTTTCTTAAATCGGCATTCTCTAATAAAAAATTTTTAAATTTATTTATCATATTTTTTTCTAAAATTTTGTATATCTTTTTCATTAATTAAAAGACATTTTGATTCAGTCCAAATTTCATTACCATGTTTATGAATATTTGATGTTTTTAATTGATTATAAGAAAGTAATTCAAAATCATTTTCAATAGGATTTAAATAATAAATCATAAAATCCATAAAATTTTTTCCATCTAATACTAAATAATCATAAAAACTTAATAATATTTTTTCATGTTCATCAAAATTTAATTTTTCTATTTGTTTACGTGACATATTTTTTAATTTATCTTCAATTATACTCATATCATAAATAAAATTATTTATATTTGTATCAATAGGTTTAGTTATATCTTTATAAACCAAACTAAAATATTGATATAATTTTTTTATAAAATAATTTATATTATCTAATAAGTAAATATTAAATTTTTGTAATTTTTTAAATCCACCTATGAAATCTCTTATATTAGTTTTTGCTATAATTGCACCATCAAAAGGTATCAATCTATATTTTTCTACACCATAAAAAGTTTCAAAACTGTTAAGTAAACCAATAAGACTTTTACTTCTTTTAGGCCATTCTTCCCAACTTGGTAAATTATCAACAATAATATTATAATAATTTAAACCAAAACTTGATTTTCTATCGTGTTTAGTTGGGTCTATTAAATAATATTTATCTGTTAATGATGAAATATTTCTCCATATTGGTTTATCATCAAAACTAAAATCTTTACAATTATTTTCTAATAGAAAATTAAATTCTTCTTCAGATAATAAAGTAGTATCTTGTCTAAGACTATTGTTATTTTCTAATAAAAAATTTTTAAAATCGTGTATCATATTTTTCTTTTATGTTTTCAATATTAGCAGCATGAATCAATAAACATTTAGAATCTGTCCAAACCTCATTACCTGTTATATACACTTTAGATTTAACTAATTTTTTATAATTAGTTAGTTTAAATTCATTTTCATTTGGTTTTAAATATTCATTTATAAATTCAACAAAAGTTTTACCATTTTTTATTTCTTCAAATAATTTATCATAAAATGTTTTACAATCTGAATTCATATATAATTTTGTTTTTTTAATATTATCAATATTTCTTATCATATCTTCTAAAGGTTTCATATCTTCTTTAAAATTATTAAAATCATCATCATTTGGTAATTCAATGTTATCATTAATATTTTCTTTATAAAAATTATATAAACCTCTTATAATTATATTTATATATCTAATCTTAATTTCTAAATTATCCATTAAATAAGTAAAAGAACCCCACAAATCAGGTTTACTTGCCACAGCTATTTTAGCACCATCAAAGGGTATTAATCTAAATTTTTCAGAACCATATACACTAGTATAATTATTAAGTAAACCAATAATACTTTTACTTCTTTTAGGCCAACCTTCCCAATATGGTGAATTATCTATTAATAATGTATAATAATTAGATATCATTACAGATTTTCTTGTGTGTAATTTAGGATTTATTAAATAGTTATTTTGTAACAAATCTGTATTTCTCCAAATTGGGGTATCATTAAAATTAAAATTTTTACAATTTTTTTTAAGTAAATAAATAAGATCATCTTCTGATAATAAAGTTGTATCTTGTCTAAGATTATCACTATTTTCTAATAAAAAATATTTATAATTATTTATCATATTTTTCTTTTTATATTTTGAATATTATCATCATGAATTAATAAACATTTAGAATCAGTCCAAACTTCATTACCATTTATTATTTGATTAAAATCATTTTTATTTTTATATTTAAAAATATTTCTTTTAATTAATTGTTTATAATTTAATAATTCAAAATTATTATCTTCTGGTTTTAAATAATTATTTATAAAATCAATAAAATTACCACCACTTATTAATTCTTTTTGTAATTTAAATAATAATCTATAATATTTATTAAAAAAATATTGAAATTCTATAATATCTAAATTAATGTTTATTTTTTCTAAATTTATTTTATTTTTTATAAAATCTTCTAATTTTTTAATATCTGTTTTAAATATATTAAAATCATCATCATTTATTTCTATATTAATATTTTTATTTATAATTTTTATAAAAGTAACTAAATCTTTAAGTTTTATATTAAAATTATCAACTAAATTATAAAAACTAAACCATAAATCATCACTTGGAGCAACACCAAACATCGCATTATCAAATGGGATAACTCTATATAAAGATTTCCCATATATAAATTCTTGACCATCTAATAATGCTATTAAACTATTACATCTTTTTGGATATTCTTTCCAATAAGGAGAATTATCAATTAATAATGTATAATAATTTGAAATATTAATAGATTTTCTTTTATATTTTAATGGATCAATTAAATAATAACTATCTTCTAAATTTGAATTTCTCCATATAGGTTTATCATCAAAGCTAAATTCTTTACAGTTATTTTTTAAATTATATAAAAAATCTTTTTCAGATAAAATAGTAGTATCTGATCTAAGACTATCAATATTTTCTAATAAAAAATATTTATAACTATTTATCATACTTTATATATAATGTTTTGTATTGCATCATCTTTTATGAGTAAACATTTAGATTCAGTCCAAACCTCATTACCTGTAATAACATCAATGTTAGGTGTCATATCTATTAATTCTTTATAATTTTTAACACTAAATTTATTATATTTTGGATCAATATAATCATCAATAAATGAAATAAAATTTTTTCCATTTATTAAATTTTTGTGTAATTCTTTCATAAATGTTTGATGATAAAATATTAATTCAGAATTTTCAACTTTTTTAATATAATCATCCTCATAAAAAAAACCTTCAAGATAAATAATATTTTTTTTAAATTGTTCAAAATTATCATCTGATATTTTTATACCTGTAAGTATTTCAAAATATTCAAAAAATTTTGATAATTGTTTAATATTTATTTTAAAATTAGTTTCAAAAAAATTAAAACTTCCCCATAAATCAAAAGATGGTGCAACACCAAATATAGCATTATCAAATGGAATAACTCTATGCATATTATCACCAAAAGCATTTGTAATCCCACCATACATACACATTAAACTTTTACTTCTTTTAGGAAAATCTTTCCAATTTTTAAAATTATCAATTAATAATGTATAATGATTTGAGATTTCTATTGATTTTCTTATTCTAACAGATGGATCAATTTCATAATAAGAATCTGGAAAATTTGTATTTCTCATTATTGGTGTATGGGTAAAACGAAAATCTTTACAATTTGTTTTATAAAGATTTAAAAATTCATCTTCAGTTAATGAAAAAGCACCTGTTCTATATTGAGTTTTTTCAAGTAAAAAATATTTATATTTTTTTATCATATAATTCTTTAATATTTTTTATAGTATGTGTTTCTACTAATATACATTTTGAATCAGTCCAAAATTCATAACCATTTTCGTTTTCTGGAAAATTATTATTAATTAATTGTTCATAATTCATCAATTTAAAATTATTATCATTAGGTTTTATATATTTGTTAATAAAATCTATAAAACTAACACCATTATCTATATTTTCTTTTAATAACTTAATAAATGATTGTGGATAATCCCACACTCCTATTATTTTAAATAATTCATCTATATCAGTTGATTTTATTATTTTCTCCACTTCAACCATATCTTTTTTAAATAATTTATAATATGAATCATTTATATTTATTTTAAATTTATTACTAATATATTCTAAAAAATCTACAATTTCTTTTATACCCATACCAGTTTTAATTTTTAAATAATTAAATCTACTCCACAAATCATAAGAAGGTGCAACACCAAATTTAGCACCATCGAATGGTATAACTTGAAATAAATATCTACCAAAGATTGTGTTTGGTAATCCTTCAACAGCACCCATTAAACTATTACTTCTTTTAGGAAAATCTTTCCAATAAGGTGAATTATCAATCAATAATGTATAATAATTTGAGATATTAATTGATTTTCTTGTATGTAATTTTGGATCAATTAATAAATAATCATATACTAAATTATTTCTTCTTAACAATGGCTCATGATACCATTTAAAATCTTTACAATTATTAATAATTAAATTAACAACTTGTTCATCAGTTAAAACAGTTGTGTCTATTCGTTTATCAGTAGAACTTTCTAATAAGAATGATGAATAATTGTAAAGCATTTAAGTAAAAAATATTTTTAATTTATATATTAAAAATATAAACCTTAAATGTTTAAAGATATTTAAAAAATAGAAATTATTTTTTTTGTTCTAATAGCTTTATTTATCTCTCTAACATAATTTTCAGATATATTATCTTTTACTACATTTATCTTTGAAAAAGAATTATCTGAAATTATAGAATCTTCATGTTTTATAATATCTATTAATAAATTAATATTTTTTTCTTCAATGGTAAATTTTATTAAGGTATCACTATGTTTTTTTATATCAATCAAATTGTTATTAATAGCATATGAAAACATTTCTGTATTATTATAAATAGCTAAAGCGTTTATAAGTTCTATGTTGTTTAATTTTAAATTAGAATATTTAGTATGAACATATTTTAAATAATCACATTCTTTTGATCTTATTATAAATTCAAGTGTTTTTATATCAGTATAATCAAAACCTTTATTATCAACAATAGCATTAAACATTTTATCATCCTTAAAACTTAAACACATTTTAAGGAATAAATAATCAAATTTATTTATTGGTATCTCTCTATGAGTAAAAAGTTTAGTAATATCATCATTTTTAATATTTTTTATATTATTTTTAATATATTTATAATCTTCTATAAATATATCAAGATTTGAATATTTACATATGTACCCTATAACTTTAGAAAAAGATGATGATTTTTGTGCATTTTTCAATATTTTTTCTGTAAAATTTGAATAATCATATTTTTCAAATAAAAATTTTATAACATATTCTGAAACATAAATACACGAATCTAACAATAATTCGTTTTTTATTGACGACACTTTTAATTCATTTTGTTTATATATGAATTCTAAACAATCTTTAGAATCATAAACACTAATACAATTAAATATATTTTTATAATCTAAATCAGTTAGTTGTATCTTATTATACAAAAATGTAAACATTTTTATGTTATCATAACTTACTGATTTAATAATCCACTTGAATATATTAGTTTTGTTTATTTTTAAATTATTTTTATTGAAAATTTTTTCACTTGTTAAATCTTTAAAAGTTTTTGAATCTTTATCTTGACATTTATATTCAAATATTAGATTTTTTATCTTATTAGAAACATAATTTGATGTTAATAATTTTATAATTAAATTATTTTTATTATCATTTTTATTAATATATTCTAATATCATATAAATATTTGATTTATTTATATAAAATCTTCCATCTAAAAGTATTTTATTCATACCAGTAAAATTGTTTTTCTCAATAAGATATAAAAACAATTTTTCAAACCTTTCAAATGCTATTATATTTTTATATTCTTTTAATCTTTCTTCTGACGTTTTATATTTTTTTATAAAATCAAAACCTTTTTTAGATAATAATAAAGAATTTATACTACCATCATCTAAATCCCCATAAATATATTGTGAGAAAGTTTTTTCATCTTTGTTAATATTACAACGATAATTATTTTTAATTTCATTTAACATTTCGTGATAAGTTTTTTTAAATAAGAAATCTTTATACTTTGATTCTTTAATTAAATGTATTAAAAAATTATTTAATTCATATTCAACACATGTTAACATGAAATCATATGTATATACATCATCAAGTATATTGTTTTCTTCACAAAATTTTAAAAATTCCTTAACACTTTTATCTTTTTGTGATAAAAGAACCTTTTCTATTAAAGATTTAATAAAAATTGAATTGTCTATATCCATAATATAAAATAAAAATCAAATGCAAATATAATTAAAAAATATATAAATAAAAAATATTTTTTAGATGAAATGGTCTTTTGAAAATTGTAAAAAAGAAGCTTTGAAATATAATTATAAAAAAGATTTTAGAAATAATTGTAAAGGTGCATATAACAAAGCATTAAAAAATAAATGGATTGATGATATCTGTTCTCATATGAATGAACTACCACTAAAATAAATATTTAGTAGTTTCACGTTTCTCAGACTTCTCCAACGAGAACGCCTCACCGTGTTTTTGTTTTAAGTCCGTTGTTCAGTTCCTGAACCAGACTATGTTTTAAATTAAAATTTTACTTTTTTGATTTTACATGTTTTAAGATTTTAAAACACAACCAAATATATCAAAGAACTTTTTATAAATTTATATATTAAATATTTTGGGTCTAAAAATAGTATTTTTTAATATTTTTTTTATTTTAATAAAAATTTGAAATTCATCAACGAAACTAAAGTTTTCGTTGTTTTCTTTCAACAAAAATATAAAATTGGAAACAAATTTTTTAGATGTGTTTATGTATGGGAATTTGAAGATAAATCTGCTTATGTTGGATTAACATATAATTTTAATAAAAGAAAAGAAGATCACAAAACAGATTCAAAAAGTCCAGTTTTTAAGAAATTAAAAAAATGTGATGGTTATTGTAAAAAATTAACAGAATATATTGATTTTAAAAAATCTATTGAAAAAGAAGTTTTTTATATCCAAGAATATAAGAATAATAATTGGTATGTTTTAAATGGTAATAAAGGTGGTAGTTTAGGTCACACAGTTTTTAATTGTACTGTTGAAGAATGTATAAATATAGCAAAAACATGCAGAACTAAAGCAGAATTTCAAAAGAAATATAAAAGATTTTATAAATATAGTTTAGAAGTTGGTATATATGATACACTTTTTGAACACTTAACTTATTCTAAAAAAGATAATAATTATTGGACAAAAGAAAGATGCCACGAAATTGCTTTATTGTGTAAAAATAATTTAGAATTTGAAAATAAATACAATTCGGTTTATGTTACAAGTAGGAAAAAAGGTTGGTATGATGAAATTACTAAACATTTTGTAGAATTGAGAAAACGAAATAGATACTGGACAATTGAAAGAAGTATAGATGTAACAAAAGAATGTAAAAATAAAAGTGAATTAAAGAAAAAATATTATCAAGCATATTTTGTTTTGAAAAACAATAATTTACTTGATAAAATTTATGATAAGAAAATTAAAAATATATGGTCTTTTGAAAATTGTAAAAAAGAAGCTCTAAAATATAATAGTAGAGGTGATTTTCAAAAGAAATCAAAATGTGCCTATTCAAAAGCACATAAAATGAAATGGTTAGATGAAATATGTTCACATATGAAATTAATAAGAAAAATCACAACTTTTTAACAAAAGTAAACAATTTAAATTCACTTTGACCACTTATCTGTTTCTTATAATGAATTTCTGATGCTAAAAAAGATTGAATGGTTTTATAAGAACCAAGAAGTTTTTTATTTTCAAAGATTTTTACGGTTCTCCCTGGTGTCCCTAAAGCACCAAATACAGCAATAAACTCATTACCAAACACACTTTTCATGAATGTTAATTTTATTTCTTTTGCCATTTTTTTGTTCATATATTGTGTGTTAGCCCAAGGATTTTTTAAATCTAAAACAGTATTTGTGTTCTGTATTTCAATAGCTAAAGCTAAAGCTTCTTCTTTCTTTACTAATTCAGTATCTTCTGCTTTCTGTATTTTATCTAACTGAACAAGTTTATATTGATTTTTTCTTATTTTATTAAAATCTGCACGTGCTATGGTTGTTTCTGTCATTACCCTATCATTCATCTTGTATCCTTTAGGTGGCAATCGGAAAAAATCTCCTGAAAATGACATTTTCTTAATTGAAGTTCCTATGAATAATCTCCAAACTTTTTTAGTATTTTTTCTTTCTTTAACTGAATAACCATCAAGGTGAAATGCTCTTATAAGAAGATTACCAGTGTTTTTATTTATACCCATCACCATAGGTGCTATTGTTCTCCATCTTCCACCTAACCACTTGTCTTTCAAGCCTTTATATTGTATTTGGACAATCATGCCAAATTCAATCGCTTTAATCATCTTATTTTTATCAAAAGGAATTTCTTTATTTACTGGAAAATCTGGTATTAATTTTTCAGTATCAACACCTTTAAAATTTTGTTCAAATATTTTATTCCAGTTGTGTTTAACTGTATAAAATTCAAAATCTTTCATTTTTATATCATTAACTGGCATTACACCATTATCTGTATCTTCATTTAATCTTCTGATAATTTTCATTTAAAAAAATTGATTTTAAACTATATATTAAAAAATAACACACTTGTTTTAAATTTTTTTAATTAACAAAAAATATTTATCTTTGCGTTATGAAAATGAATATATTTAATAGGACTCGCTTAACAGCAAAAACTTTAGATGAAGTTCATGATGGTTATATCAGAGATTTAGAAGAATTTACTGGTATAAATGTTACAATTACGGATATTAAAGAAGCGTATTTTAAAAGAATACACAATAGTTGGGATTGTCCTATTGGTGGTGTAGTAAATTGGTGTGGTAAAGATAAAAATTTACCTGATTATTATTATGGTTTTTATAATTCTATAAGTGGTAATTGGGAGAAAAAATTACCTAAAATAATCAAATATAAAAATAAAGAATATAAACTTAGTTTTAGTTTGGATATTTTTTCTATGTTTGAAGGATTTCATACAGGAACATTTAATGGTGGTCAATGTTTTAGTGGTGAAATTCGTTTTTATATTGACGATTTTCCACTTTTAAAGAAAAATCTGATTAATGTTGTATCATTTTCAGAATTAGCAAAAGCTTATGAAATTGATGAAAAAATATTGAAAAGAAAGTTGATATTAGAAGAAAATATCTAAAGATTAATATTTTTATTTTTCAATACTCACAATTGGATTTGAATTAAATAAAACATAAGATTCAAATAATTCATTATTTTTCTTTTCTATGATAATTAAACCATCAAACCCTCTACTTTGAAATGTCTTTTTTATTTCACCATCAAAATCTAAACGTATTAATTCCCATAATGATAAATTGGTATTTTTATTTAAAAGTTTAGAAGGAAAATATAGTTTTGTTTTTAGATAAAATGTTTTTGCATCAATTTTATTCACATCAAAAGTACGTAAATCCAATAAATTTGATGTATTAATTTTTAATTCAGTAACACCTTCTTTATTTCCTTTTGCATAATCTAAAGCATATCTATAAATTGGTGTTAAATAAAAATAATTATATAAATTAAAACTTATATCTGTTAATTTATTTCCAGATTTATTTCCATGATATAATGTTACTATATTATTTTTTAATATTTGTTGTTCATTCAAATATTCTTGTAAAGTAGTTACTATGTGTTTATTATTTTTCATATACTTATATATATTAAATATATAAAAAATAAAAATGAATTAATTAAAGAGTACCATCCCACATGAATGTAATATCTTCTTCTTTATAATCTAATTTATAGTTTTGTTTTAATATTTGTATAGCTTCCGATTTAGCTTCATTTTCATTAGAAGAAAAACTACCTAAATTTATATTCACACCACTTATTGTCATGTAATATACAATTCCAACGAAACTGCAGCCGAAATAGAAATTAATTATCATTTTTATGTTTAAAATATATATGTTTTTAATGAATCTTCTTTAATATTACCTAAATTATCAAATTCAACATATGTCATACAACCAAATTTAATTAAACCATTAGTTTGTATACCCATATTAGATAAATATGTTTTTGGACAATCTTTTGTCAGAATTTTTTCCGCACCAGTTAAAATTTTTGAATGTGAATATTTTAACATATTTATTTTAGCATTATCACTATCACCATTTTGACTATACCCATTTATATAAAATAAATTATTCATAAAACTAAAATCATTTTTATCCAAATAATTTATAATATCTTCTTTTTTCAATCCTATAAAATAATATTGGTTCTGTTTAATTGCCATAAAATAACCATCTAAATTTGGATTTGTTTTATAATAATCTTTGTAGTATGTATTTACGGATATAACTTTTGCATCAATTTTGGTTTCCGTTTTTTTATTTAATAATAATGCATATTTGTTTTTACAAAGAGCAAATCCTACTGGTTTTTTATTAACAAATCTTACAGATTCATAATTATCACTTTCATAAGAAAATTTTATTCTTTTTATATTATGTTTATTTAAGAATTCTTCAAACCCAACATCAATATATTTATTTTTTGGTTTCTTTTCTTTCTGTTCATTCTGTTCATCATTTTCATCTTGTATAGTTTTATTTGTATTAAGACATAATATATAATCATTTAGATCATATTCTTTTTTATGATAGATAAATTTTGTTCCATTTTTATCTTTAAAATAAAATGTTTTAGAATTTCTTATATTATCATAATATTTATTACTAATCAATTTACCTTCATATGTTACACCATGAATTTCAACTATATCTGTTAATAATTTTTCATTTTTGTCTGTTTCATAAATATTTTGGTATGGTTCTCTTAATATATAAAATCCAGTTTTTTCATCTCTACCCATTATTGTTTCTTCATGAATCTTACAATTAACACCAACACATTTATTTTTTTCAAAAATAGTATTTTCTTTATTTTCTAAAATAACTTGACATTTTATCAATTCATTTTTTACAATTTCCCAAAATTTAGGCTTTAATTCTTTAATTTCATCATCAGTTAATTTATCTTTTGTTGTTAATCCAGCTTTTTTGAAAACACTTGATATTCTTAATTTTTGAGATAAATCTATTTCATATTTAGTTTTATTGTGTTTATTATTAACATGAAATAATAATTTATCATCAACAAAGCTTAATATCATAGCATCTAAAGCATGATGAATTTTATATAATCTTTTATTTAATAAATTAGATTCTTTTAATTTATCAATATCAAATTGAAATTTATTATTAAAAGAATATTTTTTATTTAGATCATCAGCTATATATTCTTTAAAATTAGCATTTATATCTAATTCAGATTTAATCATATTAGTGATTGTACCATTCCCCAATTTCACATTATTTTTTCCTAATTTTTCAGTTAATGTGTCTGATAAAAGTTTTGAAATATAAGATGTTATTGTAAGTTGGTTATTTGTTAAATAAAAATCTGCAATTTCATTTTTTGATACTGAAAAATATTCTTGTTTTCTTTTACTATAAAGAGTTTTAATTTTCAACAAAGTTTTTTCTCGTCTATTATCATCAAACGTATTTATATAATCATATGCCGTTCTTGACTTTTTATCTTGATTTGTATTTACATCACATATAGTAAGATTATTTAAATCATCTGAATTATAATCAGCTTTATTCATTGTGTGTTCAAAGTTAAATAAACTACTATTTAAACATTCACGAATATTGAATTTTATATCATTATAAATAACAGATGCTAATTTTATACCACCAACAATTTTATTGAAAAAATCATCACTATATATATTTTTTGGTTTATTTTCAATTTGTTCAATGAATAATTTAACTTTTTTAGTGTTTTTTAAAGATGGATGATGATTTATTTTAACTAATATTTTCTTACAAAAATCATTATATTTTTCATTGTTTTTATTGTAATTTGTGATTAATTTTCTTTTATCTTTATCAAGACACAATTCTCTTTGCATTTCTATATTAACTGTTAATATATAATTATCTTTCCCACACATATTATCCAAATATTCAATAATACTATTTGTGGATTCGATTGTTTTATTAATAACCTTTTTTACTAATGGATTTCTAACATCATTAGAAGTTAATTTTTCAATAAAATCAATCTTAAAATTTTCATTTTTTGTTTCTGCATTACCATATGCCGTTTTTTCAGATTCATATTGATTTTTAAAATCTTTTTCACCATTCATCAAAGGTAAAAGATTGTCAATTTCTTTTAAAGAAAATGAACCACGATCTTTTTTATATGACAATTTAGATAATTCATCACACACATTTTCGTCTAAATAGAGATAATTGAGTGCATTTTTAATCTCTGTTTTATTTTTTGTAGATATTAATATAGTGAACGTGCTATGAAACACATTTCTTAATATAGAATCATATCTTTTATGTTTATTGATATAATTTATATTAATTTTTGATTCATCAAGTTTACCATCTATTATAAGATTATGATTTGTTAATATTTTATTAATAGAATTACTTAATTTCATACCAACTAAATCCATATTAAACTGAAAAGAAATATCTTTTAATATTGTTTTACTCTTTGTATTATCAAATATTATTTCACCAGTATTTTTATATACGCATTGTTTTTGTTTGTTTATTTCAAAGAAATAATTAAATAATTCTTTTGCTAAAGAATCTTTAGAAATTTTATCATATTTTTTACATATATTTTCAAAAATGTATAATTTATCATCATTAGTTAATAATATGTTTTTATTACCAATAAAAGAATATTTTAAATTGTGTAATTGACACCAACAAATAAATTCTTCATAAGAAGGTTCTGATGTTAAAGCTACTTTTTTGTAATATTTATTATTATCTTTTTTATAATATTCATTCTTTGAATTTCCAATAAGATGTCTGTAAGATTTTGGGTTATTTCTATAATAAATTTTCTTAATAATTTTATTTATATTAGTCTTTGTTAATATTTGAGGGTAAAATTGAGATTGAAAATTTAATATTTTTTTTAATTCATCTAAATGTAAAGACGAATCCACAATATTATTAATATCATGAACTCTAATGTGATTTTTTATTTTATATTGTGATACTGTTAAACCACTATTTTTAACTAATTTTTTGAAATTTTCAATTCTATCTTTAAAAGATAATTTTTCTTTATCTTCATTTGAATCTCCATCATCAATAGCTTCATCTATTTCAGAATAACCTCTATACACAGCATAATTATATAAAACTGCTCTTAATTCAGATAATGATAATTTTTCTTTTAAACCATTACATTTATTATGTAAAATATTATGAGAAAAAAATATTTTTACATCTTCAACAATACCAATATTGTTTAAGAATGTTAATAAATTCTTTTTAACTTGCTTTTTATGTAAAATGCGTTTTCTCATACTTCTATATTGCCTTCGAATAGAAGATTGAGTTTTAAAAGATGTACCTTTCTTATAACTATCATTATTGACATCTTTCATTTCAACAACTAATAACTTAATAAAATTAAGTGTATTACCTATTTTTTCTGATAAACATAAACCAATACCAGTAATATTTAAATCATAAGAAATGTTAAATACTCTTTTGTTTTTATTTGAAGTATTTTTTTCTTCATTTTTAATATCATTTACATTTTTCATAATTACAAATTTTTAAGAATTTTATCAAATATAATAATAATTTTTAATATTAAAAATATTTTTATAATTTTTTTATTTTTTATTTTTAATTTGGTACTCACAACATCTCCTGAATTGAATGTAATCGTTGTCTACGACTTATGTTTTTAACTTGGTGCTCACAACTCCAGAGAAGAAATAGAATTGAGATGTTGTCTATGACTTATGTTTTTAACTTGGTACTCACAACATCTTTCAAATAATGCATTATCTGGTGTCTATGACTTATGTTTTTAACTTGGTACTCACAACACCCCGTCCTCTATATCGCTATTGAAAGTGTCTATGACTTATGTTTTTAACTTGGTACTCACAACGACCAATTGGATGATGTCATGGTAGAGGTCTATGACTTATGTTTTTAACTTGGTACTCACAACAATTTTATCCTTTCTGATATGTTTTTGTCTATGACTTATGTTTTTAACTTGGTACTCACAACAGTTTCTGTTATTCTGGTAGCGATAGGTCTATGACTTATGTTTTTAACTTGGTACTCACAACTCCAACCGATCATCAACCCATTTTCGTTGTCTATGACTTATGTTTTTAACTTGGTACTCACAACAAGCCGTAGCAAAATCACCACTCATGTTGTCTATGACTTATGTTTTTAACTTGGTACTCACAACACCATTTAAAGAACAAGTTGGTATTAAGTTGTCTATGACTTATGTTTTTAACTTGGTACTCACAACTTCATATGCTAAATATAATTTTAATGGTCTATGACTTATGTTTTTAACTTGGTACTCACAACTTTGCTGGTATTACAATTCTACATTGTTGTCTATGACTTATGTTTTTAACTTGGTACTCACAACTATGTCTTTTGAATAAAATCGTCCAGTCTATGACTTATGTTTTTAACTTGGTACTCACAACAATAATTCCGTAATTACCTTGAGTAGTTGTCTATGACTTATGTTTTTAACTTGGTACTCACAACATATATTCAACATTATTTTTATTAAGGTCTATGACTTATGTTTTTAACTTGGTACTCACAACTTTTTAATCTTTTGCCGTTGGTGCTGCGTCTATGACTTATGTTTTTAACTTGGTACTCACAACTTTTTTCGATTTCATCATTAATATTTGTTGTCTATGACTTATGTTTTTAACTTGGTACTCACAACAGCTACTAAATATTAAGGATTTGAATTTAAAAACGAAATAAGCTTGGTACTTCTCAACAGTTAAAATATACATATATTTAATTTTCAATTATTTATAATTATAATTTTTATTTTGAAATTTTAGAATTATTTGATAAAATCAGCATAAAATCAATTATTCACAAAATATGAACAAAAAATTAAGACTGAGGTTTACATTTTTCAAAATTTCAAAGAACTATATCACAAATATAGTATATATTATACTAATAAAAAAGAAAAAAGTTTATAAAATTATTAAATCTTTTTCATCATTTTTAGCATAACCGTATTTAGTTATTTCACATTGTTTACTCAAATCAAAAATGATAATACTATCATTCTGAGAAAATTTTTTCTCAAAATCTTTATTAATATTAGCTTTAATGTTTTGTAATATTCTATCACTATTTTTTATTTCAAACACAGAATACTGCAATCTACCCCCAAACTTACTTAAAAACTTTGAAAACTTTGTT